CAGTCACTTCTTTTGGCTCAAGTATATAAGCCAATCTGTTCTTTCTATCTGATCTCAGTGTATCGTAAAATGCTTTTTTCGGTTTCATTTCTGCTCCTTTATTTTTTACTGATGCTGCTTTTAGATAATCGAACGGTTTGGCGAATCCGTGCATCTTTACTGCTTCTTCTTTTGCTTTTTGAAAATCCCAATCCGGATGTTCTGTTCTGAGTTTTTCTATTAACTTTTTTCTTTCACCCATATGCTTTTCTAGCTTTTCATATACGGGCAATTTGGCGAAAGCTTCTTTGGTTTTCTTCTGTTCTAATTCTAGCTTTTTACGCTTCTCTAATTCGCGCATTCTCTTTTTATGACGAGTTAGATAAGTATCCAAAGAATCCAATAATTTTTTAGGGAAATACGGCATTTGAGTTTAGCCCTCAGGTGATTTACTAAATAATTTTTTATAAAATAAATAGTATGAAATAAATTAATTAACTAAACAAATGTCAAAAACTGACGATAATTATTGTTTATTTAATTCTTTTTCTAAAAACATAACAATATCGGGTAGAAACTTTACTACTTCCTCTTTATTTTTTAGCCTGTCGTTATATTTAATATAAATTGGCATTTTTGATTTTTTATCAAATATAACATAATATTCATTTGCGCCGGTTGAAAACTTTTCTGAGCGAACACTACCATATCCGGTTTTCCTTATTAATTATAAGTTCATATGATTCATCATTAAGTTTTTTAACAATAAAATAATGATCTTTGTTTAAAATTAAACACTTTCCATCGCTCCCTAGGCACTCCAAAAAAAAGCCAATTGTTTCAAGATTCCATTCCCCAGCTTCGGTCAATACGTCCGAGGTAATAAACCTTGACGGCAATCCAAGAGCTCTTCTCTGCCCTATATATCTTAATCTTATCATAAGTCTATCATACAATATAATTCATTTTATGTCAAGTTGACTAAATTGTTTATATATGATAATATGGACTTGAGGTGTATATGAAATTCTCTAGAACTTATATTGTCGGCAATGGCGTAATGGGCCAGCTTTTAAAACAAAGAATCGAGAGGTTCTATGGGCCAGTTAAAGTATTTGATATTGGAGATGAGATAGAAATTGAAGAGGTTGCTGGTGAAATTAATCATGTGATAATTGCTACTCCTATATCAGTTATTCCTCAGATTATACAAAAACTATACAGTATGCGTCTTGATAGAACCTATGTTTCTGAAATAGGTAGCGTCAAAGGGGATTTGTGCAGAAAATATGCAGCGTTATCACATGGTTCCGATGCGTATAAGTCTGTTCATCCAATGGTCGGACCTCTTGCTGGCGATTGGGATATTTTGGATTGGAACAAGAACTGCATCATTATAAGCGACGATATTTCTGGCGATATCGATTTGGATAATCATCCAATAGCTAGATTTTGGCGTGATCTGGGATTCAAAACCACAAAGATTAATGCCATAACCCATGATGAAGTTATTGGTAAGCTTTCACATCTAAGCCATTATATGATCAAGGCTTATGTGGAATATATAGAAAATACCATGACTCCAGAACAAATAGCCTTGGCCGGAACAAGCTTCGAGAAGTTCAGGAAAATGGCAGAAGGAGCAAAAAGGCTACAGGATATATACGATAGTAACGAAAGTCTACCGGCTATTGTCAAAGATTTTGCTTTTTATATGGAAAAATAATGCAGACATTTCTTCCATACGACGACTTCAAAAAAAGCGCTCTGGTTTTGGATAGGCGTAGGCTCGGCAAGCAGCGGGTCGAGGCCATGCAGATATTGTCGATCCTGGCTGGGCGTGGCAAGAGCGGTGCATGGATTAATCATCCGGCCGTAAAGATGTGGCGTGGTTATGAGTGGGCCTTATTTCAATATATCAAAGCAGTTTGTGCCGCCTGGACGGGTTTTGGCTACAAGGATACATGTCTAGAAAAGAGCAAGCGAATTATTAAATCTTTGGGTGTGATCAAAAAAGAAATGCCTCCCTGGTTGGGGAGGCAAGATTTTCATAATTCTCATAGATCTAATCTTTTAAGAAAGAACAAAGAGTTTTATGCCAGATATTTTAATAACGATATTTCCGATGATTTGCCATACATCTGGCCGGTTTAAAATACTATTTAAGTTACTTTTGTTCGTGATGCTTAAAAACTAAATATTTTTCAAGTGGGGTAAATCCGGAAGTCAGATGATACGTTGTTTTTATGTTGTTGTGCTTTAGGTAATAGCAGTTGTTTTCTTTATTCTTTTTATAATAAGAGCGAAGATCAAGACTTTTTAAAAAACCAAAAGCCTCATCGAAACTTTCAAAGCTGTGCCTATGTCTTAATCTCAGAAATACGCTATCTGTTATTTTTGAATTTATAATAGTTTCTTTTTCAGCAATAATGTATTTCTTTCTTTTTATTTTATATAGGTAGTGTGCTATTTTTAAAATGAAGAGTTTTATTGACATAATAAATAATCCCCTGGAGATTTAATCTCCAGGGGATTATACTAAAAAATAGGCTGACTTAAATGTTTGCCTGGAAGATTAGTTCTATAAATGGTGTTGGTTCGTCTATGGATAACGTCGGCTGATCGAATACATATTCATTCAAGAGGTTGTATCCATCTTCTACTAATTGCACTAATTGTTTTCCTGTATTATCTTCGAGCTCAAAATACTGTTTTAGACCTGAGCTATTTAGATAGTCTTCATCATCAAAATTTTCATTCGGTAGACTCCGGTTGGCAGCTTCACTTATAAGCTGCAGGAAATCTCGCTCGATTAAAGCGTTTACTTTTTGCATTATCTGTGGATTTCCCTTGTATTGAGCATCCACCATTACTTTTCCGTCTTGAGCATTTACTAGTGCAAGGGTTACGGTAAACGTGGCGGGTACGTTAGCATCGGCCAGCTTAATCTGCCTCTTAATCATATTAAGAGTTACATTTGGATTTGTCATAATTCGCTCCGTGATATATTAATTAATCAATTTGGTAGGATTATTACTCTACTATCATACTAGTTTTTTATAAAAAAAACCAATAAAATTTAATTAATTAATTATATTTCCTTGGCGACTTTTTCTTCTTTTTTTTGAGTTATTATATATTTATAATTCATAACTTTGCCCTATTGTTCCAGTATAATAAAAACATATAAAATGGGTTGACATAAAATGCCAAATGTTATATATAATTGTTATACTATGAGAAAAAAATACAAAAAATATATAGGGCAAAATTTTGAAAGGCTGTGGCCGAGCAATTGCACGCTCAATCAGCCCAGACACGTTGAGTTTTTGGACTATATCGATGGGATAATAGTGTTAAAAAACAGACAACATCCTTCGCAGTGTGTTAGCGTCAGTAAATATATATTCAAAAAATATTACACAAATCCGTATACAAAAAATATCGCATCTATAATAAATGCACCACCTGTTTATTATCCATATCAGGCATGGATAGTTGCCAATAATAAAAAATTAGTAAAAGCGTACGATGATAAGATCTACCATACACTAGCAGATGCCCAGGCTGTCAAAAATCAGCTTGATAATACTTATGGGACGGGGATGTGGACGATCTACGAGATAGGAGTAGAGATATTCTGATCGTTTGTATTTTTTGATTCTTGGTTCTTCATAAACCATTTCTTAATCGATCCCAATATCCCCAAAGCATTCTCACCAACCATACTGATCGCTTTGTACATGGCGTGTCTCGAAGCCAGCTGCCCTTTTGGAATCATTTGAAGTGGAGGTGGAGCTGGTTCTACGCCAACAGCGTCTGGCTGGATGTTGTGCTGAGTTATGAGTTCAACTTTTTCTTCCATAATACCAACGATTTTAACCTCATTGACGCAGTTCGTTAAAAAGGCAACTATTTCGCCAGTATGATCCTGAACCATGGCGGTCCCAAAAACTATCTTACTGTCAGTATGTGATATGCCGTGTTTGCTCATGTGCCTAATAGCATATGTCGAAGAATTAAATGGTCCGAACCACTTGCCGCCTTCTGATTTATAAAAATATCCAATATATTCATTCACAATATAACTGTTCCTAGGTCCCGATTTTTGATCTAGATTCTGCCGAAAAGACGCTAGCATTCTGAATGCGGTGAAGGTCTCTGTTGTGGCCACTGATGCAATCTCCTCTGTGAAATATTGCGTGGACATTAGTTTTTAATATCCTTTACTTGCGGGTGTATTCGTGTATTTAAAAGCATCTCGGCTGTCAGTGGGGCAGATTCAACGCTTTTAAACGATAGGACATAAAACCCGAACTGATCGTATAGCACTTGTTCACCTTGGAATTCTACATTAAAATTATCATCTACTTCTAATTCACATTCTATCGGAAGATTAGTGGCCGCCTCTTCCTGGCCAATATCGACATAATCAATATCCCAGTAAATATCATAAAATTTGATCTTTTTCATATTGTTATTATACTTCAATTGAATTAAATTTCAATTATTTTATAGAAAACTATTACATTAAGATGGATAAAAAAGCCTATAAAAACATAATTAAAAAATACTCAGATCTTTCGCTTAGACCTGACGATAATACTTTTATAAGTAATTCATTCCCGGCAGAGGACAACAGGGCCTCTCATAATAGAGAGGTTCAGAATTTAAAAATTCAATCATTGCAATGGAAATACGAAATTGATGCTAGGTCTTGGGGGATAAAAGATATTTCAATTACTGTACCTCCTCAGGTTGTAAAAATTTCTGGTGTTGAAGAGGTATGGTCAGATAATGATTATGAGGAAAAGCCGTTTGAGGATTCTATTGATCTGTCAAAGCTTGAAGTAGAAGTAGAGGCCACTAAAACTTTGGGTAAACATTCTATCTTTCCTAATATGGCCGAAATTTATGATGATAAAATAATTTTACATTTTTAATTTATAACAATTCAATCCCCTTCGAAATATGGCTGCTTTAAAGCAGCCATATTTTTTTGTATAATAACCATATGGATAGAATGACGTTTCTTAGAAATAACGAAGACCCAATAGAAACGCTTGGGTTTTCTGAATATATTTTGAGCCGCTGCGCATTCAATAATAAGACAACAAACAAGAAAACAATTAAAATCATTAAAGACTCGTTAGACGAATTCCAAAGAATCAAACCAAGGAGATCGTCTATGTGGACGTCTCTTCAGACTGGCACGGGCCAGCTGGATAGCATTACCATATGCCCCTCAGCTATTTACAGCGATATTCACTATTTAACAGTAATCCATGACGATGGATATAAGGTAAATATTTTTATAATTAGAGATTTTGACAATGTGGCAGAAGAAAGCAGTATTGATTTGCGCATAAGGACGCCAGAATCGGGAAGCGACGAGGCCAGATTTTTAGAGTGCAGATTTGGGGAAGCTGGTTTTAGGGTTGGAAACCTTGGCAGTTTTCAGGAACTTCAAAGCGGAATATGGACAAATATAAACTCTAAGCAAGATGTTCCTACTAGATATTCGTTTTCCGTGGAGGTAAATGAACAACTTGAAGTCCTTGATTCTACTTTTGACGAGGGCGAAGACATAGGGCCATAGCGCCAAACAGATTCCCGCCGTCGGAAGCGACCATAACATAAGTTTCAAATTTTGCTACGCCTTTTTCTAGACTAGTCATAACCAACTCACCGTTATCTATGGTCGCGTATATTGGATATGGATCATAAGTTTCTATAGTATCTTTTGTTACAAAATCAAATTTGCTTAAAACCACTATGGACGACGGTTTATTTTTAAGGTTTACTTCGGCAACGACTGCCCTGACCGCCTCGTGTGTAGACATCATCGCCACGGCGCTTTTTCTTTTTATCTCAAAAACTCCGTCAGAAATTTTCTTTAATTCTAATTGTGATGGATCTTGCGGCTTGTAAAGCTGAAGTTCAATGAAGTCGCCAACCTTGTGATCTATTTTTTGATAAGCATCGATTTGATCACAGTTATTTGAGTTCATTGCCTCTATTGTCTCACCAACGATGTTTTCAAACATTTGTTTTGTTTCCCTTCTTCTCGTTGCAATTTTTGCAAGCAACTACTAGGTTAGACTCGTCGTACAGACCTCCACCGTGACTTGTCGGAATAACATGATCCAGCGTGGCTTTTTTGTTTCCTGGAACGTTTGGCTCTTTTTGCCAATCTCTAGCCAGGTTGTCTGATTTACAGTAATGACAAGTTAGGCTTCCATTATTAGCCATAATCTTATCAAGAAACTTATCCTTAAACTCTTTCCAACGCTTGCCATGATAGACGGTTTCATCTGTTCGCCAAAGATCGCTATTTAATTTTGCCAACGATGCTTGCGAAGATGGATGCGGATCATTCTCATAAAGCACTCTCCCAAGTCTGGCATTAGGATGCTTATCCCTTGTGTTCATGTAAGAAAAACAGCATGAGTATAAAAGTAGTGTATTCCGTCGAGGAAACCTTGTCGAACCAGACACAAATATTCCTTTTTAAACCAGCAGAAAGCCTCGATGTCATGTGAGAGTAACCAGGATCGCCGTTATGCATATTCCATGGCCATCCTACGCAACTGCTCGTATCTATCTTTACATCTTCAATATAAAACTCATTCCCAAGGGCGCTCACACCGGGCTTAATAAGTACATGTTTGTAGGATTCATGTCTGAAGCTGGTCGAATTACTTCTGCAATATTCACCCTCTTTGAATAAGGCGATCATTTCGTCTATGTCTATCCTGTGCATACTAGCAACGAATGCATCGTGTATATATTTTTTTGCTGTAGAAATAACAAAAAGCACCTTTGCGCCGTGATCGAGTACAATGTCATACGTACAATCAGCCCCTCCGCACTAATATACGAAAATATTCTTGCCAGCTCTTGAGGCCCCTGAAATCTCCAGTTAATACTAGGCCCAAAAAAGAAGTGAGAATAGTCCTTGTATATATTCAACAAATCAATGACTTCTGCTTGAGATACAGAAGTGTCAAATAGGCTTTTTTTAAGCTTGGAGGCCCTTTTTTGGCCCATATATCCATATTTATACATAAATTAATTATACTATAAATCATAAATTATGTCAATTTTATAATATTTTATTATATTAATCACATAGATACAAAAACGGAGAGGCTATGAAAAACTATAAAAATATCGTTATGAAAACCGCAAATGTCAGGCAAATGTCTATTGCTGAGTTTTTTGGCATTAAAGATGAACCTGATCAATTAGTATCACATGCCGCTGCTTTGGACCCGAGAACGATCCCTCAGGGTGCTATTATATTTGATTTTGACGCCAAGCATCGTGAAAAACTTCTTGACGTAATCGTGCGAGGAACAAAGCGTTTTTCTATCCACAGAGAAAGGTCTATGCAGGAACTAACTCAGGCTCTTAGAAACGCTCTTCAGAATTTAGAAACTGAGAAGGGCACACCGATGAAAGATGCCAAGTTTTATATCAAGAGATCAAACACTTTCCAGGATGTAACTCCAAGAATGAGAGAAGTGGTTCTGCATTCGGATGGTCTTGGAAGCTTTTAACTTGACAAAAATTTCGTAATTTGGTACAATTTAATCGTAGGAAGAAAGAAAAGGAGGACGCCATGAAAATCACTGCCACGTATGAAGGCGGAACCATGGATGAGTTCTTCAAAATGGCTGACGCCAATAAGGATATGACAATCGATGAGTTTTTCAACAAACTTGTCGATGGAGATATAGATGGAAAAAAAGTTTCGCTTGATCAGGTAACTATTTCCTGATCTTCCCATTAGCTGAAATAAAAAAGACGAGTCAAAAGACTCGTCTTTTTTATTTGTGGGCACCGTTTCTTTTACGGATTTGCCTCCATGTAGGTCGCATAACAATTGATCAAAGATGTAAATGGCGGTATGAACAATATCACTTTTTCGTCGCCGCCAACTACTCTCGTAAATGCCCAAGGACCGTACCCGGGAAGGTCATTACCCTGTACCCCTCCGCGCCTAACAGTATTCGGATCAAAATTTTTCACCTCTTTTATGGACTCGTCTCTGCTATCAATAAAAAAAGCTCTATAGTCATTTGGCAACGAGTGCGTAAGCGGATTAGGGGTTGCAAGATACGAATAGAAAAATTTTAAATATCTCTTTGGAGGTACTCTCTTGAATACTTCTAGATCAATCTGTTTATCCCCTTCTCCAGCTACAGAAAAAATAATCCGATGCTCAGAACCGTCATAATATCCGCCAATTGCCCTTGTTAAATTGTTAGCCTTTTCAAAATCATCTATCCCAATCGATATTGGTGTTGAGTTTGGATTATTGCTCATAGACCGAAAGACATTATTAAATTTAATGGTGTCTAAATTAGAGACGCCCTTCTCGGCAAGAAGGTCTCTAAGTCTTGATAGCGGGCACAGGAAGCCGAAGTCCCGAGCGGATATGTTTTTGTTTCTCTTTTCGCCAAGATAGGCGATGAGATGTTTATAGTTTGGCATTTGCAAAGTAGAATAAAGCACTCATCGGATCGTCTGGGAAAATAACAGTATTAAGTTTTTTTATTTTTCTCCAATAACCAAACCCTCGTGCGCGATCGCTTGAAATATTAGCCGCGTCAAGTTCTTTAATTTTTCCATCTGAATGTATACCATAAAATTTATTATAAATAAGATTTTTTGATCTATACCAAGGAGAGGTGGGGTTATCATCAGCACTTTCAATTAGCGCATCTATCATTTTTCTAATTTTTGCCGGATCGAATTTTTCTGGGAACCCATCAATTCGTAACGAGCTAATGCCAATGTTTCCAAGAATAAAAACTTCTTGCTTTTGTGCATCAATTAGCATGTGGCATTTGGTTCCTAGCGGCGGGGGCGCTGCCTCATAAACCGAATAATCACTGTCAACATTAAAAAATTTAAATACTTTATCTTTCAGGTTTATCCCTACAGACTTAAGAGAGTCATGGATCAACATATATTTGGGTAAACTTCTATTTCTTCTTTCTCCAATATACGGCTCGACATATTTATATTGTGCTTTTTTATTGGTTCCAACATCCGATTGTTCATCTTCGATATCTACCCATTCGTTCTCAAACACAATATCGCTATCTTCCACTACCGTCAAGTCTCCGTCGTATATTTTTTCTCTGAGTCTGTTTAGTGCTTCTTCACTTGTATAGACAGGATCTGCCTGAGGAAATTCTTCCTGAATTTTGGTGGCATAATATTTAATATATCGCTCGGCCGCCTTCTTCAGTTCGGCCTCCGGATTAGCATCATATTCTGATTGCGAAACCTCTATGGATGGATCTGTAGAAACTATGCCGCGACCGCCCTTAAACCACGTCACATCGCCATTATTATAAACAATTGCAGGGCCCGTCTCTCTATCGCGCAGCCCATGTTTAAACCATGTCTGCATCGTATTTTCTATCTCCTCGGCAGGCAAGTCTCCGTCTCTGTGGATTCGGCCATCGGCATCATACCACGTAACTGTTTTACGATTATCACCCGGAATTTCATATGTAGGAGTTGTCGCAACAACCGGGCGGCTACGTATCTTGCCTTCTACAAACATCTTTTGCAAACGAGCAACTATGCCCGGAGTAAAGTTTTCTACTCCAGTAATATGAATGATCTGATCATCGCTAAGACCTTTTAGCTTTTGCTGACCAATATAAGCAATAATAAATTTATAGTCCATTAGTAGACTTCATCCTTAAAATCTTCAAAGTGCATTCTGTTGCCTGCTGCTGGATAATGCTTTCTTATTAAGTCTTCATATGCTTTTTTGGTACAAAAGGTGCGTGGTCCAATAAAATAGTCCACCCCGGCAGATGTTATTTTTTCAATTGCAATAATATTAGCTCCTTCGTGCCATCCTATGTAGGAATCAACAGGTGAAATATTTATCCTTGAAGGCCCATCTATTCTATGATAGCTGCCGTTAACCATCCACTCGGCGTAATGCGCGTCTTCTGTTCCGAAGTTTTTTATCAATCCGGATGGGCCACCAAGGGATCTAGATACAACCCCATTAACGGTGTACCATTTTAGATTATTTTCGTCTTCATCGTTTATTATTGGAGCGCTTTCGATCAATCCGGCATCCCTTAGCTCTGTTAGTCTTTTGATTACGTCGTCAGTAAAATTTCCAAATCCATTTAATAATACAAGACGTCTGTCATCTGCTGATAGACTTTGCAACCCCTTACTCTGACCTAGATACGCTATGAGGTACTTATATCGCATCTAAGTATTCCTGTTTTGCGTTCGGGAAGTTTTTCTTAATATAATTTATGTATTCTTCCCTCGACATAGTATTTATTTTTGACTCCTGGAAAGCACTAGCTGTTATGCTGCGGTCGCCCGGTTTAACCCATAAATATTCTATCGGCTTTCCATTGTTGATGTGGATTCGACAGGGGCCATTTTCTCTATCTGGATCCGAACTCTTATTGCACCAATCTTGGCGGCCTTTTCTTTCAACTGATGGAAGGTCATTTTCCCTATAAACATTCACAAAGTTTTGTATTTTTCTATTAATAAGCCAATAAATATCGCCGCCAATATTGACCGGGGGGCTTGGAATAATCCCGGCGTCATGCATTTCATGTAATTTTTCCATAACCGCTGGAGTGTAATTATAATAGCCAGTAACATACACAAGCTTTTTGTCAACCTCGTGAAGTTCCCTAACTCTTTTTTCTCCCAAGTATGATATGACGTGCTTATAATTTGGCATGAATCCCTATTTGTCTTCTTTGCTCTATGTCTTTATAAAGACTAGTTATGTCGCCTGGATCGAAATTGTCCAACGTCAAGATAATTGTAACAAACGAACCAGAACTATCCCTTGGCTCAGTTTTTACCTGAAGGAAACCATTTTCTGGCGAGTAACTATCAAGTTCTGTGAAATCATAGCGATCGGCTAAATCCAGCACGAAATCTCTAGCGGCATCAATATCTCCAAACTCCTCACGACGATCCAGATTAAGGTTCCCTTCGTCTCCGTCGTTCATTTGCCATGAAGTCTGAACCTGGGTTCCGACTTCTACGAGCATTTTTTCTCTGTTAGATAATCTAATCATATTATAATAAGTTTTTATAAAATAGATAAATTTTATAAGTTTATATTATTATGCCATCATTTTTAAATGATGGCATAAATCAAATATCAAGGGGCAACCATGCTATATCCTGGGCAAATTATAGATGAAATAGACAAATCTGAACTAGAAAAAATAATTGATGAAAGCCAGACATTCAAAGAGGCGTTGGCGAGATTGGGCATAGATGGATCAACCCAAAGATTTAATGGAACCAGCAATTCCAGCATAAGAAAATTGAAGTTTAGACTGAATAAGGACAGAATAGACTATTCAAAATTCAATTCATATAAACTTAGAGCAGGGAAGAAGAATCCGCGACTTAGCAGGAGGCCAATTGAAGATATTTTGGTAAAAAATTCAGATTATAATAGTTCATATTTAAAAACCAGACTCATCAACGAGGGATTATTACTGGAAAAATGTTGCTTATGTCCGGTTGAAAATATTTGGAACGAAAAACCACTGGTATTACAACTTGATCATATCGATGGTGACCCATTTAATAATTTGATAGAAAATCTAAGGATTTTATGTCCAAATTGTCATTCGCAAACTGAGACATTTTGCTCCTCTAATTCAAAAAGGAGAGGCAGACAGAAACAGAAATGTAAAGGATGCGATAATTTGGTCGACTACTATAACACAACCGGCTTTTGCCGAGAATGTATCAAAAAAAATCCATACAAGAAAAGAACCATACAAGACATTCCGGATAAAAATACCCTATTGACACAAATAGACAAAGTTGGTATAATAAACGTAGCAAAAATTTATAAAGTAGAAAGACACACCGTCAGAAGGTGGTACGATAAACTTACATCGGAGAAAAAGTGAGTTATTATTGCATATCGCATAAAAACTGCCAAGATGGATCGATGTCGGCCGCAATTGTAAAGCGATTCAGGCCTGATGCAACTATTTGCATGACAACTTATGCTCACGAATGGAAGACAGAGCTATCACTAAACAAGGGTGATGAAGTTCTTTTTACCGACTTTTGCCCAAATCCTGAAGACCTTTGGGGCTTGTATGAAAATGGCATTAAGTTTGCTGTTTTGGATCACCATATTACAGCCGTGAATAATCTTGATAAATATTGGGAAAAAGAGCCGCAAAAGGCTAATATCGTTCGTTCTATGTGCAAGTTTGATATGAATAAGTGCGGCGCTACTTTGACCTGGGATTTCTTTAATCAGTTACCAGGGGCAATCCCTAGACCGCAAATATTAGAGTTCATCGAGATAGCTGATCTATGGAAGTGGGAAAAAAACCCAGACTCGGTCTACATTAATCAATATGTTCGCTCGGTCACAAAGATCGGCTCATGGCATGATATGGCTGTATTGCTAGACGGATTTGATTATGCCAAAGCTCTTGAGGCTGGAAAACTTCTGCGCTCAAGGCTCATGGACGATGTCGAAAATATCGTAGACAATAGCTCTGTCTGTACTATGTTTGGCATGAATGTCCGAGTAGTTAATTCCGGGCATGGGGCTTCTATTTCTGAAGTGGGCAACGAGCTCGCAAGACTTTCTCCTGACGGCGTTGGTCTCGTCTATAACATTCTTGGGAACCGTATTAAGATATCGACAAGGGGTTTGCCCGGAACAACCAGGGCTCGTGAACTGGCTGAGAAATTCGGCGGAGGTGGGCACAACGAAGCTTCCGGTGCCTATGTAAAGATGGACGAATTTTTATCCGTCTACAAAGCCGGGTTGCAATACAAGGAGAAAAAGAATGCCCAGTAGTCTTTGGGATATTGCTTCTATTGTATTATTCGCCGCCATTATTGTTATTGGGCTGGTATTTTTTATATGCATGCTTTTAATGTATGCAATCGTAATAGTGTGCATAATGGCTAAATTATGGTTAGATGAACGCGGTTTCACATGCAAGATATTTGGTCATTTATGGATTACTTGGTATGATCTAGACGGCATGAAGAAGCATTGTTCTGTGTGCAATAAGATTGTGCCCCATAGTGCTGAGAATGCGAAATGAATAGCCTAACTCCAATAGTTATTCTGCCGCTGATAACGATATTAATAGTTTCGGCCATGATCATTTTTGTAAATTTTAGAGAAATAAAGGTCTGGTTTTTAAAGCAAAAAATTAAAGACAAGTGGTTTGTTTCTACAGAAGCATCTGTCTCTGCGGTCTCAATGATAAAAATTTTGGACCTTAATTCAACTATTCTTGGCGAGATAAAGTTTTCATATGAATACATCTCAGACACCGGGAAAGCTAGAACTGGAAATTTTTCAGAGTCGAAAGAGTGGTTCGATGAAAGATATACAATGATGCGCCCGGGCGAAGAATTGAATAAGTTGATGATGGCATATAACATTATCAAGGATAAAGAAAAAATTAACAAAGATAAAAAGATTTCTGAATTAGTTGATAAAGTAATCAACAGCTCCCAGGATATCAGGCAGGAAATCGAGAAGAAGGTAGCGGAAGCTGTCGAAAAAGCCAAAGTGCAAACAGGAGCCGTAGAAGAAAATAGCCATAAGAATTCAAGACTTAATTTTCTGGAAAAAATATCTAAAGGTAATTAAACCAATCAACCGGAGCAACGTATGGTTCATTTGTGGCATGATATAAAGTTAGGGAAAAATTCTCCAGAAGTTTGTACTGCAGTTATAGAAATCAACTCCGGATGCAAGAACAAATTTGAGCTCGATAAAGAATATGGGGTTATCAGATTAGACAGGGTCTTGCTTGGGGCAAGTCGATACCCGTTTAACTACGGGTTCTTCCCACAAACCCTAGCCCATGACAACGATCCGCTTGATGCCGTTGTGCTCGGGCAAACAATCATTTATCCCGGTTGTATTGTTGATGTAAAACCTATTGGTGTCATTCAGATGATGGATCAAGGGAAGATCGATAGCAAGATAGTTTGCGTTCCGGTAGGGGATGCTTCAGTGTCAATGCATAAGGAGCTAAAGGACTTGCCAGAATACCAACAAGATGAACTGAAGCGGTTCTTTGAAGAGTACAAAATCCTTGAAAAGAAAGAGGTAGTGGTTGGGGAAAACGAGTCATCAGACAGGGCTCGGGAAATCATCATGGCAACGCACAGGCACTACATGGAACAGTTATATAGCCCAACACTGTTTAGGGGACATGAAAAAAAGCAAGGATAAAAGTATATACAGGCAATACGCCACAGACACAAAAGGGATGAAGAAGCTGCTGGGCATAAGGTGTATTGAGTGCGAGAAATACCTGAGGTCGGAATGGGGATGTTACCAGCCAAAAAATGTGCCAGTTGTCGAAAACAAGTGAGTTTATATAAAAAATAAAGCATTCTTTGACAAAAAAGAAATAGTCTGATATAATCTAAATACTATGAAAGACAGTCGAAAAGTCCATTCTTCTCTGATTGCTGGCGACGAGTGGATATATGGCGATAGAAAATGTGGTAAAACGCCTAGAAACATTAAGAATCCATGGCGCGCCTCAGATGATATAATGAAAATAACCTGTAAGAAATGCATTAAAAAGCTTGTTAGTGCAGCATAAAATGGAGAGGTGGATGAGCGGCTTAAGTCACAGTCCTGGAAAGACTGCGTGGGCGAAAGTCCACCGAGGGTTCGAATCCCTCCCTCTCCGCCATTTAGGTAAGCCGTGAACTGTCTTTTGTGTGATAGTACTGATTCGTTAGAAAGATATAACGAAGTGCGCACCGGCACAATGATGATGCAATATTTGGTTCATTGCAAGGTGTGTGGCGGACAATACGATGCATTCGATATAAACGACAGGATATATGAATGGAGTCAGTTGCCGCAGCAGAGAAAGTTTACAGAGCTAAGGGATTATCGAGACGACGGGCATGGAATAGTAGAAGTAACCTTTGATTTGGATGAACAGGATATAAGCAAAAGATCGTCACAGAAAAAGCTATGCGATTAAGGAGTAAGTCATGTTGGACAATAAGCTGAAAAATGTATACCAGAATCTTGCGCTCCGCGTTAAGGAGTGCCAGGAGTTCCTTTGATGTTTCATCCAAAGAGGCTTTAATAGCACGCCTCGAATTTGAGATGCAGTCAAAAAATTTTTGGTTAGATAATAAGACTGCGAAACAAAAACAAATACAAATAAACTCGACAAGAGAAGACCTGAACCGATATAGAGCTTTAGCCTCTATGCTGGATAATATAGCTTATGCCATTGAGATCCTAGAGAACCATGACGATCAAGGGATAGCCCGCGAGCTCGATACTAACATCATCAAACTCGCATCTGCTCTTGACGATATAGACCGTATGCGGGCTTTTTCTGGACTATATGATAAAAACAGTGCTATTCTGACTATCCAATCCGGAGCTGGCGGGACAGAGAGCCAGGATTGGGTTAAGATACTATTGCGCATGTACTCCAGATGGGCGGAAAAGAATGGTCTCAATATATCTATAATTAATAAGCAACCAGGAGAAGTGGCTGGGATCAAAACTGTTACTTTCAGGATAGACGGAAATTACGTATATGGAAAATTAAGACGCGAATCAGGGGTGCATAGACTCATGCGAATTTCTCCTTTTGACGCAAACCAGAGAAGGCAGACTTCATTTGCTCGTGTGGATATTGTGCCAGTGATTGATAGAGAACAAAAAGATATAAAAATACCAAAATCGGATATAGAGATAGATTTTTTTAGGTCTGGTGGTAAAGGTGGTCAAAATGTCAATAAGGTGGAGACGGCTGTTAGAATTAAACACATCCCATCTGGTATCACGGTAAAATGCCAAACCACTAGATCACAAAACGAAAATCGTGAAATAGCCATGGACGAACTAAAATCTAGACTAATATATCTAGAAGAATCGAATATTAAGAAGGAAGAGAGGGCATTGGCTGGCGAGAAAGATGATGTTAGTTTTGGACATCAGATTAGAACTTATTTGGTTTATGGCAGACAAATTGTAAAAGATGAAAGGACTGGCAGAGAATATGGGGTTGAGAAAATATTAAATGGCGACATTGATGAGTTGATAAAAGATTGCGTTTTTATTAAAAATTAATTGAAATAAATAATGAAGACAGTATAATATTATTATGATAAAGCCAGGTTATAAATATATTTGTTTTCAGAAATCCAAGCTATGGTCCGAGCTTGGCAAAGACAATAGATTCGTGGATACAGGCGAAGAGATAGAGATAATCGATACTGATACAAGCCCGCATTCTGGTGTTCAATTTATAACATTTATAAGATTGAATGACGATATTCCAATTGAGGATAGGATAAGCATGATAACATTCGATGAGTTTGTCAAGGATTTTAAACTAAACCCAGGACTTCACTTGACAAAATAAAGCTATTCTGGTATAATAACAATATAATAACAAAGTCAAAATAAGAGGAGATAATCATGAAGGTCACAATCGCGAAGGCACTAAATCTTAAGAACCGCCTAGTCGGAGAGAAGGAGCGCCTCTTTAGGACTGTTTCCGCATCCAACTCGCGTCTTGAAACCCAGAAGGTGAATTACGAGGCCAAGGTCGAGTTAGAGAAATATGAGAAGATCGTCGAGGCTTTGGTGGCGGTTAAGTCTGCCATCGCGACTGCTAATGCTCCAGTCTATGGCAAGATTTACCGTATTGCCGAGCTGAAGTCTAAGGCTGCTCAGTTGCGTCAGATCAACACCAACGAGCAAGATCACGAAGAGACTAAGTACAACCGCCAGACCGGGGAAGAAGAGACGGTGAAGACGGTTAAGAGGGTTGTCTATCTAAAGGATACAGACATCGATGCCAAGGTAAGGGACATCGAAAAGGAAATCGAAAAGCTGCACGACGAGCTTACCGCCTTCAATCACACGACACAGATCGAGGTTCCAGAGATCAGTCTGTGATTGTACCTCGGGGAAACCCGAGAGCACGGGCGTGAGGAGGGGCGGAACCTAGCAGTGAGTCATAGGATCGTTAAACGGATTGGCCTGATAAGCCATTATCCATATGCTGATGAAGATAAAGTTCTTAAAACTTAAATTTTATTACTTCAACAGTTAATCCTAAGACCTCACAAAGCAACGCTTAACACTCTTTCGCCTAAGACGAGCTGTTAGGTTCCCCTCTCCGATCGCCCACCAATTCAAAGCCGGTAGATTATAAGTCTACTGGCTTTTTAATTAGAGAAAAAGATGAGTCTATATCTCAAAAAAGACAAAACAATCATAAGCGATTACTACGGTGCAAAAAAGGTAATCGAGTATGACGATATCTTAAAGGTTGCGATTGTCGACGGCATAGCCGAAATCGACGGATGGACTGTTGAGGATATGTTAGAGCTCATAAAGCCTCTTGGTGGTGTATGGGGAGAATTGGCATGGTGTGATTTTGAAGTTTTTTATGAGGAAATGAAAAAACCAATAGGAGATCTAGATAAAGATTCAATAGAACACATACAAAAAATAAAACACATCAGAATTGGCCGCATTATAGAACAGTACGAAGATGGGGAGGTTGTTGAATCTTTCGACGCCACAGGAATTGGTATTGATGGAGAAAGATATGCTCTTGATTTTTCTCCAATCAATTCGTTGAAGCATTTGCCGATAGTTGTGAGCGATGAATTCGAAATAAGAAAGCTGTATCAAAATCCTCAAGAGCCACCTTTATTTAAAGGAAAGAAAAGTTTGTGTTTGATGGATGTCATTTGGGCTCTGTTGTGGGAAATAAGCTTTCACGGAACCCCGGAAAATAGAGATGAGCAGGCTAAAGAGCTAAAAAGGCGCGTAGAAGAAATAGATAATGGAACAGAAAAACTAATACCGGCAGAAGAAGTTTTTAGGGAGATGCGTAAAATTATCGACGAAAAGGAGGATGGCGACAAAGATGAAAATGTTGGCAAATTTAAAGATCTCCTATAAGGCCATGCTGTGAATTTTTTTATTAGCGATCCGCACTTTGGCCATGCGAATATAATAAAATATTGTCAAAGACCGTTTCGACACTTAGTTGAAATGGATTTGGCAATAATAAATAATTGGAATGCCAAAGTTTCCAATGATGACACCATATATTGCCTTGGGGACTTCGCGCTGAAATCAAGGGTTAAGTTTTACGCCGACAGGTTAAATGGAAATAAAATATTAATACTTGGCAACCATGATAGAGAATCTCAGTGCGCTGGTCACTTTAAAGAAATACACACGAGCCTTGAATTAAGCATAGGCGGTAAAAACGTATTGCTTAGTCATTATCCATATGTTGATGCATATGATTTACAGTATGATCATAAGTTCAGAGATAGAATGTTAGTTCCAGCTGTAAAAGATAGGCAGTGGCTACTTCACGGACACCAACATAACCATGGTCCAAAAATAAATCTAGAAAAAAGAATGATTAATCTAGGGGTTGAACATTGGGGCTTCTCCCCGGTGCCAGAAATAGAAATAGAAAGAATCATAAATGCTTAAAATATCGATAGCATTACTCTTGTGTGCCGGAGTGGCATACGCGTCATCCGTCGTTGCTGGCAAATATACCCCTGATCCGAACGAGACCAGGGTTGACAATGTTCACTATGACAAAGATCTAAAAATGGTTATTATACATATCCATGCCAATGTTCTTTGGTTTACTATAGAGGAAATCTATGGTCTAAAAGTTAAAGATGATACCGACATTGAGGCAGTTTGGAAAAGAATAATCGGAGATCGGCCAGATGTTTTGCATTTGAAAAAAGGAGAGGCAAAATGAACGGAGCCCTGAGACACTATGCCCTCGAAGCTGCTTTTCAAAATATGGGTATCTATCCGGCTTCATGGGGACAAGCCGACGGAACCACGAAGCCAAGAGATACTCGTGGAGACGGGTGGAATGATGCAATTATACAAATGGGAGAAAAGAGGATCAAGATACAAGGATGGCTTAAGTCACTAAATCTAAATGAGTCCCAGGGGCAGATGATAACAGAATTACTAGATGCCGAATGGATTATGATATACGCATTTAGAGATGATATCCCAATAAACTTCATGATGAATTACGACGACTATCATGAAGTCAAAAACTTGACTATAGAACAGATCGAATCCGCATACCAATATTTCAAAAATAATCCAAACTTTGAAAACCAAGGAAAATGGATCGAAAACGTATACGAGAAGTGGGATGAAAAATCTAATTAAAGTAGACCCCAAAATATTCTCTTATGAAGAGGACTTCTTTCCTCTTTATGATGGATTAAAACCATCATCAATGGGGCTGTTGCCATTTTCCAAACACAAAAAAAGATTTCTGATCAACGAGAAATCGTTCAAGATGTTCAGAAAAAATAAAGAACTATGTAGAAAAGAGAGATTATCAAAATACTATCGCCATACGTCAAAGAAATACCCGGAGATAGTTAAATTCATCATACAAACCCTGCTAAAAGAGTATCCTGAGTATTTTCAATCAAAGTTCGCTAATAATGTTCTTACTCTCCAATGTAAACTAACCGAAGAAGAGCTAAAGTTTGACCTAGAAGGAAATTTAGTTGATTACAAATCTAAGTTAAAATTTGTAGACGCGATGGATGCTCTTGCCATGCAGGTTCCGGAGGATCTTGTTGTTCATGATTTTGGAAAGAATGGCAGAGATTTCGCCTCATCGATACATCTATGTGCGTGTAATGGATGGTCTGCTGAAGAAGCCATTGGAAGGGGTTTCGACCATATACACAAAGGTGTCAAAGGAATAAAGAGAATTATTCCAAATACTCTAAAGATGATGGTATTTATAGCCACAAAGCTGATATCTTTTGAGAGACTTGCGGCGATAAGCTTTAAGACCACCTCTTATCTAAACAGACATCCTGATTTCGAACATATATATGACAAACCTTTCAGATCAAAGATGCATATTCGATTAGAGAGACAAACGGTCACCGGTTTTTCTGGCGCTACTAACGCATTTCTATTTACCATCAGAACATTCGTTTACGATGTTTTTGACAAGAGTCGGCTAAGAAGAGAGGCTGTTTCCAAGGTATTTGAAAACCCTCCAGAAAAAAGTTATGCTTATGAAGTAATTATGAAACACAGGGACAAGGTGCTTAAAAAGCTTAAGTAGTTTATAAAATTTCATTTAGGTATGCGAAGACGCAGACCTAAAATCCCAAAAAAGAAAAACGAAAAAGCTACCGGTGTCTACTTAAAAGAGCTGTTTCCAGACTCGGAAATAGTCGAACAGTTTTATGTTCGCGAGAAGATCTATGACGGTTCTGAGTTAATACGAAATTATACTATTATAGATTTTAAAATGATCATAGGCGGTATCGAGCACTGGATTGAGTTTGATGGCTCCCAACATCATCGTAGCGTAAAAAAATGGGGTGGCAAGGAGAGGCTTCGTAAGCAAAGGATTAGGGACCAATGGGTTCGTGATTATTGTAGTGAGAAGGGCATAAAACTTATACAAATTGATGGAAGAAAAATTCGCGGCAAGAAGATAATGGCGTATCTTAAGAGCGTTATGAAGCGTTAACTATCTTCATATTAAGGGTTTTTGACGAGCCATCCGGGAAAACTATGATCAATGGTTTTCCCTTCTTTTTTGCATAGCGTATCGTTGCCCAGGTTCCAGATCTCAGTTGTTCAGTTGATTCCCCGGGCGCTGCCAAGACAATCTCTGATGAATCTACAATATCATGATTCCTGTCGATATACCATTTAGGGGAAAGCACCTGGGCTGTCGATATTTTTTCGCAAAAGGCTCTCTTTGAATTATATGAGGGCGGATGGATCACAATAGGGTATCCTGACTTGGCAGCTATGTCATGTGCTTCCGAGTCTGCCCCAACACAATCGCCATGATGAAATCTTGAGCATTTAAAATTCTCAAGATAAATGGCGACCCAGTGTTTTTGCTGGTCGGTCATGCCTCGCTGCGTTCCGGTAAATCCTATAATCACATCCGCCCTCTTGGTGCTAGGCTAATACGCTCTCTTTTATGGCTGCATTGTCTCTGACTTCTGACAAAGTATACGTCTTGACAATTTCGCCATTTTCAAAAACAGTCTCAAGGATATCATCCCCGGGCTCATTCTCGTTAACGGTTACGAACTTGCCATCGACGCGTATCAGTTTCAGCCTTCCTTTTTTCGAATTCTTTGTTCCGTCTGTGATTGGTTGTTTAAATACCTCTCGGGGTATGCCGCCCACAATTGCCTCTGAACATTTGAATGCAAATCTATTAGTATCTCGATCGACCTTTTGGAGTAACCCGCCGCCAGAGCCGAATGCTAGATTGTCAGCAGACCAACCGCATCTCTTTAGCTCTTCCAGAATGACCGGGATGCTCTCTGGCGTGATTCCGTCTCCCTGGATAACCCGGACCTTATCGTTAAGAACTCTAAACCCCTTACTGTTGACATAAGTTCCAAATCTATCGCCAAGAGTCGACAGAACCTCCGGTAGCAACTTTACCGGATCTCCAGAATCTGGGCGGACAACCAAAACACCGTCTCTTGCAAGAACAAGATCCCTGAGATCCCCGCCCCAGAGATTGCGGCAAGCATTAATGATGTCCCAGCTATCAGAAACGCAAGCGACTAGGCCTTTTGGGTATTGAGTCAACATGTTTCTCATGGCGTCAACCTCGCCAGCCCGTGTCCAGCTAGTGATGGTGCTATGCTCAGATGCGGGTATGCTGAATCCAGGCATTTGGTCTGCGGCATAATAGTCTTCGAGCATCGTAATACCAGCTATAGTATCGGTGCCCATGAAGTTAACCAAATGAGCCGCTCCGCCCAGGCTAGCGCTTTCATTGCTGGAAACACCACGATACCCAAAATCATGTAGCTTGAACATGATACCGTTTGGGTCCCCAGTTTCTTCAAGGTATTTCAAAATTGTTTTCTTGTTGTGTCTGGACAAGCTCGCTACCACGCTTGGATACCATACTTGAACTAATAAAGTTTCTACGTAGTTTGTGAGCCAATAACACTTGGGATCAGTAACTTCGACAGTCATAAGCACGTTGCTTACTGTTACCGGTGTTCCTTCTGGGACAGCCTTGATCCTGAGCGGTAATTTGCCATTATGTTTTTCTGTGATATATTTCCATCCATCATAGTTGAAGATGCCGGGGCCAACGTGTGTATCGGCAAGCTTCTTGGCTTGTTCAAGCTTTTCTTTCGTTACAACGACTCCATCAAAGTATTCTTTGAGGAAATATTGAAGACCAAAAAAAACGGTCTCGTTGTATTTTGCACCGATCCTGCTTTCGAAATAACTGTAGATGTTAGTGGTATTTTCTGGATACTGCTTATGGTGCGACAGCTTGTAGCTGTCTGTCATTAAAATTATATTCTTTCTCATGGCTTACTCTCCCTTTTTCTGCGCTCTTTTTTCTAGATGCGCTTTGAGTAGATTTAGTAGAACTCTGTGCTCTTTAACTAGCTGATAGCCTTCAGTTTCGACCAACTTTTCGATATTGAACCATTTCACTTCGTCAATATCATCAGATGCCTCTGGTCTTCCGAACATGTACTGCATCGCGAAGAAGGTTGTCATAATTCCATCTTCCTCGTTTTTGTAACGCCAGTCGTCTATTTTTGCGCTACCGATGTAAACAGGTTCAGAAACTGCGAGACTATTGGTTTCTTCCATCACCTCCCTTTTCACTGCTTCTTCCAGGGAATCATCCTGGTTTTTGTTTACGAATCCACCGATAAAACGATACTTACCGGCTTCATCATGTTTTTTTCTTGCCAATAAGACGTTCCCGTGATCATCCATAATTGCTGCATCGACAGTTGTATAAGTTATTGGGTATTTGTTAAACGATGCATAGATGACACCCCTTCTAAAGTCTTCTGAATTTCTGACATCGTCCTTGATCCACGACCTTATCTCCGACCCTGATATTTTCTTCGTCTCCTGCAGTTCTGCTTTTGGAAACTTTCCGACATATGCAGGAATGAATCCATCTCTTGAACCATAAAGCGTAACGGTTTCGGTGTGAAATACTTCCCGTATCTTATGATCTAATATTTCAGACCATGCCCTATCGTTGCCCACATCATTAATGGGCAAAATAATAACGCCCGGATAAGCACTTTGGATCATGGCTTTCCGGGTCGCGAAATCAAGCGGGTTGCGAGTTGTATTTTTTGTTGGGGTGATACCAAGAAAGATAGCGACTTTCTTGTGTCGGGCCAAAATTGCGTCAATTAATTCTTTGTGGCCCTCGTGAAGATATGGGACCTGAAATCGTCCTACAATAACTCCACAATCGGTAGGTTTGTTCTGTTCCATGACCGTCTCCTTTTTCTATCGCCTGTATATAGGTCGATTTTGTGAGGTTCTGGATTAAGCTGTCTGTTGTTAAATATATTATACCAAACTTTTTGCCGTTTTCAACTAGCCTCAATAAACAACACCATCGTCTGCCAGATCTGGTCTTGTTGATAAAAACTCAGAAATTGCCCTTGATCTGGCCAGAGACTTAAATTGCTTATCTAGCTCTTTTCTGACTCTTTCCTGTTCTGCCTTTTGTTCTTTTTCAAGCTTTTCATCCAATATCTGCTGGAGTGCCAAATCTGGCTCCACGCCACCCTTAATTCGCTCCACAAGGGCATATAATGGCCTTTCCTCTATACACCCGTCACATTGGTTTAAATACTGTCCATGACGCCCGCAATTGCCTACATAAGCCATATTTCCCTCCTAGTATAATAAAAACTCAGATAGCGCTGTCAATTGTGAACCTATCTTAGAAGTAGATATCAATATGGCGTTTGTTTCGCCGTCCACATATAGCGTATTGGCATATTGTGGCAATCTATAAATTGGGCCGATTTTTGCCCCAGATTCAACTGTTAATGTATAAGCTGATTGATCAACTGTCTTAACTCGGCCAACTGACACTAGCCCGGTTGGATCATCGTACAAAAACAAATTTCTACCCATGGCTCTGTTATTATTGAAGACCGTCTCGTTGGACTGGTTTGTTGTATTAAAATCTTCTACTTTCTTAAATAACTCGGCATACTTTACCATTGTTGCCTGAGACAATTTCGGATAGTCATTTTGACTTATAATAACGCATTTTTTATCAATACTATCGCAAATAAACAAACAATCACCGGCTGTGCTAAGTTCCGAAACAGAGCCCGCATCCCTGTAGCCTGTTCTGTTCGGCAAAGTTCTTACTTTTTTAAATAAATAGCCGCCACCAACATCCTTGATAACATCGTTGAATTTTCCAAACTTTGTAAAATATCTAGAGGCATCCATTTCTCTTGATTTCTTTTGCCCTATATATGCTATAAGATGCCCATAATTCATGAAACATAGTCCTCGATGAAAATCTTGTCGCCAGCTTCCGGATAGTTTTCTCGTATAAATTTTTCAAACTCTTCCTTAGTCGCGTTCATGCCGCCCAGATAAAATTTATAAGTACTCTGTTTTGCTTCTGGTATTCCTGGCCTATCTGCTCTAGACCATATAGCCATTTTGATTGGAGTGTCCCATGCTCGTGCCGGACCGTCAACTCTATGATATTTACCATTTATGGCATATCCAACATATGACGCATCTGGATATTCTGTAGCCGGAAGACCATTGTCTCGGTGTCTTTCTCCGCCACCAGCTTTTGAAATTGGATTATCTTTAGATGGATGATCTGTTCTCCAGTCTATGGATACAGTTGTGTATCCGTTGTTAACCAGTCTTGGATAACTCTTTATCAGACCGTTATCAAACATTGCTTTTAGGCTTTTTAAAACATATGGAGTATAGTTTTCAAATCCTGTAATGTTTACAAGATCAGAATCCTGTATTTTCCTGTTTTGACCCAGATATGCTATTAGATGTCTATAGTTCATATTCTAATAAGTTTTTATAAAAATAAAACCCATAATTAATTAATTATGGATTTTATTTGAGTTTTTTATGCCTTTTTACTTTTGTTCGTCTGGGCGATGGATGTATCTATCTAAAAAATCAATTTTCTTAGCCACTACTTCAGTAAAGAATTTCTTTTCTCCACGGACTTCTTTTGAGCGTGAACGAATTCGGCCATGAATTAATACCGAAGACCCTTTCTTTAGTTTTTCAACACACAATTCCGCCGTACGTCCAAATACAGACACTGGCACAAAATCAGTGTGCTCCTTTTCTTCGCCGCTTTGTTGCGACTTGGTTCTATGGTTTACGGCAACGACCATATTAACAACTTGAGCATCTTCGGTTCTTGATACCGGATCCTTGGTCAATCTTCCGGCAATAACAACAGTGTTCAAATTAGCCATATCGTTCTCCGCAAGAATATGTGATTTACCTTATTATACAAGAAAAAATCTGGATTTCAACTTAATTGATATACTAAATATCATGGAGTATAGAATTCTATATTATGATAACGCATCTCGTGGCGTGTTCTATATCAAGAATTCAGAAAGTCTGAAGTCCGCATTCTTAGATATTGCCAATAAGAATGTTGTAGGAAAACTGCCAAACTCAGAAAATTTACACTATCAAATCAAGTATGGGATTATGAAATTCAGGTCAGACGGATATGCGCAGAATTGATTGGTTATTAAATAAAGACAAAAAAGATGACTCCAATGATTTCTTTATTGGTCAGAGCTGGTTTTATTACATAGCTAAGCAGAAATATGGGCCCGAACTAGTAATCGAAAAAATCAATAATGACGAATGTGTTCTATGTGAAGTTAAGAATCCATCAAAAAAACACACCATCAAAAAGACAGAGCTTAGGCAAAATTATGTTTTCGCCCAGATAAAAGAAAAACGCCCCATGCAAAAGGGGCGTTTTAATCCAAAATCAAATTCTTAATTAGTTGCTTCTTGCTTCGTTTAGCTCATCTAAGAAATATTGGTAAATAGTCTTTCTTACTTTTTTCTTACTTTCTTCAGTGAATATATCTTCGTTGGTTGTCCATGCCGGTGATTGCGCCAGGACCTTATCAATCATGACGGCTCTTCCGGACGGCGTATTGTTCCAAAATATGCTCAGATACCTCATTTTATCTTGATTGATGATGTAATCAAGTTGGACGATAATTTCTTTGAGGCGCGATTTAAATTCGGAAGGGGCATTAATATACTTCTTAAATAAATCAATTCTTTCTTCCTCTGTCTTGGCTTTGTCCATTGCACCATGGATATCTGTTTCACTTTGCCTAATGACATCCTTAATATGACTAATCTCGTGCGACAAGATTATCTGAATGGCTACAAATAATTCTTCTGAATTAATATATATATCTCTAATGCCTACTCCTGGATTCAGATAGAGTTTAACCCTCGCCAATCCCTTTTCCTCATTTGCTCCAGACACGGCGTTGTTTAAAAATCTGTATAGTGGGCCAGAATAAGCAGGTTTGATCTCGTCGCCAACCTCTATTGAAATAAGAGTATTGAATATTTTGTTTTTTACTGTAGTAATCTGTGCAATGGTTTCGATATTTAAATCAGAAAAAATTTGTCCCATCATAATATCGCCACGCATAGCCGGATCGCTGAATAACAGCGCATCTATCGCAGCCTTGGATACTTTCTTAATGTTGACAACAGAATTTAGCGCGAGTGTTCTTACTAGCTCGCGCTCGACGGGTGTAAACCGAATCGGTCTTGTTGCTTGCTTTTTCATTATTGTTTCTCTTTTTTAAGTATTTTTTGCGCCAATTCCTGATCCGATTTTTCTTCTTCTTTCTTTTCTTTTAGACCCTCTACTCGTTCTTCGATCTCAGATGCTTTCTTTTCTAGTTTGTCACGCAACTTTGAAAAATACTTTCTAAAGAATGCGGCTTCTAGCTTATTAAACAATTCAATTCCACTAAATGTAGAAACCTCATTATCCCTTAACTTCTCAATTGTGCTTTTGATTTTTTCTTTTGCTTTTAAAGATTTCTTATCGCTGGCACCGGCCTTTTCTGCGTCATAGTCAGATTCTGCCATCTTTAATTTAGCTAAATTATTGTAAGCTGATTCAATTAAGTTTTCAACTTCACGCTTCTCTTCTTTGCTTGCGGCATCAATATGCGGCTCAGCCATTTCCCAAAGCTCCGGCTCTTCGGAAGATGATTGTATCTTTCTTGCCTTTTTCGGATCTGTCTTAGCAATAAGATCAATATAGTTTTGGACGTCGAACATCTGATCCATCTTCTTCTCATTGATGCCATAGCTATTTAGAAAATCAATATCATAGGCAGCCATGCGGAGTTCATCAATTACCGGAATATCACTCTCGAACTGTCTGCCTTCGCTGGTTTGACCCTTCTTTCTGCCACGCTTTTTGGGTTCTTCTTCGCCATCTAATTCGTCCTCATCAGATTTGCTATCACCAGATTCAATTTCTTCTACCTCATCCAGCTCATCATCAGACTCATCATCAGACTCATCATCTTCAAGAGATTCATCCTTTTCTACGGCAACTGATCCAGCTTGAGGCGCTACATCTTCGGCTTGCTCAATTACCTCTTCTTGCAATGCTGGAACCGAGGCTTCTTGCGCATCCATCTCTTTCTTTTTTCTTAAAGCTTCTGCTCTTTCTCTGATAAGATTGATTCTATCTTGAGTCGGGCTTGACGTCTTATCTTGTTCCAATACTTTCTTAAATTCTGGATCTTGCTCCGGAGAGCTTATTCCGTGCTCGGCAATGTCTTCTTCATGTAACTCAGATAGATCAACGTCTTCGTCATCAAATAATCTAGTTCTACGAGGGGATGCGAATGGCTCATCGTCATCGAATCCATCTAGCTCTAAGTAGCTCTCTTCAAAGTAGCCTTCCGTGTCATCCTTTTTTCGTTTGGCTATAACACTAAGTTTCTCGGAAATATTCGCCCTATCAAGATCAACGCCAGAAATGCTAGTTTCTCCAATTTCGAACGATTTAATAACGCCCTGGCCGAAATATGGATTACCATCTTCAGCCGCTTCTTGAGCTGCTAATTTAACAGCTGCCCGGTATTTTATCATTGATTTTATATAGGATGACATTTTGAATCCCCTTATTATTTAATTACTTTCTATAATGATTTTTTATAAAATTTTAACTTTTTTCGATCCCATCGTAAAATTCTTTAATTTGCTTTTTAATGGCATTCGGAGCCGTTGCCTTATCTATAAAAGATATGTTTTCATTCAAAGGTATATCAAATTTAATTAAAAAATCCTGCTGCGATGAGAAAATTATGATTTTCTTATTTTTTAAAATCTTATTAGATAAGATTTTTTTAAGAAAATCCTCACCGTCATGATTCCCCATCTCTAAATCAGTAATAATAAGATCGATCTTATTCTCTGTCATCCTATGCAACGCGTCTTTGCCGTCAACGGCTTCGACCACTGAGCACTCTGGGAATAGTTCTAAAAGTATTAGTTTTAGAAAATGCCTAATTGTTAATGAATCATCGACCACCAGTATCGTCATCGCTCTCTCCATCTTTTATTATATTTCATTATGGTAGCGACATAATAAAAAAATATAAAATTAATTATGATTAGACTATCTTATAGAGAACCAATTTCGAGTATCCAAAGGGGCCACAAGGGATGGATAGACCCCGATGGCGATGTTTTGCCTTTAAATAGCGAATTCGACATGCACGGCAAGTGGTTCATTAGAAATTATAGGAAATTAAAAAGCAGACACAAAGATTTACCGAATTTGTCGGAATTGGAAGGGAAGAGCTACGACTCTTTTAGGGACTTGTTGATAGACAGGGGTTGGATTCATATATATAATTCTAGCGCCATTACGGTGTATAAACTAGATGAACATACTAAGCATATACTCGTCGACGCTATATTGATGGGTCAGTTCTTACCAAACTACCCATTACATATATTTGAGAAGGTTACGGATAGGACTTACACGTTACGAGAGGAGGAGTTGGCCAGACACGGCATAGACGCTTTCGCAATAGACTGATAATATACAGGAGCGGACAATAGATGTCTAAATCAACTCGTAAGTTAACTCTGCAGACAAAAGATATAATAACACAAATATACCAAAATAACCCACAGGACGATGTATTCAAAAAAATAGAAGAAGCATATAATATTAAGTTTAATATAAATCGAGTAGGACTACTTGTAGTCAAGGGCGATAAGGGTCTTACTCTCGAACTCGTTAATAAGTTTCATGGATTATCGAGCATGGGTGACGCTGTGACTCTAAAAGATATCGGCGATGTCATTCTTCATAATAAAGCCTACCCCGGCTCTGCTCCGCCATCAACTAATTGGCATAAATTGGACTTCAATGATGGCGACAGAATTCATACCATCCAACCAAAAACAGAGCACCAAAAACAATTGATCGATGGCGTCATTGGCCGTCAGATCATTTTTGCCAATGGCGAGGCTGGCGTTGGAAAAACATTTTTGGCTTGTGCAATTGCGTTGAAGTTCTTGGAAAAAAGAATGATTAAAAAGATAGTCATTACTAGACCGGCTATTACTTCTGAAGATTTCGGATTTCTTCCAGGAGATATAGATGAAAAAATGTCCCCTTTCTTGCTCCCAATAAATTCAATATTCGAGGAGCTAATAGGTAAAGAAAAGAGAGATAAGTATATAGAGAAGGGCGCTATAGAGATTTTGCCAATCGCATATGCCCGTGGTATTACCCTTGGAAACTTTGAGGGAGTTATAACAATCGTAGATGAAAGCGAAAATGTCGAGCTGAAAAATTTCTATCTAATGCTGACCAGGTTGGGTGATCATCCAAATTCAAAAATAATATTTTGCGGTGATTCTAGGCAATCGGATCTGTCATTCAACAAAAAGAATTCTCTGGATACGGTAGCAGAAATCCTGAAGGACTCTCCGTATACGTCTATTGTAACTTTTGATAAGAGTGACGTTGTTAGATCTGCTGTTGTTAAGGATATTGTTGCTAGATTTGAAAAGTATGACGACGAAAAAAAGAAAACTAAATAACTGTTAAAATCTTAGGCCCATTTTGAGTTATTGCTACTGAATGCTCAAAGTGGGCCGAGTCATGTCCATCCTTGGTTTTCACTGTCCACTTGTCAGAGTCTATAAAAACTTCGTCCGTGCCAGCTGTCAACATTGGTTCTATGGCAATAACCATTCCCTCTTCAAGCTTCATCCCAGCGCCAGGATTTCCAATGTTAAAAACCGAAGGCTCTTCGTGCATGCTTTTCCCTATGCCGTGGCCGGAGAATGTTTTGACGACATCGAAACTGTTTTTCTTTGCGTGCTCATAAATTGTGTGACCTATATCCCCCAGAGTGTTTCCGATCACGCACTTTTCAATTGCCATATCCAAGCACTCCTTAGTGGCTTGGATTATTTTTTTTCTTTCCGTGGATATTTCTCCGACCCCTACCGTGATGGCTGCGTCGGCGCACCATCCGTCTTTATGGCAAGCGAAATCGATGCCTATGATATCCCCGTCTGCAAGAATAATATCTTTATTCGGAATACCATGAACCACGACGCTATTCACAGAGGCACATATCACGGCAGGATAGGGAACTGCGCCCGGATGAGGAGAATAGCCCAAAAAAGAAGAAAGAGCCCCGTTTTCACGAAGCTCCCTATTCGCTATCTTGTTTAAGTAATATGTCGATACACCAGACTTGCAGTTTTGAGCCACTTTGTCTAATACTTTTGCAACCACTGAACCGGCCTGGCTCATTAGCTCTATCTGGTTAGGTGTTTTAATGATAACAGCCATGGCCGCCTAGTGTATTATTGGCCACCGTGGCGCTGAACAAACTCCTCAATGGCCTCGTAATTATCGATAATGAGCTTGCACTTTCCAAGACCCATGGAAAATGGGTACTTGTCATCAGCACTTCTCTTTAGAACCAATACGGGTCTGCCCTTAAACTTCTGCTCAGAGACTAGCTCCGAGATCTGCTCGGACTCTTCGCCTTTTTCGAAATCAACATCGTCAGCCATTTAACTTGCTCCTTTTTTTATTGTGTAGAGATTTCTTTTTTTATTGTGTAGAGATTTCTTTCGGAAAATTCATTCTTCCTTTGTCGCTACTAAAGTACTTTTTTCTTGTATCCTCTGATGCTTCTCTTAGCTTGGTTATGGGAAGCTCGATCAGAAATCCGTCTTCTGGATCTTCTTGAAGGTGAAGCTTATATCCAAGGTGCGGTACTGGGACGTCTACGCCATATCTATCTGCCGGGTATGCTGCAGTAAATCCAAGTGCGTATAACGACTTAATCCTAGAAGCAAATGCTTCATAGTTATCTGCGACTTCTATTTTGAGACTAATTATTTCTCCTGCATTAGGGCGTAGCGCATTAGCATGACCGACATAAGAGGGTCTTTGCATTCAACGGCATCTTGGGCGCTAATCCATTTTACATAAGCGCCCTGTTCTCCAGAACTACCGTCGCCCTCCGGCTCGTGCTGGGTTTTTCCGGCAACGTCAACAGCATATAGATAGCAAGTGGTGTCGGCGCTCTTGCTTGGCCTTACTATTCCAAGCTCTATAAGCTCGTCTTCATCTACAAAAAAACCGGCCTCTTCGTCAGTTTCCATAACGGCGGTTGATAGCGGATCATCGTCTTCAACGGTTCCAGTTATCGATGCCAGTTGTATTCCGTCACCATGAGCCGGAGTATTCTCATATCGCCCAAGAACTTTCCCTGGATTTTGGGAATCAACGACTAGAATGGCCACCTTCTTGCCGTCCCCTTTGACTTCATGGGAGTAGATGTACCCGTCAGAGTCAATGAGGGACAGCCACTCATTATCATAAAGAATTTTTTTTGATTCCATGCTTCTTCTCCATCTTTTTTGAGAATGCCGCCAATTCCCTTTTTGTTTTATATGCTCTTAATCTGCTTCTTAGGGCAGCCTGATATCCAAACAATATAACGTGTCCCTTTATAAATGGATTAAAATAAAATGGGCTCTTTCTCCATTTATTTAAGAATCTTGACTTTTTCTCCGGTATCCTAAATTTCCCATAAATAAAAGACCTGGTGCCTTTTATGGAGCGACGAAGCCTGTATCCCCACAAGTGACTTTGTATATAGCCTCGCAATGCAGGATCTTTTGGCGGGAAAAGCCATTGCCACCAAAGAGACTTGGTCATGCCAATTATATAGCGCTCGTATCTTTCTTTTTTAAATTGCTTATGTTCATCTAATACTTCTTTTTGCTTCTCAATGAGAATTCTGTGCTCGGCTCGCTCCTTTGCCCACTTCTCATCCTGCTCGGCCCACCTTTTCTTAAGAGCCTCTATCTCTTCGCTGGTTTTTACTATTTGATGGAACCAGCTCCTATTATTATCATTATCTTCAAAACCCATTGCCTTGAGAACATCTCTATAATTTGCTTCTTTAAAGTCCTCTGGAAGAGTGTCCCAGGCTTCATAAAGTTGTTCTGGGGATAATTGTTTAGAGCTCATAGCCGTGCTCCGGAATCAGTTTTTTAAATTCTTCTTTTTGTTTTGGATCATGAAGATCTGGAGCAGCATAGGTTCCCCACATGCCGCCCAGACGAGTGCTGCAGATTCTGCCGTATTTAAGTTCCGGATCGAGCTTGTGCCAATCTCCGCCAGAAGCAACGATCATAGACTGTAACTCGTCCCAGCTTTTGCCGTGAAGATCGCTTTGGTTGTAATAGCTTCTGGCAAGCATCTGTAAGCTATTTGATTCCCAATCTTGTATACGCCAGACAAAATAATTATAAACCTCTACTTTGTCTGGAATCGTGAACACTCTAGCATCAAAAGCGGCTAGCTCTTTATCAGCTACCACGATCCAATCATTCACATCCATTCCCTGATACTTTTCAACATTGTCGTATGGATTGGATCCGAATGTTCCCTTGCTAATGGAATTAAAGAATCCTGCGGCCATCGAAGCGGAAACGGACACGATCTTCTGGATATTGCCATCAAACCATGCCTGCGTTTGTATAGCATCAAAATCGGTCATAAGAATCGAAATCTCATCGGATTGGACATATGCTAATTTAGCGCCCTGTATGTTGGCGCAAAGATATTTGGCCGTAAGGTCCATGCGGCTCATAAGGTCTCGGTCGTATGGCTTTACAGCTCCGATGGTTTTTGTAAAGTTATGAAATGAGCGCCCGTCTAGTCTCAATATGGAATAAGACCTGCGGGGCAAATACGCCCTTGTGCGGTGCTCGTAGTATGTCTTCATTCTTTCGGATATAGATATTGATTGAGGCTTTGTGCTCATAATGCTTTTTTCCCTAATAGGAGCTCTGTCTTTACAATGCTACCTATAACTCTTTTGTATACCGGGTCATAAACGCATGTATCAAGCTGATTCAACAACAGCCTAGAATCATCATCGGTATACACATAAACAAAATCGCCCCCAACCGTTGAGTCTATCTCTAGGCTGTCCGGCACGGGAGCGTTTTCGACTAGCATGACAAATATGCTGCCTATATTTTCTACATTTTTGCCAGCTAATCTAAATAGATCAAGTAATCTATCTGTCTCATCTTTGCTACTATCTATGATGAACGCTTTTTTATCTACGTCCGGCAGCTGGTTACTTGGCAGCTTTTTCGGCATCGGCTTTTGGCTTCTCTACCTTAATACCAGCAAGATTCATCCCGTTGGTTTCGACGTACTGCGTGACCTTCTCAAGCAAATGCTTAAAGGTGGCATACTGCTCTTCGGACAATGTGCCGACTTTTGAGCCAACCTTGTAGCTCCACTTATTGTCCTTGCTGCGTGTGGCAACAACGGCGCTGTCAACCCACTTTACTTCCTGCGACTTGTCTGTGTAAGCAAAGCCAAACGTGTTGACGAGCTCTCCAGACTTTTCCTCGATCAATAGCTTTACGTGATTCATAACCTCTCCTGAGTTAAAATGTTATTTCTATGAACTTCCTTACATCGCTGATAAATCCACGATTTGATTCCACTTTTGCTGCGGAAACACTTGACAGAGCCGATGCAGACTCAAGATATTTGTCGGCAGAATCCAGAAGATGCAAATTGGTCCTGTAAAGATCCTGCAGCTGCCTCAACAAGATTTTTCTATCTTCGCATTTTGGATCTAGGGATTCGATCTTAGTATTCATACTCGTGTAGTTGCAAGCCTTCTTAAACGCAACTATGTTGGCATATGCGGCGTTGTTATATGCCCAACTTGCAATGTCCGGTCTGCCGAGTTTCTTTGCCTCTACAGCTGTTGCCTCACAGGCCGCAACGACACCCTCTAGAGATGACAGCGCGGTTGCTGTGTTTGTTTCTGCTTGCAGTTGGCTTAAATATCTGCGAGCTTCTGTGGATGCCGACCTGTAATCGCTCCATGAAGCCGAAGCAAGAGCCGAAATCGAAAGAGCAAGAACAACCATTAAAAACTTTTTCATGCAGTCCTCTAAATGAGTTAATTTAATTATATCAAAAATAACCTAAACCGTTCTTGTTTTTTGAACTTTTTCAAAATTAACATCTAAAACCTCTTTCGAATACGGAGGCTGTTGTTCCTGAGTTTGCATATCCCTTAGCGTATAACAATTTTTTACCTTGTCAGCTTGTATCACCTTGTAAAGATGCGGGTTTCTCAAATCATAATTATTAATTGTTATTAACTGAAGAATATCTCCCTCGTTATACGCTGCGCTAAACGTCATTATCAGTCCCACCATTTTCTAAGATTTTGGGCTAATAATTTGAAAAGCTCATTATACGCTTCGGTCTCCCTAAGTTCTTCGACTTGAGAAATTACAAACGATTCCTGCCTGGCCTGTTCGGCTTTTTCAGAATCATTTGGGTCAATTTTGCTATAGGATATTATACCTCTACGCCATTTCGGATTATCAGTGGGCTCGCTTCTAAAATTTATTTCTCCATATTTCTCAGCGTGCTCAGCTCTTTCTGATTTTGCAAAATCTCCGTCAATGATTTTTTGAACAACTGATAAAGTAGCGTCCATTTCGGCCAAGCGTTCCTGTTTCCAGTCTTCGGCACCGTAACCATTCGCTATTTCTTTGCGCATGCGCATAATCTTATATTTTAATAGGTATAAAACACTAGAATCGTCCCAGTCTCGATCTTCCCACAAGATTGGAATCCATGCTAGAATTTTTATGATTTTTTTAACCGGGGAAACTACGGCGGCTCTAAACGGTCGTTCAATAAATGTATCAAAAACACCATATGATTCAATCCTATAGTTTACATCTTCGATAAAATCGTTTATTTTTTCTTTGATAGTCGGCATCTTAGCATCCGCAGGGTTTCTTGGGTCCTTTTGTCGGCTTTTTCATTTTAAACCTCCTACTTAAACTGATTTAGTTTCTCTTTTAAGAGAGCTAGTTTTTCTGGTTTTGTTGTAAACTTTATCGCTTTTTCAAGTGTGGATTTTGCTCTTGGATCTCTTAAATTGTTATAACAAATGAAAAGCTGCTCATAGATCATCGGGTCATCTCCATAAAGCTCTATGATTTTTTCATATTCGGTCGAAGCCTTCTCCCACTTCTTTAATATGAAGAAGGTTCCTGCCGATCTTGTGAAAGCTACTTTTGCATCCATAGATCATCTCGTTTCTACGAAAATCTCTTATTGTAAAGCAAAACATTCGCCTCTGGTGGCGCTTGGTGCGAATAGTCGGTTATGCTCACTACTTCAAAACCTCGACTCTTCATGTATTCTAGGTCATCGTTGATCAATGTCTGACCGCTATACATGATTTCGTTTGGATTTTGCGCGACACTGCTCTCCATCTGTATAAATATAACCCTATCTAACATGTTACCGGCGCTTTTAATCACGTTCAAATCATTACCTTACGCATCTACCTTTAGAAAGTGTATGATTGGCTCCTGTAATGTTTCGAGTATCGTATCAAGCCTGACCACATCCACTTCTATCTCGTCAATCTTTTTGATTGGATATCTACAGTACCAACCCTCGTGATTTATCTTATCGACCATTTTTCCTGTTTGCAGATCGTGTAAGGAGTTGCAGCCGGGCTCGTCATAGATATTGAATTTAGCCCTGCCAGGCTCAGTCGATATAGCAACCTGATGGAATTCGTCATATGAGCCCTGATTGTGCTTAATCGGATCTATAGCAATGACCCTCATTTTACTTCTATCAAAGCCATGATCCCGGATGAAGTCGTTGACAAAATGCCCCTTGTGAAAACCAACATCCACAAGACATATTTTGTCATACTGCTTTAAGGTCGCTATGTTCATAGCCCTGCTTTAAAATTGGTGGAGGCGGTGGGACAGCACTTTCCTGCATCTTATTTTGTTATACATGCAGCTTAGACTATCGCATCATCCTTGTTATAGGATGTTCTCTCGCTTAGTCGTTCACGGTGGCTTTAGGCCTTCCGCCTTGTCACCCTCTTCAGGGCTTCCAAGTCAATCAGAGAGAATTTTTCATGTGTATATTACTATACACCGCGACTGTTGAGCTTTCTAAACCTGGCTATCAACTTATTTTTGCTAGCCAGCATTCCTTGCGAATATTTGCCATTTCTCGGAGTCCTTTTCCGAAAATCATTAACAAGCAATTTGCATTGTTCTGTTTTGATTATCAGAAATCCGTCTAGCATGCTGGCAAGTCTTATCGCGGCATTCCATCTGACTCTCAGGCTGTATGAGTCTTTATGCCTCGCCGATCTTGCTTTATGCATACATATTTCGGATTTTACTCCGTTCGCTTTAAGGAATTTGAAGATTTCATCTAGCAGTTTTTTGTTGGTATTGGCAACCGTTATGGATGGAACCATTTTACCGCCATCCATAAATATAGACATGGTGCCTTCCACATCTATTATGCCAGCTAGATATTCAATCTTCATAGCTTATCGGCTCCTTAATCGAACCCACGTCCGAAAGATGATCCTGGTAGACCAACTACATGCTTATCCGGTTTTCAGGTCCGGCAACACTTTTTGCCACTTTCGCTCTTTATTTCAGATCAGACAAGTAAGCTGATTGGCGAAATAAGCTTTGTTCTGATCCTATCCTCTGCGGCTCATACATAGTTAGAGGAGTCCCCATGTTGAGTGCAGCAATTAAGCTGCTAGGAGTTCTGCGTCTTCAGCAGTTCTCTGTGCCCTAGAAATTTTTAACGAGGTATCTTGAGCATCCCCCGGCATGCGTCCTATCGTTCACTTCTCCCGTCGAAACCTGTCGCCCCCTTATTGTTTTGAGACTCCGGTGCTTCCGTAGCCGCCTTCGCCTCGCTGTGTTTCGGATAGCTCTTGGATCTCAACAAAAGCCATCCGATGAACTTCGTTCAATACTAACTGTGCGATTCTATCACCTTTTTTTATTTTGAACACGTCTTTGCCATGATTGATCAAAACTACACCAACTTCTCCCCTATAGTCGCTGTCGATGGTGCCAGGAGAGTTTACCACGGTGATGCCGTGTTTTAAAGCCAATCCACTTCTTGGGCGGACCTGTACTTCAAACCCAACCGGTATCTCAAGATAGACACCTGTATGAACTAAAAGCCTATCGCCAGGCATTATCGATACCTCTTCGGCTGAACAAAGATCAGCGCCAACAGCACCAGCTGTTGCATAAGTCGGCTCGATTGCGTCAGAGTCTCTTTTTATGTAAACAGTTTTAGAGTAAAACTTTGCGTCCATTAAATACTCTGAGATGAAGATGATCTTTTGTTTCTCTGCTTGCGTAACATATCCTGATAAATGGCTAGCTTTAACTCCTTATCGGTAGTTACACCATGATATTTCATCAGGCGTTCTTTTTCAAAAACGTCTGACGGAACTTCTATTTTTTGTGATCCAGACGCGCCCACCGAGCTTCCGGATACTGTTAGTTGATTTCCCATGACCTATTCCCTTGCTGTTAAATTGTTATGTAATCTCTTTACCGCTTTGGCCTCGATCGCAGCAGCCCTTCTGGGTGTTACTCCAAGCACTTTGGCCAACTCTTTTCTCGAAAGACCTTCATAGAATATTTTCTCAATCGCCAAACTCTCGTCCCTTGGCATTAGTTTTGAAACCCTGCGTATATATACATGCATATCATCGTTCTCTAGCTTATCGAGTGCATTTTGTTTGTCTTCAATACGCAGAATATTCTCAACAGTCTTTTGGCTTCCGTCTGGCCCAATCGTGTTCTGGAGACTTATCAATCTTCGGCCAACGATCTCTGAGTCCGACCGATATTTTTCAAATTGCTCACGCGTTATGCCTCTCTTTTTGAGAATGACATCTACCGAAAGATCTGTTAGTTTGGACTCGTTTACAACACTATGATATTTAGCATTAGAGATATAGATATCTCTTGGAGTTCTAAATACTCTTAGTTCCTGGTTGCAAATAGTCAAATAATGTTTTATCCAGTAAAAGGCATATGTAGAAAACTTAATCTTCATGCTTGGTTTAAATCTTTCTAATGCCTCCATAAACCCTATGGTTCCATACTGAAAAAAATCAGCAAAAGCCTCTGATCCAGCCCCGGTTTGCTTTAACGCGTCGGCAGACATTTTGAAAATCATTTTAGCCATGTTTTCAAAGATCAAGTCCTTAAACAAGTCTTTTTTAGCCAAATTTTTTACCTTGGCGTATTTTGTAACGAGCGAAGTTATCTCGCCAGAGCTGAGATTCTTCTTTCGAATGATCTTTTTAAGCTCAGGAGACAGATAGGAATTGAGATCCATATCCATATTATACTTGTTTCCTGCTAATTTGTCAATTAGTCTTTGGTTTGAATTGTTTTAAAAACTGATCAATATTAGTATCAAAGGTTTGAGATTGGCCAGCATAACACCAGATAACTACTTCTGAGTATATATTAACTCTAATAATCTCCACGTCTGGTCTTGACGGAATTCCCGTAGTCCATATCGATCCAGGTTTTATATCGTCTCTGCCCATGGTCTTTTATGCTCTCTTTTATACCGCAACTTCAGCCCTTATTGCCGGATGAGGATTATAGTCGACGAGTTCAAAATCTTCGTATTTAAAATCTTCTATGTTTTTCACATTAGTATTTATTTTAATCCTAGGTAATGGTTTTGGATCTCTTTCGATCTGCTGCTTTATTTTGTCTATATGATTTTTATAAATATGCACATCTCCAAATGTGTGCACAAACTCTCCTGGTTCAAGACCAACCACTTGAGCGATCATCATGGTAAGCAATGAATAACTGGCTATATTGAATGGAACTCCTAAAAAATAATCGGCGCTTCTTTGGTACAGTTGGCAATCCAGGAATTTTCCTTTTCTTACATTGAACTGAACAAAGGCGTGACATGGAGGAAGCGCCATTTTGTCGATATCCTCTGGGTTCCATGCATTTATAATATGCCTTCTGGAATCTGGATTGTTCTTCAGTCCGTCGATAAGCTTAGCCAGTTGGTCAACCCCCGCACTATTTACAAAGATCGCATCCCCGATACCGGTGGATGCTCCGACGGATCTTGTTTTGTTTATGATAACCTTTTGACCGCCGCCAAAGTTTCTCCATTGATGACCATAAACCGGGCCAAGGTCTCCGTTTTTATCCGCCCACTCATCCCAAATTCTAACGCCATTGTCTTTGAGATATTGAATATTGGTAGCTCCGCTAATAATCCATAATAATTCATGAATTATTGATTTGAGGTGGAGTTTTTTGGTGGTAAGAAGAGGGAAGCCCTTAGAGAGGTCAAACCTTAGTTGACGTCCGAAAACGCCAATTGTTCCCACTCCAGTGCGATCTTTTCTCTCATATCCGTTTTCAAGAATATCCTTAGCTAAATCTAAATAGGCTTGCATTTTAAATTTCCTTTATGGCGAAAGACGCCCACTTCTTGTTTTTACCGACCTTCCAAAATCCGTGTTTGACAACTCCGCGATTCTTTAGACCAAGAATGAGCTGCATTCTAAATAATCTAAAAAGGTTTCCCGAGTATTTATCTTGCTCTCCGAGTCTTATGCTGGCACTTATCGGATGACTGTGGTAAACACCCAAAAATAGCTTCGTTCTACTAAGTTTTTTAGATAGCTTGGTAAATTTTCTGAATTCCTTTTTAGCAAACTCTCCACCGAATCTTTTATTCCTAGCCGTATTCCTGCACTCATGAGTATTTATAATCAAATAATTGCCGTTTGCCTCCATACATTCAAATATACCGAGGCATTCATCGGGAAAACTTTTTCTTGCGTGGCGATTTAAAGCTATTTTTAGCTTTTTCGGGATGAATATCGTCTTTTTTGCGCTCATTATTAAGACGCTCCAGCTTATTGGCGAATATCGAGTATAGTTCGTTTTCTCTAGAACTATATGACCATTTTGACCTGATATAGGTGCCTCCGCACTTATATGACAAAATAGCTTCTTTTAAATTTTTTGATTGCTCCATCTCATAATCTAACGAGCACATCCCAACAAGTATGTTAAAATAAACATCGTTTAGTAGTTCTTTTTTTATCGTTCTCTTATTATACTTAATTTTATATCTTTTGCAAATCCAAACGGCAGTGCTAGGGTCTAGTTGAAAAACGCCAAGACATCCAGCAGAAGAAACTGCTAGCGGATTAAATGTACTTTCGCTCAAACCTAGCGCTATTGGTATGTTAGGCGTTGGTATATGAGAAAGTTTTGACCTATTTTTCTTCCAAAGCAATTTTATAATCTCTGTATATTTTTTAGCCCTAGCGATATTTTTACCACCAGCCTCAATATACAAATCAACAGCGGCTCCATGGTCACTCGCAGAGGCCGGGATAACTAACGCTAGCATTAAAAACAGGATCGCTAGTATTTTCATAAACCAATGATCCTATTTTTTAATTAAATTGTCAAGGCTTATTTAAATCAATTTTTATAAAATTAATCTGGCAATCTATAAATAGTCTGAAAAAGCTCTATGGATCCATCAATTTTCTTAGTTATTTTCTTATTTCCAATAAGAGACCATTTATTTTGTTTAGAAACATTTATCATGTTTTTTAGCTCAGCAATAGCGGCTTCCAGATTTTCACCCTCAGCTTTGATAACAAAAGTTCCGTAAGAGTTCTCTATCATATAGAGAAATAAGCTTCTGCGTGTCTCTTCTATTTTCTGAGCAGTATTCTGATTAATCTCTTCTATTTTTATTTTTAGGATAGTCCAAGATAAAAGAACATTCGCTGCTAATATGCAGATTAATATACTTTTTTCCAGCCAGCTTTTAAACATTTCTTTTACCTTCCCGTCTTATCTGGAAATGCTAAAGCTCGCATCTATTGTTGACGCCCCTGTTGATGGGCGATCAATAACCGGCAGCATCGAGCGTTTAGGAACAGCGGACATGCTCATTTTCTCTATTTTACTAGCGTACTCTGCATCATTTGTTATGGAGAAGATTTTGGTATACGCGGAAACCGCGATGTGCTTGCCTTGGGAAGATGACTTTGATATCTTCAGGATAGTTTTGGCATATTTTGCCAACTTTATCGGATCATTCTCTAGTGCTATAAGCCTAGAATAACTCTCTTCAAAGAACGTCTTGTCAACTTTTGTCTTTTTGTTGTAGAGAGCTACAAACTTCTCCAGGTTTGCTTTTTCTTTCCCAGCGTTTTCCAAGGTCGGGATCTGTCTGTAGAGCTGGGCTAGGTGGTAAAAGCACATTGGGAAATCACTGGGAGCTCTTTCTCCAATCAGCTCAAACATATCACGAGAGAGGCCAAAATTACTATTCCTCATCTCTTCTAGCGAAAAGTCAAAAAACATAGAAAGTTGTTGTTTGGTGACTTGTTTCTCCAACACGAAGCCCGAGCTATTATTAGGAGACTCGGGTTCGGCGGAAAGAAGCGAGAAGGGTAACGCCATTAAAATCGCTAAAATAAGTTTCATGGCCATTACTCGACATCGTCTATGTTTTCAACCAATACTGCTTTACCGCCTCGAATTACGACAGCCTTAGATTTCTCTGCCGACGCGTCATCGTTGTGGGTGGAAATCACAACAGCACCACCTTTCAGGGCTGCTGTTCCTGTGGCCTTTGTTGTGGGACCAGTCTTTTTAGCCTTTGGCGTCTCTGCCGCCGTCTGAGACACAGGCATTTCTTTGTCTGTTAAGACAGCGTTTTCAACTTCTGTTTGAAGTTTTACTTTCCCGGTTTTAACAGTCTTCTTCAGCGACGAAGATGGCTTAACTGTCTTCTTTTTTGCTGTCTTCTTTTTTAACGCAACTTTTTTTTGACCCTTTGGCATTTTTTCTCCACTAGAATGATTTTAGTTTTTTTGGACTACGATTCCCTCTTCTTCTAAAGAAGAAATTTCATCCTTGTTTAATCCGTTTGTATTTTCCCAAAAGTGGCCATTCCATTTAAAACCAAAATCGTTTAAAATCTGGATCGTTACCTCTGGGATATTTTTATTCATATAGACGGCATAAATGGTTGATTGGTTTTCTTCTACTTCTTTCTTCCAATCTTTCCAGTCAAAATCGTCTTCGTCTTCTTCTTGATTAAGCTTCGGTCTGCGAGGAATACCGTCAAAATCGGGCATTTATATTTAAACCTCTTCCTTTTATGCGACTGTAGCTGGCTCTTGAACATCAGATTTGCGGGTGCGCTGTCTTGAAGGCTTGAATAAGCCCTTCCTACGCAAAGCCTGATACAAGGTTCCGTAAACAATCTGCTTCTCTGCCGCGTAATCTTTGGCAGTGTAAGAAGGGTTCTCAACCTTCTTAGTATCTATCTCTTCAGCCATTTTCTTTAGCTGATCTTCGGTCCACAAGTTCTTTCTAGCCATGTTACTCTCCTTCTGTTGTTTTTAGATATTATATTAAAATTTACTCTTCGTCGTCATAGTTATCGTCGAAATCAAACTCCGGCTCGTCTTCTGCCTCGTCGCTGTCGCCATCTTCGTCGTCTCCATAATCATCATCCGCTGCGCCTGTAGTTTCTTCATACTCCAGGTAGTCAGAAATCATATGATCTAATTTTTCATCATCGATTTCAATATCCGGACTTTCAACAACCTCATCCTCTATAACCCTGAACTCTTCCTCTTCTGTGGTTGTTAGTTCATCTATGAAAAGATCTGTATTAAATCCTGAATCAATATCTGTATGATCCAAAAAATCATACAGTATCTCTTTAATCCTTTCAGCTGCCTGTCTAGGTTTAAGAGTAGAAGATAGGTAGGTGCTTGATATCTGTATAGTTGTCATCTTTTTTGTTTGTTATGTTAGTTAAGTAATTTAATTATACCAAAAAATTTTTTAATTTCAATCATTTTCTTTAATTATTTTAAGATAATTAAATATAACTAAATTTCCTGATTTTCTATATACTATATTAATTATATATTATGTACTATATATAATAATATGTATATAAGAAGTATATAGGAATCGCACTTTTTTGATTAGATTTAATGTGGATAACATTACGCCTTACTAACAGGGATATTAAGACATTCCTTGTTTCTTTATAAACTCCTCAAGATCCGCCGCCCCACAGCCATCTTTCTTATATGTATTTTCTGCAAAAAAAGTAAACAAATCTTGCAAAATCCCAGCTTTGACACGAACACCCCGGCCGCCATATTTAATAACACGAGCCATTGTCATATATGGGTTATGTAAACCTTTTGAGACCTTCATCGAGTTATCCTTATCACTCGCCATCATGCTAAAAGAACAAATGGCTTTGACTGGAGATACTATGGCAACCTGACATATGTCAAGATCGAAATTTTTTAAAATCTCAATAATATCTCCACCAGTTTGTCTACCGGTCTCTATCGTAACTGGTTTTATAATTTGAATAGGAAAAATTTGAGATATTTTATTTTTTATCCTACCCTGTGCTCTTTCAACATTTTTTAAAAACTGAGCATCGCCAGATAGGTTTTTAAAACCTATAGTTACAGCGTATTCTGTTTGTAAAATATCTAAGTATGCAATGTCTCCTTCGAGGATATTCTTGATCTCGGCTAATAACGCATCAAAAGAACCTTGATTTTGGCAGAATACATCTACGTCAGAAAAATCAGTACTCTTGCTATTTATTGTTACGCAATGCCTAGCATATCCTCCTGCTATGTACGCGCCGTGTTTTATGCATAATTCATGAAGTTTTCTAATTTCAGAAAATCCTCTTTTTATGTCAGTTACTACAAACTCTTGACTAGATAGATAATCATCATTTTCGATATCAAGATGTATTACTGGCTCATAAGATCCGGTAGAGCTTAAAAAGTCTTTGCGGTTCATTTCTAATCCTCAAAATACAAAAATCTCGCTATGTTAATTAAACTATCGCAGTCAATCATACTTGAATCGCGAGCTTCTCTCAACCACTTTTTTAAATTAGACTTTTCAATCGATACGATATCTTTTGATATTACTTTATGTTTATCATAAACCCAGTTTATATAAATAAACTTATCTCTATCGTAAACATGGCTTGCAAAAACATGAACCGTGTTCTTATCTCCATCTTTTTGTACGGCTTCCCATGGGACGTAAAAATTTTTAAGAACTTCATCGAATTCAGAAGCAAACTTATATTTAGAAGCCTCATTTTTTTTCCAATTCTTCAGTTCGGAAAAATCTATATTTTTTTCAAAGACGTCAGTCACCATGCCTCCATTGCTTTCCATATTCGACATGCTCGGTACAGATGTCATTTTTGTACATCGATTTAATTTTTAATAGCCCTGTAGTGGTATAATAAAGAAAATCCCCATGTCTTTTTCCGTTTACAAAATCCATGGAGCACTTTACTTGTCTAGAATTTTCATGATACTCAGTACATTTTCCATTAAGTTTCCCAGACTTATAAAAATATTCTTTTTTTAAAAAACCATTTTCATAATCTCGCAAAGGTCCAGAAAGCGCTCCGCGAACATAGTTACATTCATGAGAAATATTACCATCCTTATCAAATTCGATATATTTTCCGGAGATTTTGTTATTAATATTTTGGCCAGTTATCATTAAAGAGCCATTTGGATAGAACTCTTTGAATGTTCCATGTTTTCTATTATTAACATACTCATATTCAGACTGCACGCTGCCGTTCGGGAAATAAGTTATAGCCAACCCGTGCTTCTTATTTTTTCTATACTCTACAGTTTTTAATTTAGTACCATTAGAACTATAGTGTGCATTTTTTCCGTTTAGATCGCCATTCTTATAAAAAGAAACTGATTTTTCTACCCCATTAATGTAATACAAAATTCTTTTACCATGCAATTTACGGCCACGATATTGGGCATATTCTTTTATATTTCCGTTTTCATACCACTCTATCTTCTTATCGGGCGGCTTCATCACTGGCACCAGATTCGTCTATTTCAGCAAAAACCATTCTACCAGACGGATTGCTATTAAATTGCCGACACACAACCTCTACTTTCTGGCCCCTAAATTTTAATGCGCCGTCAACAACAACCATCGTCCCATCCTCCAGGCTACCAACACCCTGATCCGGCATAGCCCCAGCTCTAAAGATCTTTATAGTAAATCGATCACCCGGCAACACGATTGGTCTAATGGCAGAAAAAAGTTCATTGATATTTAAAACAGACACACCATGTATCTTGGCTATCTTATTTAAATTAAAATCAACGGTAAGCAGTTTTGCCCCAAGCTCTTTGCACAACAAAACAAGTTTCGTGTCAACTTCTTTGACTTTTTCGACTACGTCGAATTCGTCGTCGGAAACATTTACTGATCCAGTTTTTTGTAATCTCTCTAAGAGCTCAAGAGCCCTTTTCCCTTTTTGTCTTTTTTCGTGGGTCTGTGAATCGGCTAAGTGTTGCAACTCTAATATAACAAAAGGGGGCACCCGAAGATCACCCTCTATAAAACCAGACTCTATAATGCCAAGTATTCTACCATCCACAAGGACGCTAGAATCTATAATTTTGATATTCTTTTTTACACCAAAACCAAACATATCTCATCCGCTCAACGCTTATCTTTATCGCCCCTCTTAATTTTCCCCGATAAAGTTTTTACATTTTCCCAACACTCTCCCTGGTGCACGACAGCCCCGCTTTTATATACACAAACGTAATCACCCTTTTTTATACTTTTATTGCACCATAAACAGTTTCGGTCAGCTTTAATTTTTACTTGCATATCAATCCATGGAATTTGTAATACTCCTATACTCCTCTTCAGATATAAACTTGGCATAATAATTTGACATATCAGCCAAATGTTCTTCATATTTTTTATCCTGGATGATAAGCTCTATGTCATCTATTTTGTCAGGATAATTATTTATTAAAACAAGCTCAAGATCACGCACTCTTGCTTTTATAGATATAACTTTTTTCAGCTGGATCTTACAATAAGAAACCCACTCCTTTTTTATCTGTCTAGTATTGTTTATGTTATGAGAAAAGTCAGGAGTCGACTTATCATTTAGATAAGCCTTATAAAGGATAGAGAATCTTCGAGATAGAGTTTGAGAATTTCTTGAAACCGACGGATAATTAGATAAGTCTAATACATTTCCAAAATTAACTGGTTTTTCCATCACGACAGCGACCTGCTTCTCTGGTCTATCGAACAAAAAATAAACATTGGTGAACACCGACGCAAACAGGATGATATTTAACATAATAGGATATTTCCGACGCACAGCAAGACGAAACCAAAGAAGCAACAATTTTCTAAGAGTTTTAAATTCTCTTTCTGTCAATTCTCTTTCTTTTTTCATTACTGTCTCCTCGTTCTTGGACGACTAGACTTTGATTTAGCTTTCAGATCTTTCGATATCTCCTTGTCAAGTTTATCTAGAGCTTTTAAAGCCTCTATGGCTGGTTGCTGGTATTTATTATAGATTTCTGGATGAGCGCCTTCAAGGAATTTAATTCTTTTCGCCAAAGCCTCTATTTTCTCCATAGTATCGAAAAATTCCTTGCTCATAAATCCTCCAATTCCCTTTTTTCTTTTTTTAGATCTTCTATAAGCTCAATAACATTTTGACGCCTAGTTCCTATCCCGATGCCAGTTTTTTCGGCATCAACAGAGAGCTCGTCTCCAATAATAATAAAGGTTGATAGTATGTTAAAATTTTTTTTAAGCTCAACATACTCGTCATAACTCGGAGTATACTCCAAGTGAAGAAAACTGTGTTCATAATTATATACTACAAAAACATAGAGTTCGTTAACATTTGTTGGCTTTTTAGCATCTTTTTTGATTAAAACTCGTGACGGATCGGTCTTTAATTCAAAACCATCATCTATTAAAATTTTATGATATTTTGGATTTTTGCCTTTAATGTGCAAATAGCTATGCACAATAGAATTTTGATTCAAGTGGTTGAATTTATCTTTATCACTTGGACCAAAAAGCCACTCCCCATCTTTGCTGGCTAAAAGATTTATATAAAATTCATCCTTACCATATGGCTGGAAGATTATTTCTTTATCCTTGTCATTTGCCATTTTTCTCAATCCATGCGTTCAAATCCATTTTACTAGATATTTGGTACTGGTTGCCATGCGAGGTTATTGTTATTGTTTTCCATGGTTGGTGAACCAAGGAAAGCCATTGCGCACACTTGGCCTTGTTTTCTATTGTCACTGATTTCGCATGACCGCTTGAATATTTTACATCAACTCTAATCATCCGACTTGGTCCCACGGCCACTATTGATAAGCCTTTTAATTTTGTCTATGCTTTTATTTTGAATAACTCTAACAAATTCACAGCTAACATCTAACTCTTTAGCGATCGCCTCCAAGGTTTTGGGTTCATTTTCGCCCAGTCCAAACCTTTCAACTATAACGTACTTTTCTCGATCGCTCAAATTCTTATTTATTAGTTTTTTGATGCGCCTAAACATAATACCGTCTGTTAAACTATCTTCAAGACGTTCTTTCTGTATTATGGCGGCATTGATCTTTTGATGTCCCCAGTCTTCATTTTTTGAATCGTTGTCAACAGTCGGGGAGTGTTTTTGTACTGTATCTATAAGAATTTCTTTTGAGACACCGATCTGATCCGCTATATCCTCAAAATCTATATGTTGCCCGGACTGGATAAGTTCTTCTTGAATTTTCTTAAATTTATTATAGATTTGAGTCCGGTGAAATGGTAGACTAAGAGGGCCTCCAGCTATATTTTCCGTTATTCTCTTCAAAACCCACCAATGGAAATAGGTCGAAAATTTGACCCCAAGATTGGTATCAAATCTATCTATAGCCTCAATAAGCCCAATCGCACCATCAGAGACTAAATCTTCAAAGCTAACATGTTTGCCGATGAAATGCCCGGCATACTTGTGAGCCAAGCTGTATACCGCCCCCATGTTGGCAATGATAACCTTATCCCTGGCCTCGTAGTCGTTGTTTTCACGATACAGTTTTATAAGAGCCACTATTTCTTCGTTTGGCAAAACTTTGCCTATTTCTTCAAATCGCATGTATTATCCCCAGGATAAAAGTTGCCAACATGGCCAAAGTATAGCATTGATAATGTTTTTTGTCAACTATTTTTATTTTCAATATATGTTTTCAACATATTATTAATTGAGTCCATAGCATCATTGCGCACCCTATTCCATCTGGCAACATCATCACATGCGGCTAGGCGGTCTTTATCTGCAACGCTCTTGTCGCGACGAACATCTTCAAGGTTCCAAAGTTTTAAATTGGCTTCAAATAGTCTTGCGACAGCATCTCCGATGCCTCCAAAAACGTCACCGGCTGGCTTTTCATATTTATAAATTTTGAATTTTGGGTCTTCGATAGGAACTTTTTTGGCCACTGCAGCAATAATATAGTCATCTATCTCAGCTTTTAATATATTAATCTTAGATGAAACTCCAGAAACAACCTCGGCAGAAGACTCATCGAGTTTGGATAGCCTAATTGTCTCTATAGACAACTTGTCGAGTAATGATCCAAATGTTTCCATTAGACCTTCCCTCTCCAATACTCAAGGATATCTTTCAGCATTGTATCAACACTTATCTTCGGTTCCCAACCTGTTGCTTTTTTAAATTTTTCTGACGATCCGCATAGTTTTACAAGATCTGACGGTCTTAGTCTCGAAGGGTCTTCTTGGGCAGTTATTTCTATTGGAGACAAACTCATAAATGTTTTTAATACGTCTTCAATTTTTGTTAAATTCCCAGAACAAATATTATATGGCTCTCCTGGTATGCACTTTTCAGTAGCGAGCCAATAAGCAACGACAACATCTCTAACATCAGTATAATCACGGTATGAATCCAGATTGCCATGTTTAATGACAGGACACACTAGCCCCTTCTCTATTTCCGCTACTTGTTTGGCAAATGTAGAGGTTACGAATACCTCACCTCTTCTTGGGCCCTCATGATTAAAGGTGCGAGTAAGAATGGTCTTGATGCCATAAGATTTGAAATACTGATACCCAAGGTTCTCGGCGGCCACCTTTGATACTGCGTATGGCGACAAAGGTCTAAGCAACAAATCTTCGGTGAGAGGAAACGTCTCCTGATACCCATATTCCTCAGATGAGCCAGCAATTTGCACCACTGCATCGGGAGACATTTTCCTAGTGGCCTCAAGAATATTTACCGTGCCATCCACATTGCTATGGATTGTCTCTATTGGCGAGTCCCAAGAAAACTTAACAAATGACTGTGCGGCAAGATGGAATATTTTGTCAAACGGTCCATGTTCTTGAAATACGTTTTGAACACTACCATAATCCTCGGCATTGCAAACCGCCCATGTGATGCGAGGGTGGTTTATGACGTGACGCACATTATCCATATCACTTCTACGTCGCTTCATGGCCACAATAGAATAGTCCGGGTGATTAGCCAGGATATAATCGATCATGTGGCTCCCAACAAACCCGGTTGCTCCAGTAATTAAAACCTTTTTCATTTTGACCCCGATTAAATTATGTAAATTGATGGTAATGGAACAATAAATCTTGTGCCGGATTCCCTTAGCGCGGCTTCTCTTGTTTTAAATACGTCCACAAAATGCCAGGGGAAGATAAATAAGTAGTCCGGCTTCATTTCGCGCATTTCTTCTTCAGATATGACTGGAATTCCTGTTCCGATTGTTTTCTTGCCAAGCTTCTCAGGACTTCTTTCTGCGATACAAGGGATTAAATCTGGCCCGATCCCATAATACTGCAGAAGCGTATTTCCTTTAGTGCTTGCCCCGTAACCAACGACTACCTTTCCGTTTGCTTTTAATCTGCGTAGCAATTCCATTGTCTTATTTTTATTTTCTTCTACTCTGGCAAAGAATTCCTGATACGGCTTAGGAGAAGCAAGATCCAGGCTATCTTCATAAGCTAACAGCGATTTGGTTCTGAATTCTCCAATTTGTAATGAGTGGTGATTAAGCTTGAACTTATTGTTGTCTTTATGAGCGATATAGACTCTCAGGCTCCCGGAATTAACATCGTTCAACTCAACATCCACTATTTTAAATCCATGGCCATCTAATAGCTTATTAAGAGATGTAAGAGTATAGTATTCGATGTGCTCATGGCAGATATTATCGAAAGCGTTCTGTTCAAGCATTAATGGGGTATAGCTCATTTGCATAACCCACAAACCATCATCCCTGAGACACTTTTTTACTTCTTCGACGAACCAGGCAGGATCCGGAAGATCATAAAACATAGCTATTGAAGTGATGACCTTTGCTTTTTCATCGGCCACGCTCCAGTAGTTAGCTGAATTGAAAAAGTCTTTAACATAGCTCGTTGGCTTGAATACCATATGATCAGATGCACTAGACGGATCAATTCCTATTGTTTTTATGTCGTCGCCCCAGAAGCTTAATAGTGTACAGTCGTTGGCGGCTATGTCCAGTACTGTATCTCCCGGATTTACCTCCACATATTTCTTTGAGCATTCAACAATGTTTTTCAGATCTCTGCGCATCGCCTCGTTTATTCCAGATCTGTACCAGTATTTACGATACATCTTTTCAGGATTCAATGTTTCGAACAGCTGGACCAGTCCAGAGTTTTTACCAATACCAAGACGAAGGGGGCTTTTTACCCCGTCGGTTGGATCATCAACGAAATCCGTGAAATACATTTCGCCGAGATTTATAACCTCTACAAGATCCGAGCCATCAATTCTGCATTTTTGCATTTATTGGTTCTCCAAAGATTATTTATAATTATATCAAATTAAATTTCATACTTATCTCCGGGGACTGACGGAGTTTTTACCACAATAATATGACAGTCATCCAAAAAAGTACTTTTTGATGGTTGTCCCGGCTCTATCACAAATACATCACCATCCTTAAGCTCAACTTCATTTAGTATCATATGGCCCTTAACTATGCAATTATACTCAGTTCCTATTTTGTGGTAATGATCAGGCCAATGTTCGCCCTTTTTGTGATACTTATAGCCGACCTCAAAATCCTTAGTTTTTAATAAAGAAGGTTCAAAGTCGCCGATGAACCATCCACCCACGAAATCCTCTATTCTAAATAGCTTCACACATACCTCTCTATATAATCTGAACAAACTCCCTGAGCACCATCCAGGTCTATTTTTGTTAATTTGTTAAATTCCGGCATCAGATTAATGCCCGGAAATTTAGCCACCGGATTTGGTTTATGCCAGATAACTCTATTTGAAACCAGACAGCAGTCATCATTTTGGTGCCAAAAGTATTTGTAACCATCATAGCTATTGAAAATTTCAAGAGCCTCTATGTTTTTGCAATGAATCCACAGATGGTCGCGATTATCAGCTAGAAACTTTTTTTCTACCAGATGTTCTGGTTTATCGTGGCCTAGGAAGAATGCATCCTGAGTTACCCATACATCCACCTCTACATCAAATCCGCGCCCGAGCGCCCCAAGGATATAATCCGGGGTGTTTTCTTTTTCTGGGTTTGGGCCACGGAAGTTGCCGCGATGTGATATGAGTATCATCTGTTTTCCAAGTCATTTATCTTCTGAACTCTGACCTGATGACGGCCGCCTTCAAAAGATGAGTTAAGTAATCTTCCAAGGATTTTTTCTGACTCGTCCTCGTTTACAAATTTTGTTGCTATTGTGAAAAAGTTTGCCCCATTATGCCGGACGGCATATTCGGCCGTGTAATCATTAAAGACTAGTGCAGACCTAATCCCATCGAATTTATTAGCCGCGATATTTATGGCCTGCCCGGTTCTGCAAAAACCTATACCATGAGAACATACGCCGTTCAAAACAGACCTGCAAGCTATTTTAGTAAAATCAACTTGATCACAATCGTCAATGGTATAACAACCAAAATCCACATAAGCAATCTTATATTTAATTAGCATCTTTCTAAAGTGCTCTTTAAGCTCGAATCCAGAATGGTCGGCGCATAAAGCAATTTTTCTATCACCAAATCTGTTAAGCGCCACCTTGGTGAAAAACTCAAGTTCTTTTGGAGTTCCCATAACGTGCATCTTTTCCACTTCTCTAATACCAATCTTTTTACCATCAGCGATCATCAGATTATATAAAGGCGCGATATAAAATTCGCCATTTGTGCGAATGTCTTTGGCCAACATGTCTTCTGCGTATTTAACAAAATCTGACCCATGACGGAAGCAGTATACCCCGACATTGGCGTTGTTACTGATGGCTGTTTTTTCTACAACATTTCTAGCAAATCCGTTTTCATCAACATCGGTATAGCTATAGTTTGGAGAATTAGATTTAAATGTAAGCAACAGGCCGTCCAGCTCCGCTGGAGCCGATTGTGGATTAAATTGCGGCTCAAAGAACACGTCTAAACAATATACTAACAGAGGATCTTCATTATTGATTAAATCCTTGGCATATAAACACGTCTCTACACTGCCTCTCGTGTCTTGATACGTTTTCACTATCTTGATATCTTCTCCAAACTTATGCTTCAGGATTTTATCTATAGAAAAATTACAGACATGATCATTTCTTACAACAAATATTAAATTGCTATTTTTTAGATCTATTGACTGCATAGACCAATCAATAATATGTTTGTCCTTAGCCATGATTAAAGGCTTTGGCATTACATATCCTTCTTCAAGAAATCTCCTGGCCTTTCCAGACATAGGTATTAAAATATTTGTCTTACTCATTAATTTTCCCCTTCACGAATAAGGCGCTTTGCTTGGCGGCCCTAGAAGCCGCTTTGATTAGACTTTTACCGTCCAGCATGGCCGACACCAATTCGGCCGCAAAAAAGTCACCGGCCCCTAGTGTGTTCTTGACTCTTTTAGAATAATTATGATTTTTGTAAACTCGATTATTTATTACTATTTTGTCGGCATAGTGTATCACTGTATTTTTGCACAATTTTACTTCTTTTTTTAGATCCACAATCTCTGCGTCAGATGCTATAAGATAGTCGGTATATTTGAATACGCCGCGCAAGTAATTTTTGCATTTATTGTCATGATTCTTAATGCACAAATCGACAGAAATTATAACTTTCCTATCCTTTAATTTCTTAAGAAAATCTATCGGTATGTCCATTTTATCAGCATACATAAAATGCGCCCATACACAGCCGCTAGCGAGCCTAAAGATATTCTGAGGAGCCGGTTCCCAATAGGCCATACTTGATCTTGACCCATTTTTCCTATTAACTATTATTACAGCTGTCGCAGGGATTTCGAACCTTTTCACCACAACTTTGTTTATATGAACAAAGTGTCGTATAAAGTTGTCCGTGCCGCCATAGCGCTCATCAAGAACATCGGCAGTGGTGGCCGTGTTTTCCTTTGGGAATCCTGGTAAATAATATATATGGTCTTTGAACAAATGCCCGTATATACTGATATTTTTAGAATTCTTGGCCATAGATTAAATCGAAGAGTGCCGCAATAACCCCTTCGCCGCCTTTTATCGCGAGAGTATGTTGACAATTCCTTTTTACATATCCCGGCGCATCGGCCGGGCAGAATGAATATGCTACATGCTTAAATACAGCTATATCGAAATAGTCATCTCCGACATAGGCGCTTTGTGACAAATCAGCCCCTAGGTCTTTCATTATTTGCACTTTTTCTGGAAGCTCGGGCTCCTGGCCAACTAGTAGCCATGACGTGAAATATGCCTCTAATTTTCTTTTATCAGCCATTGCCTGATTAATCTTTTTATCGCCGGATAACAATACGACGCGCACGCCTTTTTGCTTGAATAACGAAAGAGCTGTAAAGTCTTTATCATTATATTCTTTATAAACCACAGCATGTGCATCATCATATACTTTGCGGCCAGTCGTCATTACGCCGTCAATATCAACAAAGAGGTATTTGATATCTTTGTAGCTGTTGTTCATCATGACCCCTGTTTCCCCAGTAGCTGTTTGCGCATCGCTTCGTAGCCGCCAGCATGATAATGAGCACGCACGTCAAAATTGCGCAACTTGTATTCCTGGATATTGACATTAGTCGAAAAATTTAAACCACTGTCTAGAACAAGATTTTTTAATACGTCTTCTGTGTCTAGTGATTTATCAACTGCCGCCAGAAGCTCCTCGTCACTATAATCCCAGACATCGTACATGCTTTTTGCTGGCGCTATGTTGATATGGTCATTAAAGTTGATGCAGGACATTCCTGGTATCACATAGTCTCCATTAAACCATTCCGAGATATTCCCCATTTTAATTCTTAGATCTGGCCTGTAGGCTATGATATAATCAAAATCGCCGTCAGCAGATTTTACCGTCTTCATCAATTCTCTTGATTGATGAAAAAATTTATACAAAGAGCTGGTGCCATGACAGTAATGACCAGGATCTCTAAACCACATCGGTTGTCTCGGGAGCCTTTCATATGACTCTTTATGAGACGGTTCATCTAACAGTAAACTTGTATCGAAATGACCAGCATACTCTATTGCGTTTGCATACTTCCACGAACAGAAAAATGTCTTTATCTCGTGATCGCCCAGTTGCCCCTTTAGTATGTTTAAGTTTTCAACGCACCACATGACGGATGACGTATCGTGTGGTCCGATGCTGTTGTTCCATGGACTTCTAACAAGGCCGCGACTGGCGATAGCTATTTTCACTGTGTTCACCTAATCTTCATTTATTATTTAATGAGCTCTTCCGCTAAAGTGTTTTATTAAAACTCATTTCATCCAATCTTCTTCGATCGTTTTCCTGATCGTAGCGTAATCATCTTCTTTCACAAAATTCTTGTTTCTCGGGAACATCCAAAACGGAGTTTTGTTTTGTAGGACCGTGTAATTGTCATATCCAAAGGCACATCCGGCGACCATCCATCCGGTATTTACACCAAGATATTTTCTACTTACCGACATCATAGCAAAAAGCTTTCTAAGCCCAAAGCCACGCAATTCTTGGCGCGCACCCGGTATGGCGGGGTAGATCTCGGTTATGTCTCCGGACTCAAAGTCGTATCGAAGAGTCTCTTCCATTTGGAAGACTTCATACTTCCTACTGAGCATGGCTATAAGATCGGCCCACTTATTATTATCCCAATTTCTTTCGGGATGAGTTGCTGCTCCGCAAAACATGATGGCTGGCTTACCACCCGTTAACATCTGTAGGCTTTTTTCGGCAACCATTCTTTCTTTATCGCTGATAAATAACTCGGGCGTTATATCGGCGTTATGTATGCCATAGCTTTCGCAGAGGTTCTGAATTTGATGCATGCCGCGCCAGCGGCCATGAGGCCAAAACTCATACTCTCCCCAGTATCCATGCTCAACTCTATAAACTCGTGGGTTGTTATAGAATATCTCTTTAGGACCACGGGTTTTTACTATGATCTTTTTGTCCGGATATCTTTGAGATATCTCGCGAACAACAGAGCTGATCAGGAGAGTGTCTCCGACACCGTGAGTTTTCGGCTCGTTTTCTCCAACGGGCAACCAGTCTGCGGTCATGTCAATTGGAATCACTCGGCCAAGATCCTTTCGAATAGATTCTCATAGAACTCAATGTTTTTTTGTTCCGACCAGCGGTCCCTGAGCTCGTCGAATATCGTTGCCCCACGCGATACAATTGATTTTACATCATGATCTTCAATATTTATGGGGAGGTGAAGAACATGCCTGAATAAAGCACATTTATTAACTATAACCGGCCTTTTAGCCGCTATGGCAAAGTCAATGACGCTTGATATTCCGTCAAGATGGCTGCTTTTGTCATAAATGAAGACATTCGCCGTATTTGATGCCAGAAAATCCAGCACCTGCTCACGTTCCAAGAAATTTCTTGAAAATTGAACATCGATTCCATCCTTTTTCTTTGACATGACATCGGCCAACATTCGCTGATGGTGGTCATGGATCATTACGTCATTTTGCGGAGAGTGAATTTTTATTATAGCTTTGTCATATTGAGACTGAATAGTTTCCAGGAATTTATTGTAATCTTTTCCGGGAAAAGAAAACCCAAAAGTGCCAAATGTAGGAATTTCCGGATCTGGCATCTTGTTTTCATAGTCAAAAACGAACCTGGGAACAGACAGCCTAAAGTTGTTCGCTAAAGCCCATTGCGGATCGCCAAATATGTAGTAGTCGTAGAATCCCCTGCTAAAGCTGCCATCTATGTCTTCATGCAGAATGCAGAAGGTTTTGGCTAAACCAAAGGCCCTTGGTTGGTTTGGATTTAAAAATGCACTAGCGCCCTGGTGATAATTGCATATGACTATATCTGGCCCGAATTGTCTATAAGCCTCTACCGCAACACTCAGATTTGGAGCCTCGATGTAGGCAAAACTATATTTAGATGACCTCGCGAGGCATCTGAACATGTTATATCCATATTGATGGACACCACACTGCTTTCGCGAGGTGTTTACAAAAAGTACTTTCTTCACTTATAAACAACCTCAGTCTCTCCAGAATTAGCTGGTGGATGATATATTTTTAAGTTCTTGCTCATGAACAGTTTGACATTTTCCGGATAATGCATGATGCAGTCGTGCAATCCGAATTTTCCGAGTTTCTGATAGTCATATTTTGATACTATCATGCCGCCACCAGTCGTTATTTCTAGCCAATTCTCATCTTCTGACATCCCCTGGGCAACTCTCCAGAAGGGCAACCCATTAGTGAAGTTGGATCCGTTCCTTGTAAATCCATGGGTATCGTGGAACTGGTTATCGAATGGATAATGGCGCATAAGCATCGGGAATACGACATTTCTTTGCTCATTAACCTCTCGACAAAGCTTAGCTATGATCGATGGCTGCCACATCAGGTCGCTCTCTACGCACACAGTATAGTCGGACGGTTTGAGCTCATCCAGACATCGATTCCAACAATTACCGAGCCTAAACCATCTTTCTGGATGGTCCCCGCCGGAATGAGGCAGCCCTAGGTCATATTTAACCAAGGTCACGGTGATGTTCTCATTCTCCATCTCTTTCTTAGCCGCCTCAAGCATTTGAAGGGTCGTGTCGGCCGAATCGCCCTCAAGCCAGATCGCATGGCATTTGCCACCATTATGAGCGAATGCTTTTTTTACGTTGTTTATATAATTTTGAAGGTAATCTGAGCTGTTTCTAAAAATTGAAAGAATGCTTAAATTATACATTAGTTCAACCTGAGAATATATTAATTATGCATTTATCATTATATCAAAATTAAATTGAAGTTGACTTTTTGCGGAGATTTGGTATAATTTAATTAGTAATTCACTAAATGCTTACACGAGAAGGGAGGGAAAATAAAATGGCAAACAAGTTTAGTAGCGAAGAGTTGCTAACCAATTTGCGCGCAGTGGCAGGTGCCTCAAGAGTAATCTCAAGAAGCCGCTACCGCAACAGCGCTCGCAGAAAGTTCGCTTCTAGCACTATCGAGGAGCGCTTTGGCAGCTTTACAAAGGCAGTAAAGCGTGCAGGACTACGTCAGTTGGGTGTAAACTAATCAAAACAAGACCCGTCTGTGATCGAAATCACACTTTCGCAGACGGGTTTTTGTTTACCGTAATTAAAAAATTTTTTTATAAAAAAGTATTATATTAAATCTGCAAATTTAATTACGGATGCAGTAGAAAGGTAATCATGAGCATTAGAAAGACGCTGATCATTATCATATTATTAACCACGTTGTTATCGAAGGGCCTATTGGCGGACAGTACTACACAAACTGCCATGGCGCAAGACGTTGAACTACAAAGGTTGCGTACTCAAGTAATTGAATTATATAATAACAACCAAAGAGCCCTAGCAGATTCTGAACTAAGATCTAACAATAGATTGGCCAGATACCAGGGAGCTCTTTTAATTAAAATATTATCCTACGAAATAAGGGATAATCTCAAAAAACAGGGGTATAAGAGAAGCCTTCCCATGATCGAGAGTCACGTTAAGGCGGCTTTTGATAACTCATGGGTTTTCACCGATCTCGGCGATAATCACATAGATCGGATAGTTCAAATACTACAATGGGGCATGGACGAGTCAGGGTTTAATAATAAATTAATTAGCAGCTGGAAGGCTGGTACATACTTGCCATCGATTAAAAAAACAGTAATGAAAGACACGATGGATTATTACTCATGGCAGATAAATGAGGATAATTTAAATAACGTAAAATTATTAAATTATCTATACGAAAGCGGTATAATTAATTTTAAGATTAAAAAGATAAGAACCATAGAAGACTTAATGGATATTCCAACCAATTGTGCGGCTAGATGCATGATAGAAACAGATAGAAAGGCTCGTGGGTGGGAATGGAGACATGCGGGCAGAGGAACTAAGTTCTCTACCTTTTTAAGAGGTGTAATTTCTAAGTTAGAAAAGGAAAGATTGTATAATAAAAATTTTGTTGAAAAGTATTACAATCTAGCGCCCATAAAAACCTATAATCCGTAATAGATTTTTTATTATTTTTTAGTATAATAGAGATATATATTTTTCAGGTTTTCCATGCCAAATAGACTTATTGCGTTTTCAGGCAAAGCACAATCTGGTAAGACGGAATCTTCTAATATACTAAAAGCACTAGTCGAAAAAGAGGGTCTTGAGTTCCGGCGAATTTCTTTTGCATCTGCCCTTAAGGAAATAGCCAAAGAGTATTTCGGCTGGGATGGCGACAAAGAGCTTTACTACGACCATTCGCACACAATGCCTCCGGCAGGACCTCTTCCAAACACTAGCGCGGCAGTTTACATAGTCCCGCAGTTGATACAAGATAAGGGCCGCCAGCTCCTCATCAACATAGGCGCTAAGTTTAGGGAAATCAGACCAACCATATGGGCTGACATTGTTTATGATAGAATTATTAAAACTAATGCCGAAACCCCGAACGGCATTATATTTTGTATTGATGATCTTAGGTTTAAAAACGAAATTGGCATTGTCAAGAAAATTCCAAACTCAACAATTATAAGATTAATAAGGCCGGACGGACAGTTGGACATAGACGACATTTCAGAAAAAGACTTAGATGATGTCGCTTTTGAAAATGTAGTCTATAATCAAGGAACTCTTGAGGAATTGGCTGAAAAGGTAGAGACTATATATAAAAATGCCCCGAAGGCTTAATCCGAAAGCCGGAGTCTTTGCCATGATGAATAGGACACTGGAAGAGTTACTAAAACTTAATCATTATGATGTCATTATTGACATTCTTGAAGGATGCGAAAATAAAAGCATCTTAGAAGTTAGAATCAACAAAGAAGAGGGTTTCACTAGAAATCAAAATATCGATAAAATGATATTTGATTATTTAAAGAAACTTAAGATTAAAGTTGTGTTCATTGATGATTCCAAGTATCATAGGTCTCACAACAAGTTCTATAAGGACAGGAAGACTTGCGATAATGCGATCCATAATGTGGCTAAGAACGTTGGCAAAATTGAGTCCGAAATTTTAGCCCAACTATCCTCGCTAAGATTCAGGATAGATTCGCATTCGTATATTTCTTGTCCAGACTGTTCCGATATCATGAAACTTAACTCAGGGGAAGGTAATGGCACAACAAAAGAAAACTGATAAGTATTACGAAGCCAAAGAAGTTCAAGAAGAGGCAGTGAAAATTTTAGACGAGTTTAAGGAAAGATTTGCCCATCTTAACCCGGCCGAGTTAAGGTTCTTTTTTAAGAGCGGCAAAAACAAGTTGGGGAAAAAGCATGTTAATGTCAGAATCATAAGAGAACCATACACTCTACTTACAAACTCGACCGTGATGATAACCGTTACAGATGAGTTTTGGGCAGAAGAGATAGGTCCGGCAAGAACAAAAGCATTGCTTGAAGGGCTGCTCTCTATTGAATATGACAAGAAAACAGATAAGCTAAAGAAAAGGTCGTTTGACGTGCAGACATTCCAGGATATTTTGAGTGGTCAGTTTAAAAAACTCTTGTCACCGACCAAAGACTTAGTTCTATCATAAACAACACAACCAACAGTAAATAAAAAAGACCTGACAATTGTCAGGTCTTTTTTATTATCTAGCTATATTTAAATTAAGCTCTAGAAGTTATAATATTCAAGCCTTCTCGATTGGATATTTGTTCCAGAAACGGTTCCACGGCTTTTTCAGCTTGCTCTGGACCGCTTTCGGTAGAGTATCCAGTGTCGCCAAACTCCTTACGATGAGTGCTTTCGTGAATTAGTGTTTTGATTATTTGATTTTCTATTTCTTTTTTTATAGCATTTTCATCGTGGCCCTGTAATACCTGGCGCACCTTCGATTCAATATCTCTTATATTTATAAAAATTGAATGAGGTTTAGTTGTCTTGAATTCACCAAATACTCCACCGTCCTCTACATGTCCAAACACGTCGGTAACATCACGCAGAAGATCCGGATATTTGTTATTAACGAAATTAACAGCGTTTTGGATCATGCTTTGGAATGCTGGCTCAATAGTCACTTTCGGACCACCGATATTCTCAAGATGCTCGTTTGCCGGATTCGGCTGCTGATCAAGAGCTAACTCGTCTTTGCCAAAGTTTTGATTGATCTGCTTGGCTGCTGTACCTACCCCTGGCATTACGGTATTCATAACAGCTTGACCAATTGGACTGTTAGCTGGCGATCCCGCTGGGAAAACATCAGCCACACACTTTAGTCTGAAGCTTTTTCTAGATGAATAATTTAACATATTATGCTGCTGGAACCGGAGACGTTGGCTGCACAGGTTTACCCTGCGAATAATCAGACATCATCCTCTGGTTTGCCTCCTGTGCACGCTGCTGTTCCTCCATAAGAGGTTTTTTGTTGTCTTCCAGAACCTTTATTCTTTGTCTTTTCTGATTGATTTGATTTTCTAACTGCTTGATTTGATCACTCTCGCTGCTTATCTGTTGATCAATAGCGCTAATCTGAGGATTTTGCTGAGCTACTTGCTGGGAAACAACATTCCTGATAGATGCGCTCTTAGTCGTCGCATCAGTGGTTTTCTTGAAAGAGAATCCGAACTCATGGCCGCCACCAAGTCTGTGTCCAACTGGTTTGCCCTCAGCATCGCGCTCAAGCTTCCAGCCACGAGAAAGTAGCATCTCGTAGGCAAGCTTCCTAATAAAGTCGTATGACTCATCGGCTTCTTTTTGGACTTGTCCATTTGCCGAGCTACGATAGCCCAAAGAGGCCAACCTCATCAATATCCAATCAGGAACACCTGGGTTAAATATAACCTGAATGGCCATTTCCTTACGCTTAGTAGCCATAATTCCGTCTATCTTCTGAGCGGCAGCTTGCATGTCGGGATCTTTACGTTTTTCTTCGCTTAACTCCGAAAGAAATTGTTCGCCATAAGTCTTTCCAGTTTTCGGATCATACTTGGTTGGTTGCATATGGCTCAAAGCAAATAGCGTTGACCAATGAGCGTTTGGGTTCTGAGCCTCCGCCATCTTTCTGATTTCAGACCAGGCGCGGGTATTTTTCTTATTTAAATACCATTTGGCGCTACGCATCGCGGCGTCGTCATCCGGGTCGATATTTAGCGATTGAATGCTGGTTGGAGTATGCCATTTTTGATACGATTCAGGGGACTCTTCGGTAGTAGAATGTAGGGCAGCTACCTGCTCAGGAGCTTCCGGATCAAGGATCTCGTATATTTCTCTGAATTTGCGCCAAGTATCAGGAAGCTTGTTGATCTTAGCCACTGTATTAAGCATTTTTTGCTTGTATATATCAACTTCCGTGTTGTATTTGGCTAGCTTTTCTTCTTGAGACATATCTGGATTTTGTTCATTTATCTTTTCCCACAAACGTCTGCCCGCTTCATAGAAAATGGACGAGTTCTCAAACTTCTCTGCATCAATATTGGTTACGCCTGGTCCAATGGAGGCCTCTTGGGCCGTTAAGGTTGGATTATTGCTCAGTGAACGAGCCATCCAAATTGGCAACCTATGCCTTTCCGGTCCCTCCTTCACCATCTCCTTAAGCTTTAAGCTGTTTGGATTTTTCTTATCTTTAAGCGCATTTATGATTTCAGATATTTCGCCAAGTGTTACTCCGGCTTGTCTCAAATATGCACTAGCGCCATCAAGTTGAACTCCGAAGTTTTCCGGAAGTCTCACGGTTTTCTTTAAATAATCTCCAGCCCCAGTAAGGTAGGTTAAAAGACCACGGGTAAAATTTAACTCGGCAGTTGCTTTGGTTATTTCCTCTGACTTGTGGACTAGATCGTACTTTGCGTCGACATACCTTCTTCTAACTGGTCCGGCAGAAGGGCTACCGCGATCAATAAGGTCTTTAAATGCCTGATTTGCTTTTTGAACTAAGACATTAAATTCTTCTTCCGCCTCATGTTTATTTTTAGACAGTTCTTCAAATTTCTGCATGAGATCGGCTACTTTATCAGATATCTCCGCACCAATATTTTGGAAAGGTATATATACTTCGTCGTAGATACGCTTACGCCATGCCTTAATTTCCTCTGGCGTAATCGGTCCACGGGCAGCAACGACAAGCAATTCCTTTTCCAAAAGAGCAATTTTTGGCAATAAAGAAGCAACAGTACCAGAAAGGCCCCCACCGTCCTCCTTGATGCCGCGTATCTTTGCATATTGCCTTTTAACAATGACATCAATTGGGATACCTGGATCCTTTTGGTGCTCTGCTGCTATTTCTTGCGCTATAGCACTTGCGGTTTCTGGGAAGATTTTAATACCATCTTCCTTTAGCTTTTCTACAAGCGCGTCGGCTAAAGCCTGAATTTCTATATTGTCCATTTATTCCTCCACCGATTACGCCTTTCTAGAATCGTTATATGCATGGTATTCAACGCCACGCTCAAGATACTGTTCTTTGCTGAACATTTTCGGCTTGTAGTATTTCTTAATTACTTTTTTAACTATTTCTTTGTCAAACGGCCTGCAGCTGTAGCAATCAACCGTAACAAAGCGTTTATCAGCCGTTGATATAGTGTGGATAGTTATCGATGATTCTACCAAAAAAACTGCGCCTGACAATCCGCGCTTATCGGGAAATTTCTTGGCATCGGTCCTCACCACGCATGGCTCCGATTGCTTCGTCATACCTATGGATTCGGTGAGTTCATTTAAAAAGTCGTAGGCTATATCGATATCGTCAAGATCTTTAAGTGATGCGCATCCAAGTCCATCAATTAAAAATGAAAAACCAAATGGCTTTGTTTCCTTGTAGATGCTTCTGTCAATATTTATAATTTTCGACTTGTTCAAATCCGGCTTTAAGGCATCGATAATATACTCAAGAGCATGTTCGGCAACGCCGTCATTACAAGTAAATATATCGCAATGCAAGAACTGTTTTTCGGGCCAGTAATGCACACTGATATGAGATGAAGCCAAAACCAAAACGCCTGTCAGACCAGTTGGCTCGAACTTGTACCATGCCTCAGATACTACTTTCATTTTCGCTTTTTTAGCGGCTGCCATTAGCAGCGATTTCATTATTTCTATATTATCAAAAGTATCTGAATTTTTAATACCGTGTAGATCCGCAATGATATGATGTCCGATAGCGTCATTGCCAAGTTGTTGGTTTTTCATCTCCTGCATTTACCTCGTAAGTGGTGGATTGAATATATTATACTACAATTATTGATCTTCTTCATCCAAATTTTTTAACAAATCATCACGCTCACTAAGGCGATAAAACTTCTCTTGAGTTCTTCTGCTAGAAATTGAATACTTGTGATAGTCGCATCTGGCTGTAGAGTCGTTGAAAAACTCGCAGCAGCCGGAAGAATTCTTTTCAACTGGCACCTCTCTATCATAGTAAAAACAAAAAACAAATTTCTTCCTCATTTTATATCAAATATCTCGTCGCTACATCATCGAGCAACTTATCTCCATAAATTTTTCTTGGTGATTCGATATTTTGATTAGAAGATAACGACGTGTTATCAGAGTTTTTTGGAAACTCAGAAACTGTAGAACCATTATAGTTTCTGAGCCTAGCTGCTCCGAACGCCTCTGAATAGAAGTCTCTTTCGCTATTAGTTGCCACAGGTACCTCTTATTATATTAATTATCTTAAGAATCTAGCGCCGACGTTATTTACCATATTTGGGGTAGTCGTGTCGGTCGGTATATTATATAGCTGATCGGTTGCGGCTGATTGCTCCGGCTTGCCAACGCTATTTTCGGCTGATCCGTATGAGCTGAACCCAACTCTAACATCTTCAAGCCGCGCAGGCAGATCAAGGCCACCAGTTAAACCAGGGCTGCTAGACTGTATGTTGTTTTGGAATAATGGGTCTTCTCCGCCGGAAACCAGGGCTCCATGTATTGCTTGAAGCGGAGCGCTCAATGATTCCCTGGTGGCACCTGCTGGGGAGATAGTCTCGCCACCCTGGGCCGTGTTAATATTTCCAGGAACCCCATCTTTTGGGGTTGGTTGTGAATTGCCGACATTTGACGCTAAAGCGACGCCGACGGCTTCATTAGTGTTTGCATTAAATTGATTTAACTTGCTCATTTTATATCTCTTCCCTTTCTACTTGCATCATTTTTTTAAAATCTTCTTTGGTAAACTTTTTTAACTGCTGAATTGTAGGCTGTGTATCCATGCTATCGCTTATAGCTGACGGTCTTTCGTCAAGGCGAGGATTGCCGCCTATTGCAAGGTCATTTTTATAAAATTTTTCATATCCATTCATTTTAGCCATATAAGCTCCGGTTATTCGCGAGGGAATATATCTTCTTTTGTAGTGTAGAAGATGATCTTGTGGATGTTATAGCCATAGCCCTCGATTTCTTCGTATGGCTCGCTATAGATATCTACGCCATGCTTTTTTTCTATGGCGTTAAGAACGTTTTGCATCTCGGTGTGATATGCATCAAGGGTGGCTTTTGGCTCAATTCCGATAACAATCTCATACTGATATTCTTCGCCAGTTAGATATTGATTTTTCTTACCATATCCAGGAAGAGAGAAGCGTTCTGCATATATCTTAGCATCTCCAAATATATCATTATTTCTAGCAATCTCTTCAAACAAATCGTCAACAAGGTGGTATTGAACTGTCTTATATCTAAAACTGATACCCTCAAGACTTTGTTTGGCACCAGTCTTAATATTCTTAAAAGCAGAAAGGGCAGCGAATATATCAGCTATCTCATTTTCATGTATCGTATTTTTGTTCATTTGCTCACCTTAGTATTGATTTGGCGGATCAACCGGATCATGATTACTCTCAAGTTGCTGCCACTTTTCCAGGAAGAATGGGCAGTATCCGAATCCTATTGTCGAGGCCACGTTATAAAATATGGCTTTTTTGTAATCGAAGTTTGGAGAAGTGCAATAATATTGAGTTTTTAGCATCGGAGCTTGTTCTGACCCGGAATCTTCCCATAGCGTTGGATTAGTAGATCCATTGGCGCTTGGATTTCTAACATTAGTTTTTACAGCCTTAAACGGACATCCGGTGCAATATCTTTGAACTGTTAACGGATCTATGGTCCTATCCTGCTGGACTATAAATTGAGAACCAGATCCATCAGGCAGAATTGGCATGTTAGACCTTCATTCTGACTTTTTGCTGGAACAACTGGCTTCCGTTTAAATGATAGTACGAGCTACCGCTTTCTTTGGCTCTGGTAGTGGAAACATTAACAGTTGTAGCTGATCCAGATACCGGAAACGGCAGACCGAAAGCCTCAGTACCAGAATTAGTCGCGTAGTATCCAGTGCCAGTATTGTTAACCGGGTGCTGAGTCAGAATCCCCGGTGATGTCACTTGTGACTGAGCCTCAACATATGTTCTTGACTCAAAATCAAGGGATGTTCCTGGCACTACCACATATTCATTTTTTACGTAATAGTTTCTAAGATAGCTAATTCCATCATTAGTAGAAACCCCAATATCATATACTCCTGCCCCAATGCCAGTGAACATAACCCTTCCAGACCCGTCAGTGGTTCCCGATCTAAGAACAGAAGTTGGTATTGGATGGAACGGATCAGAATAGCTTTGGTTATACAAAACCGCAGGAAGGCTCGACTGGACATTTCCCGTCGAATCAACCACTTGCAAAAGAATATCTACTAGATTAGCCATTTTTAAAACTCCCGTTTATTTCTCTGTATATTTTTCTATAATTGTTTTAATATCTGTCTCAAGGCCAGATTTACCAAAACTATTTAACACGCTTTGGCGAAAACGCGGATACTTTTCCTTTGGAAGAACCATCTCACCAAGCGTAAGTATTTGTCGCATAGCTTTTTTGTTGGCAAGCAGAACATCTTTTTCTAAACTTTCTGCTTCGTCTTTGATGAGCATTAATTATTCTCCTTTTGCGCTTTCTTCAAAAGTAGGTACTGCTAATTGATTTAAACTTTCCCAATTTATAAAACGCTTGTCTAGCTGCTGGCGCATAAGGCTTTTATCAGGCTTAATCTTTACTACCTTCTTTTTATCGAGAGCTTCGATATTGTTTTCCTCAGGCGAATCCAGCTTAGAATGCGGATTAGCATTCCAGGGATACTTGTTGGGCTTATTTGCAAGCCTAATATACATCTTTTCTCTATATGATATGATCATTTATTATAATGTATTTTTATAAAAATTTTTAATTAAAATTAATTAATTAGAAATGAATTTAGGTTATTTCGCAATTCATCTCTAAACCTTGTGCTAACTCTGACCTTTTTTCCAAGCTGTTTACGGCAAAATAGTCGATCTAAACCGATACTCTCTATGAGTCGAGAAATTATTTCTTCATCAATCTCTTCTTTCGGATATTTTAAAATATCCCTCATCGCTCCACGCATCTTTTCCAGTTCTTCTTTTGGTATCTTTTTAATTAATTTATTTATAGACTTCCTGTACGCCGGATTAAGATATGCTATAGCATGAGAGAGCTCATGCTTTACGGTCGAGCTCTTTATCCCTTCAAACCCAACTATGACACCGTATCTTTTTCTGCTCTTTAAAAATTCATTGCCAATAGATTTTTTCAAGTTTTCTATCAGGTCTCTCTCGTTTACAGTGAGATCTTTTAGAGAATAGTTTTTTAGGAATTGGCGGAAGTAACTTCCCGGCAAAAACATTCCAAAAAACGACTTGTTGTATGGTTTATCTATTGCCGGTTTAGTATCGTTATACCACTTTACGTATTCCCTATACGATACTTTCTTATTATGAAACCGCCTATTTTCGTAATACTCTACCACTCGAAGGAGAGCCGTGCAGAGGTGCTCCTTGCTATTAAATTTAGCATATATGATTCTTGGTGCAATGTAGGCGACTTCCATGACACCGCCAGTTCGTGGTTAGATTAGCCCCAAAATGTTTTGGAGTTGTATATTTTCCAGAAAAGATAATTTCCAAACGGAACCTTATACAGATTTTTACCGATTTGCTTATCAATGTCACCAACCCATGGCGTGTATTTATATAAACTAAAAGTCGCCGCATTTTCTATTGGCAAACTTGGTCTATCAGACACCGACATGATATATGGATATTTATTTAATTTCCCTTTATCGAACCACTTCTTTGTAGTTAAAACTGCCCCAAGTATTTGATTATCTGCGCCAGCCCACTTCGGATTATCGCCGCTATCAGTTGCTCCTACGCCCATTAAATAATCATACGTTCTCTGTTTGGCAAAAGGAGTTTTACGAGTAACGGCCCCTTGTTCTTTCTGCAAATGAGTGATGATTACTTTTGGATTAATTCCATTATCTTTTGAATGTTTATAAAACCAATAAGACGCAAGATGCCCATTTATAGAATAGTTTGGCAAAATAACGCCGCCCTTTCTGACAAAAAAGTCCTGGATATCTTGTTCGCTCATTGAGTCGCAATTGGAAAAATCTTCATCCGTAACAACGTTTCCTGGATTAAACTGAAGCTCGACACCGGTCGGTGTTTTGATCGCTGGCGAAGGAGTTACAATTTCTGGTTTTGCAGGGCTTGGCGGCTGGACTGGAGGATTTGGCTTGGAAAGGCCTAAGGCATCTTTCCACCAATTAATTGTGTATTTTAGATCTATTCCAAACATTCATAGTTACCTACTTTCTTTTCTATTGAAGCCGCAATTTGGGCATTTTTTCAGAGAAGAATGGAATACCTTATCACAAACACTGCACATTACTGTAACATCGTCGTGAAGTGGAATATTCTTAGCCGGAGATACGCTCGTGTTTTGATCCGGAGTATCTTGGTCATCATCAGGGCCAATCATGTCATCTTTTATTTCTTTAATCTTTTCACCTATCAAATCCAGGACTTTTCTCAATTCCATGTTATCTTTTTCAAGGCCCTGCATTTTAGACGCCAGTTTTTGAGTGGCGATCTCAGTGCTAAATACCCTGTTACTTAGTTCATTACATAGCTGAAACAACTTGATGTTGCTCTTAATAAGCTCATCCGTTGTTGAGTCGCTTTGGATCTTTTGCTTCTTTAATGATTTTTTTATTGGTTTTTTCATACTCGTATTACATCACCTATAGAGATCCCGTATTTTTTGCAGTAACCCTTATTCAACTCCATAACATATCGTATCGGAACTCTCAATGGTGTTGTATACGCTGTTGATGCATCCATACGTCTCATTGGAACTATATCTTTGATCTTGTAATCAACTCCAATAAATATTGCTTCTAAGTCAACAAGGACATCTCTCATAGTAAACAGCGGTTGATATCTTGATCCAGTATCAAACAACATACCATGATGTTCAAACAAGATAGGTCTATGCTTAAGCCCCTCTTTCATTTCGACATGAGTTTCCGGGACTTCGCAAATAAGGAGGCGTTTGCCAAGGTAGACAGGGATTTTTCTTAAATCTCGCGAGGAAATCTTTTCAAACAAGGTCTCATGACCACCTTATAAATAATTTGCCACGATATAATCGAGGCTGTCTTCCAGATTCTTAAAAGATTTCGTTACTACGAAGTCATAGCCAGGTCTCCCTTTTAAACAGTTCGTATAGGCAACTACTGGTTTTCTTTGCCGATTTGCCAAAAACATCTCGCCGATGGTAAAGAAAGGTATTTTCTTATTCTCTAGAGTTTCAGGTAAATCTAAGTTGGCCAATACTATGTCGCACTTATCCAAATAGTATATATCCCTGTGCGCTATTTCGTTGGCATTGGTTTTGTCCTCGTATTCCTCTCCATCGTAGGGGTTATACGTATCGAAACCATGTTCTCTGAGGAATTCTGTGGCCTTTTTTCTCCAGGCCTTTCCCTCTTCGGCACTTACGCCATCCATCATACCCGACAAGTAAACAAGCTTTTTCATTTTTAAACCAGAGAATTATTTTGTTTTGTTTAGAGCCTTCAGCATATCAGCAGCATTCGAAATACCTGAAACAATCTTCATTTCTTTGTTTTCGGTATTTAGAATCACTACAGGGATTTTGGCATTAAAGTCATTGCTGTCGTATCCTAGTTGTTTGCTATAGCGATCTTCTTTTTTATAAGATCCGGTTCTTATGAAACAGCGATTCTTGCCAAGGAAGTGCTCTATCTTAATCTCGGCAAAGTGATTATGGCTAATGGCAACAATATCGAACTTTGGATCTTTGTCAGTTAGAATTCGCTTGCAAGGTGCGGTTCCGTTTCCACTCGAAGATCCGCGATACTTATGCCTGGCGTGAAGACTGTACCTTGCTATCTTGTTCGATCCATTTCTCTGCAAAGTTAGGTTAATATCTCCACCATGGCCAAGATATGGAGCGCGGAGCTTTCTGGCGATATGCTCAGGAAGATTGTAGTCGGCGTAATTAGCATCCCATGCATCATGGCAGCCGATAATGGTCCAGAGAACACGGCCCTTCATTGAATCAAAAAGCTTGCCAGCAGCAATTCTGGCAGCCTTCGGTGGGACAACAGCTTCCACGGTCCCCTCTTTGTGAGGCCCTACCATAAAGTTGTCAACTAAATCGCCACCAAAACCGACGTAGAAATCCTTAGTGTTTCGAATCGTATCGATGTCCTGGCGAAGCTGACGAATATCAGTATTTACATTTTCAAGATGAATATCGCTAATGAATGCAAGAGCGACATATTTGTTGTTCGTAGTAATTTTTATGTTAGCTTCTGCTTGTTCTGAGCTTATCTTGTTTAACTTTTCTTGGGCCGTTTCAATGAGATCAAGAACCTCATTTACATCTGCCTCTTCCCAGCGCTTAAGATTTTCAATTTCAACCTGCGACCTTACCACATGTTCGCGTCTAAATTCATTGAGATACTTTACGCTTATACCGTATTTTTTTGCTAATTGTTCATTGGTCTTACCGCTGCGTATATCTTTTACAATAGATGATCTGACATCATCTCCAACAACACCATCAGCCCTAAGTTTTTTCATTTTGCTCTCTATGCTACTTGCGTTTCTTGATGAGAGTTCATTTCTTAATTGCGTTGGCCTTTTTTTCAAAAGAAGTGCTCCTCTTAGAATGGAAATTTCATCTTCGCTGAACTCGTTTTTATGTTTTCCCGAGAATGGATGGCCGGCCAATACAGCTTGTCTTCTAAGAGTTTCACTTGCAATGATTGAATGGAATTTTTCTTTAAAGGCGGCCCTGCACTCACTCTGACTCATGCCTTTTTTAATCAAACTCTGAATAAATATCCTTTTCGCCTCATCAAAATGTCCGGTATTAGCCTTGAACGATTTTCCGAACTTAACAGCTATTTGTCTCAGTTTTTCATAAGATATATCCCTCTTAAACTGCCTTTGGAAACGACTTTTGCATTCATCCCTAGTTTTACCTTCTTTTATTAATTTCAATAAAAACTTTTCCTGAGCGCTGTTAATTTTAATCATTACGCAGCCATCCTTCCATTTTTAAGAACTTTATTTATTATACCAAAAACCATTTTTTAATCAACAAATATTAGTGGAATACGACTTCTATCTTTGGGGCCGTTATCATCATACCCTCAATGCTTGTTGGACTCCATGCGTTTCCGGACAGATTAATATAGCAAAGAGCGCCATCCGAGCCACCATTAATCCACATATATGCTACGTTATGTTTACCCTTTTGTATATATTGAGTTGATGCTACAGAATCAGCGTGCCATAAGCCAGGATCCCTATTCATACTAGATGCAACAGGGGTTCCGTCTATCAGCAATGTTTTATATACATGCTGCCCGGGTGATGAAGTATCCTGGGCTATGATGGAAGCCATTCCACCGGGAGAATAAAACGATCCAGAAACCAGCAACACCTTTTCGTTGGTGGCGAGACCCCTGTTTCTATAGGTTAGATGATTTGCAGAATCATAAACTGGTGCTGACCATCCACCCGTAGATGCAATAAATCCAGTCGGATCATACATTCTGAAGCGAACAGAATCTTCGCTTGAATATGGGAATAGGTCTGCACCCTCAGTAATCTGGATACCCGCAATCTCAATGGCCGCTGTATTAGTTGTTAGACCACTAGAGTTTACTTGGAATAATAAGTTTTGGAAATTACCAGTTATACCCGGAGAAACAACCGTTGTTGACAACCTCTGCCAAGTTGCGAAGTTATTAGTCTTATCAAAATTTACATAAGACCCGGTTGTGACTACGGCGTTTGGATTAGTTGAATCAGATATTGCAGCGCCAATATTAATATTGGAATCACTAAGCAACGATTTGTAATATAAACTGACATTATACGTCGTGTCTGGCTTACTGTTCGCTATTGGCGCGGAAAAATATATGCCACTCGCCGAGGTCACGTTATTTCCGCTTACCAGGGCGTAGTGATTCAATCTAGGAATATCAGTGTAGACAGACTGATCCTTCATTGCATTGAAAACAGGCGTATATCCATTTGTTACCGTTGATATAATGGCAACCGATGTAGTTACTCCTGTCAAAAGAGTATTATTGACTACCGATATAAGGGGAAGATTCTTAAACCCGAGATCGTTTCCAAAGGTTAAGAAAAATCCACCACTCATTGTACCGGCAACGGTAATGTTTCCGCTTCCTATGTTTGCAAGATTTTCTAAAGCACTTTGAACCTGGATATTAGTCGAATCATAGTTTAGAGTAGATGTCGTGGCGATAATACCAGTACCGCTAGGCCAGAACAGAGCCGGTATTCCAGTATATTGGATCTGGAATGTTCCCGTTCCTGGAGCCGGAGTAAATATAAGTGACTGCACTTCATTTATTCCAATGGCATCGCTGTTAACTTCAGAAGTACCATTCTTAAATACTGACCCGGGAGTTCCAGAGAAGTTCCAAGCATAAGGAATTAGTGTGCCAGAATACCTGGCATCCCAAGGTGAGAAAATTGTTAATCCGCTCTTAAAGTTTACAATATTATTTCCAGGATTATTGAATACGCTGGTTCCGGTATAGTATAACGGAAGACCCATAGAAAAATCTGAATTAAATATTAAGTTCTTATCAACTGAGGCATGATTCAAAACGACAGTGCTGCCAACAAAATTCGTTATGCCGCCAGAAACAGTTAGTCCATCCTGGAAGCTTGCGCCACCTGCGGCCTGAATATCTCCACCAACGATCAGATCGGATGCTACGGAGACGTCGCCATTCACAGCCTGTATGGTTATATTTCCAGTTGGTGTATATAAAAGAATATTTCCGCTTAATCCAACATTTATTTCATTAGTCTGTATGGAACCGCCGAATTGAGTACCGAGACCATTTTGATCAAAAATAAGCGGGCCAGATGTCGGGTTAATGCTTGCACCCGGCTTCATAGACAATGAATCTATGATAATTGGTGACATTCCATTGATTTGGTGGAACGTGGCGTTGTTGGAATAGATGTTAGCCAACGGATTGGTGGATGAACCAATGCTGTTGGAGCCGCTCCCAACAAGATTGATGCCAACTCCGGTGTTCAGGTTGATCGTATAGTTTAATGGATTATTGAATTTATCAGAATCAATTGTTCCTATTTGAAATGCGCTCTGATCAAGAGTTCCATCATAAACATCTATCATGCCAGCAATCTGCAGGTGCTGAGATCCACTTGAGCTGGACGACACGAACTTAGACAGAGAATCTGCGGTAACTGTTCCAATCACAACATCGGAGCTTGTGCCGGTGCTATCTATATAGGTATAGCTATATGATCTAGTATCAACCAACGCATTTGTGTCTGGATTTAACGACTGAGTAATGTTGCTGGGGCCGCCTGGATTTGTTGCTGGATTTGGGTCATAAGATACAGAGGTTAGACGAGCATATATATTTTTTGTACCAGTAAACGATATAACCACGCCTGACGTGGCATAAGTTTGCAGCCTTTCTCCGGCATTATTATATGCAACCCCAGCATAAACGGAGAATTGGCTTGACCCGACTGTTCCGGTGATATTAAAACCAGAAACTAACCCGGCCGCGCTGTTAGAAAAAACAGTAAAATTTTCATCAATAGCCTTGGTATAAGACTCGCTCATAAAGTCTAAGTCCGAAGGCTTTATTAACTGATGATCAAAAAATATTGGCTTATCCATGTTTTATCCTTATTTTATTTGTTAGTAGTGTAGTATTACAAAACCATTTCCACCTGGGCCACCATTGCCGCCACTATACGGAACTTCCGGGTAAACCAAAGTTCCGCCGCCGCCACCACCACCTGCGCCAAGAGTTCCAGTCATCCCATTGAATACCGCATCAGGAGTTCTCGCTGGAGATGTTGCGCCGCTAGGAACATAAAACCCTAGTCCTCCGGCTGCTCTAAGATCCTCAAACCCATGTGCCGCGCCACCATAGCCGCCGTTGTTTGTTATTGCCACAGGGAGTCCAAGCGCTCCGCCCCAGCCAGGAGCTGTAAACTGGACCGTACTGGACCTTAACTCTTGATTTGAGTCTTGTCCATTTTCCCCAGCTAAGAATAGTGAGTTGTTCTGATATAATGAATAGCCGCCACCAGAACCACCGAGAATAACTCCTGAAGATATAGTAGTTGGCACGAGAATCGAATAGGTGCTGAAACCGCCGAACACACCGCTGCTAAAATTATAAAGGTATGGATTTCCAACTGGAGTAAGAACACCAGTTATGTATCCAAATCCTCCGCCATAACCGCCAATAGCTTCAGCCAGCACGGCTCCTCCAGTATCTCGGAGGAATGTAGATGTTCCATTTTTCCCGCGATACTGGCTTATTGGTGCTCCGGAAACACCGGCAATTCCACCCGAGCCACCAATTCCAAGATCTGCAACGATGGTCTGATTTAGAACACCCGGGATTAGCGTTCTTACATACTGCCCAGCCCCGCCGCCTCCGCCACCGTGGCCTCGAACAGGAGCATAAACCCCAGAACTAGTGGTGTCAGTTCCAGCGGCACCACCACCGCCCGCGCCCCATAACTCAGCTACGACATGGGTTACATCACTCGGTATTGTCCAATACACTAATCCGGTTCCAGTTATAACCACAAAATTATGAGCCCCTGGAATATATTTTTGACCGAGTATATTTATATCGTTTGTAAAAATAGAATTAACAGGATTGGCTTGGCTGCCAAGCGTGCTAACACCGGCCCCGGCAGATTGTATATTTCCAGTTATGCCAGCAGAAACTACGTTCGTGCTAATAATATTATTGCTAATATTCAAATTTCTAATATTTAGAACATTAGAGTAATCCGAATCTGCATCCGATGGTGCCCATGGAGCCAATACATCAGACGGTCCCACATATACATCATCAATAAATATGGCTATAGAGTTAGTTATATTACCAGAAATTCTAAATCTGATGCTATCAACTATATGATTACCAGTATATTTTATTGGCTCGTTTGTTTGAAATCTTGTCCATTCTCCCAATGTACCCCCAGTATAATTGACAATAGTATATTCTCTATCAACAAGGGATCCGGAGGATATGAATTGAATGCTAGCGTTTATGCCGGATACTCCTGACACGTTTACCGGTACGGGAGCAGATGTCTTCATATAAAAAGAAGACATGATATCTAAATTATTTAAATTTGGAAAATTTTGAAATGCGGTATCTTGGTAAATAGATACCCCATAAACTTTTCCACCAGCAATAAAGTTGGGATCCGCGCCTTGGAGCATGGCAGAATAAAAGCCGGTGTTTGCTTCAGTTATTGTTCTCTGAACAAGTGCTGGTGGACCGAAATAGAGACCATCACCGGTAGCCTGATTGTAGATGTCCCATCCAACCATATCTGGCTCAGATGGTGTATTTTTAGTAATTTCAAAAGATCCATTGAAAATAAAATTCTTAGAAGAGTACTGGTCTAGGGCATAGGACGGGCTAAGTTTAGGACCAGAAACAACCCCACTCTTAAAATGAGCAGTTGATATTCCAGAACCAGAGGCGGCTGTTTCGGAAATACCGTCCCAAAGAGCAATTTTATTGGAAATAACTAAGCCTTCTCCTAGCTTATCATACACGGCTTGATTGTTATCGATCATTCTGGATATTATGAAATTATCAGAAAACGCAACATCCAACAGTCTCTGCTCCGGAACATCTATAATTCCGCCAATTGCATAATTATGTCTTACGCTCAAGTCTAGAGTCAATATGTTGCCGCCAGAATCCGTAGTTAATAGAGCGATTGGCACTCCGCCTATATTATCAACCTCTGCTCTTAAAATTGGATTTGTGACAACAACGATACCGCCGTTATATTGTCTAATTGGCAAATTCTCATTTGTGGCTACATTTTTTGATGTAGAAATAGTTTGAGATGCCGTTGGGTCAGGGTTATTATTCTGAGGCGTAGATTTTGCGTAGATCAAAAGATACGTTTGTTGGCCAACGATTATCGGTGTTTCAGGAAGCCCGGTTATTGTCTGCGTTGAGAAAACCTGACATCTCTCTCCTCCGCCCTGAGAGTTTTCTGACGACAAATCCCCCTTACTGTAAAAAACACCAGGAGAAACCGTTATACTCTTATTGTCGATAGACTTGCTCAAATTTAGACCGCTGATAATTCCGCCATTTTTCAAAGACAAATCAACGTGAGCAGAGACCATTGCGCCCCTGACTCCAAAATTCTGAAAATCAATATCTGATTTTCTAAATATTTGTCCAAAAAATGTTTTTAGGAAATTCATAGTTAGTATTTTATTATAGCAGCACCAGGCGCTCCCTTTCCCCCATAGCCGCCACGACTTCCAAGAGGATCTGAACTAGCGACTCCAGAACGGCTGCCACCACCCCCGCCACCGCCGGTGCCAGGACCTGCACCACCCCCGCCATTTTGTAAAACATTGGCTGGATGCGATCCGCCAGCTGTATATCCCAGGCCCCTAGATCCGCCAGAAGAAGAAAAAGATCCAACCTTTACGCTGCCACCAGTGCCACCGCAGTTATCTACAAGCCCAATCTGGAACGGGCTTGGCCCATAGTTATTCCCAGCTTCTCCATTCTGCCCCTTGACACTGATAGTATTCACGGAAAAATAAGATGCCCCACCACCAGAACCGCCGTTTCGTATGAGGTTTGCTCCCGACGCCAATCCGCCACCAGCACCCGCCGAGGCCTGAAGCAAGACGCTGTTGTTTGAGAGCCTAGTTATTATAGTACTGGTTCCGCTTTGTCCATTATATAAAGTAATATTATCAGTGAAGGCACCAGCAAATCCACCATTGCCACCATCGCCGACTGCTATTTGCAGAACCTCTCCAGGAACTACGGCGATAGTTTGTTTTACATATTGCCCAGCACCACCTCCGCCACCGCCAATACCGCATTCGCTTGCCGTAATGGCATAAATTGAAGAGTCATCAGATCCAGCGCTTCCACCGCCGCCCGCGCCAACGGCCTCTATTGAAATATAAGTAGTAGTTTGTGGAACAACCCAATTGAATGTTCCAACTCCAGTAAAACATACAAACTTATCAGTCTGCAAATATAAGTGCTCGCCACCTGTATAGATGTTATCGGCATTGATTGATTGGAACGGATTGCTTATAGCTCCAACGGTAGAAACTCCAGAAGCCACAGAGTTATAGGCTGTAGCTGTTATGTTATTTGTAATAATATTGGTGGCATTAATATTAACTGCGTTTACATTAGCTTTATTAAGCGTATCTGAATATTCAAGATCTGCTCTTGATGGCGTCCACGCTGGCAACAAGTTTGTTACGCCGATAAACACATTATCTATGTATACATTAACAGCATTTGTTGTGTTTCCAGAAATCATGAATCTGATTCCGTCGGCCGTAGTGCTGGTATCGGTAAATCTGATTGGCGTTATTGTGTTAAATCTGGTCCAATCTATAGCTGCGCCAGTATAATTAACGATAACGCTGGCCGTGCCGATCGGGGTATTACTGGATAGAAATTGAACAGTAGCCGTTATTCCGGTAATACCAGGTATAGCTATGGGAACAGAGTTATCAGTCTTCATATAAAATGAAGCCATGATATCTTTATTATTTAATCTCTGGTCGGTAAAATTGACATCTTGATATAAGGCTATTCCCTGAACTAGTCCACCAGGAACCTTGGTAGGATCGGCTCCTACGATAACAGCAGAATTTCCGCCAAACACAGATTCGGTAGAAGTTTTGAATACCCCAGCCGCGTTTCCGGAATAGGCGATATTGCCAGTTATTTGATTATATATAGTCCAGCCAACAAGATCTGGTTCTGCAGCCGTATTTGGAACAATATCAAATGATCCGTTAAAGATATAGTTGGATGGAGAGAATCTATCTAACGAGCCAGTAGGATTAAGCTGGGCAGACGTTACGGCTCCATCTTTAATATGCCCAGTAGCAACGCCAGATCCAGAAGAGGTTCCAGTCGACACGCCGTCCCATACCGCAAGCTTTTGAGATGTGATAAGACCATCAGCCAAATGTCTGGAAATAATTTGTCCATCATCTATCATTCTGGCCTGAATGAAATTATCTTCGATGGCTAATTGAGCAAGCCTCTGTTTTGGTACGTCGATCAATCCGGCAATCAAGTAATCTTCTTTAACAGAAGTGTTGATAGCCTGAACCGATAAACTTGAAGATGTTTTCGTGACCCCGTTATAATCAACTTGGACCAGGGCCAAAACGGTTCCTCTTACATTTACGACTTCGGATGCCAATATTGGGTTGGTGTAAGAAATAATGCCAGCAGTGTATTGTCTAACTGGAATATTTTCTCCAGTTTGAATATTTTTTGAAGTTACTACAGTTTGAGATTGTCCAGGATCAGGATTATTGTTTTGGCTTATTGGTTTCGCATAGATAGCCAGATATGTTGGTTGTCCATTAAGCGGTGGTGTGGATGGAAATCCTGTAATTGTCTGCGTAGCGTAAATCTGACACCTTTCGCCGCCACCTTGAGAATTTGAGTCGATGAAGCTTCCCTTGCTATAGAAAACTCCAGGAGTAATCAGAAGCGACAGACCATCAACTGATCTATAGACATCCAATCCCGATACTACACCGCCAACATTTCTTGTATAGTCGATATGAGTCTGGACGGCGGCTTTTCTGGCCCCCTGATTCTGAAAATCAACGTCAGACTTTCTTAATATCTGTCCGAAAAATGTCTTAAGGAAATTCATGTGTTGTCAGCATCCTTTTTTAATATGCTTGATAGAGTTATCTTATACATCTCTACTTTTGAGATTAAATCAAGACTTTTTAGGTCTATTCTCAGTTGTAGATAATCATGGCTTAAGTTATTTGAGATATAGCTTATATTATGGATATGCGGCAAACTCCAGAAGTTCCACACAGGATCATCTTCGGCTGTTAAAACCGCGCTATTCGCTGTTGTACCCAATTCAAAGAAAACACGCGAAGAGTCATCCATTGAAGCGTCGCCGCCAGCATCAGACCCCAAGGTAGCGCGCGATAACTGCCAATGATACAATAGCTGATCTATGTCTTTCGGGTCTGAATTTTTAATTTGATTATTGATTTGATCCAATGTATATCTTTTCTTTGTAATTGGCGAAAGATATGGGAGCGTATCGCCGGTTCTTACTCTGACATCAATATCAGTCAATCCCAAAGTTTGCACCGATTGATTATCAATCCAACTCAATTGATACCAGATATGATTAGATGGCTTCTGGAACATGCGAGAATAATAAATTCCCTCCGTATGGTTATATAGATCCTGAGCAAGCACATCTTGATTTAATATGATGAGCCCGAGAATGGAATCTTGTGTTAAGGGATCTAGTACCATTAGAAGTTGGTTCTCCCGCCTAGTCCAAATACTGATCCTGAAAAGTCTTCATAAGGTCTTCCGTAGATAACTTGAATTTCTAGGTTTTCTACCGGTATAAATGGAATTATGTCATCGATATGTCTTGATGCGAATACGTATGGATATTCAAGAGACGAACCAAGACCGCTAGAGTATCTGCTTATATAGAACAACTTTGCATCGAGCGCTACGGTGATCGGTCGTTTTGATACAAGTCCACCATCATAGATAGCGGAAAAACCAGGCCGGAACGTAAACCCGTACCACTTAACGTTAATATTGGAGCCCTCTTCCTTCTTTGGCCCAAATACGTTATTAATGAAGTTTGATATTGGATTGGTTAGTACAGGAGGGCGTGGTGCTGAGGCTGTCTTATCAGAAAATCCTGAATTTGGATCATACTTCTTCAAATCAACATACTTTGTAAATGTTAAGCCGCCTTCTTTTGGAACATAATATTCTTTATGAACTATATTGTTTTTAGAATCCCTATATGTGATCTTGAATTTGGTCCCCTTTAATTCGGCTATAAATTCTATATTATCAGGCAGCTGACCCCTTTCGATAGTCATAGTCTGATTAGCAATTTTTAAATTTTTATTTCTCCACGTCAAAAAAGCTATAATCACTGCCATGACGATATAGGCTGCGATATTCTTATGCGCCCAAAGCCATGTAATGATCCCTTTTGCTACGTTTAACCATACCATAATGTCTACCTTCCTTTTCGGGATTTATAATTTATCAGGATCTCTGTCGTCTACAGGTGGCTCCGCATCAGTTTCGCTAACAGCATTTTCTAGCAGCGCCTGTTTTTCCTTTGACTTAAAGAAAAAATGGTAAACGGCGGTCAGCAAAGCAATGCTTACCCCAGCCAGTTTGTAATCAGCCTTCCCGAGATAGACTAGTCCTAAAACTGAAAAATTAAGTATATATGCCCAAATTACCAGCTGATAACGTAGGCTCTTGAAGTCTGTTAATGTGTCAACGATTATGTCGTCTAGCAAACTGATATATTGGCCTAGTTTGCGAAAGACCTTTTTAAAGAATGGAAATTCCATGGTATATTTCTCCTATCTATTATATTAAATTTTATAAAATCAAGACAAAATAGATTAATTAATTAATTAAATAAACACTGCCTGAGTATTTCTAGATCCTGGAGGAATTAGCTCCATTGCCCAGCCGTAACCAGTGGCGCTTGTAAAATTAGGATTAAAACTCTGGGAAACGCTGTATGTCGCAGTTGATCCTGGCGTATAATCCGAAAAAGCTAGCCACCCAGATGACGATCCGTAGGTGGTTGGAGTAATATCCTGCCTCATTGTTCCTGTGGTAGATCCGTACGTTGTCGTGGTTGTTGATATTGAATTTCCAGGCAACAGCTGTACTATAGTACTTGCCGCAGAAGAGGGCGTAAAATTAAACGACACACTTACCGGACTTCCCGATGCCGATGTGGTGAAATCAGTAGTATTTATTTTAGTTGTTCCGATACTGCCGACCCCGCCATATGTCCAATAACGATATATCCAACTTTTTGCCCCATTCTCCCCAAGCCCGGTTGTTGCATTACTATTTATAAAAAGATTTTGTCCAGATGCTAAATTATTATTGATATAGTACAACTCTTTATATGTTGTAGTTCCGGCTCCAGCGTATCCTAATTTTCCACCAACAGATGTCATTGCAATACCGCCATACTCAACGGTTATTGGAGTTGACCAATTATTGTCGGCAGCCTCGATTAATACGAATAATAATGCGTTGCTACCGGTAGACCCAAATGTTAGCGCATCCGTTCTCGTGTTTGAAGTAGACGTTGTTGATAGTGTATAATCGTTTCCAAATGCTATCGGCATTATCTTCCTCTGATCAGAGATGATGGATTTGGTTTATTATTCACCTTAAAATCTATAATATTAGGAACTATTTCTTGCAATTGCCAGTCTTCAAGATCTAATGAAACTTTTACGCCAAGAGACAGCTCTTCTTCAGTCCATGCAGCCCCGCTTGGTTTTATTGTAATTATACCACCATCTAGAAAATGTTGATGTCCCGGAAAGTCGTAGTATAAAATATCGTACGCGGCCATTATGAATTCCTACGAAGTCTAAGGGCCAAAGTTGCCCTGGATATTCCGGATGGAGTAGCATCCACAAAAAACTCTAAAATGTCTCCCGTGCTTATCCCCGACCAAGTCGTTAAGGCTGTATCTTGACCCTTAAACGCGCTACTTATGGTAGGTTTTTCTGATCCGACTATAGAATTACCAACCGCAATCCCGGTTCCGGACCAACTGGCGTATGTTGCTCTTCTTACATCTACAGAAAGAGACCCAGAAGTGTTTCCAAGCAGGTCCCACGAAAGCGCATTCATGTTATAGGGTATTTCTACAAATCCGGCAGATCCAGACGCTATCGTAGATCCTCCGCCATCTATTACATAGTTCAGCATTCTAGTTTCGCCGATAATAGTTGAGGCAAATATTCCAGAAAATGGATTTGATACAGAGCCAAGTATATTAATTCCAGAAACAGAATTTAGTATGCTTCCGCCAGATGGTAATGTCATAACCCCAAGATTGGCGTTATCGATAGTTATGTTTGTGTTAAGAAGACCAGCAGCTCCGGTTCCAGACCATATGGCGATTCCGGATGACGTTGTGCTGGCAGGTTTTTCTAATCCAGAGGTTCCTGTTGGTCCAGAGAAACCAGAGAAGCCAGAAAATCCACTCACGCCAGTAGGACCAGAATAGCCACTAAAACCGCTTATTCCGGTGGGTCCTGAATAACCAGAGAATCCGCTTACTCCAGTGGGTCCACTGTAACCACTAAACCCAGAAATACCAGTTGGACCACTATATCCAGAGAAGCCAGAGTACCCGGATGCTCCAGAGGATGATATAGCAGTCCCGCTAACAATAAGCTGATCGGTATATATATTTGCAAATGGACTGCTTGCGGTTCCGAGCGCTTGGGCACCGCTAATCTCCGGATATATGCTTACGCCCGAAGGCACAAAAAATGGATATGTCATTTCTTCTCCTGTTAACCTATCGATATGTTGTCAAGTCTATCGCCTTTGTATAAAATTCCGTTAAATTTCATGTCCCAATCCCCATATTGCCTAAACCCTACGCAACCAGAGTCATAAGAATAACCATTAATATTGTCTTCTGATGTATAGTCATAGTTATCTATAAAAACATCGTTTATATAAACATTTAAAATCTTTCCATCCATAACCAGTCTTACTTTTGCTGGCCAAGAAAATGAGTATGATATTGACTTTAATGTTGGATGGTATAAATATGGGTACATTTTCCACCACGAAACCGTATCCGCATCAGAGTTTAATAAAACCCCATATCCCCCAGCACCGAAAACTATAGCTGCTCCGCCCGATGGATCTTGCCCGCGAACACAGCACTCAATAAAGTGCGTACCATCATACACCTGAGAGTCCTCTATATTCATTGTGATATCTATGTGGCTGTCATTTGTGTTAGTGTAAAAAAATGACCATGGGTCCGGATTTGGAGAATGACCATGCATTATGAGCTGATTTCCATTAGTCTGCACATACTCTACGTTTGGATCCATCGGAGACACATTAATACCGAATTGATTTATGTCAGTTCCGGAATAGTTGCCAGAACCTACGCCGCTGTATCTTGTATGTAGTAATGTAGAATACGTCATTAGTTTTCCAAATACTCTGCTTCTGTAATTTCAGTTACACCAACAATTACCTCATTGCGTAAAGTTTTTATTTTGCATATTGAATTATCAACATCATATGCTCTGGCTTCAAAATCTATTCCCACTGGTATATCTGGACAAATACCCAGGGGCGTCACTTGAGGCATCCTTGTTGGAACTATATAATAATTTGGCATTTGTTAATCCATTAATATTGATAGTTAGCTATCATTATGCTTCCAGACGCTGGTGCTAATACCATTGTGATTGTGTTTCCAGATACAGAATAATCAAAATATGGTGCACCTATACCGCTTGGTGCTTGATATAGTCCGTTGACATATAACTGCGTACTCCACTGATCATATGGAGTATTGCCAAGGGTAAATGATTGATTGGATCCATTTATTACTCCGGCAGGTATTTCGTTCCAAGCAGTCCTTCTTGTAGCATTTCCATTTATTGTTAAAGTCTGTATGTTGTCGAATGGAAACGCCGCCGACCCCAGATTTTGTGTTCCGGAAGTCTGCGGTAACAAATCTGTTCCAGATGAAAGATTTATGCCGTTCTCAAATCTGAGATACATTGCATTGCTCGATGTTCCCGTATATATGCTAGCCTGGTTATCAGAGAAAACAAAAGTGCCACTTTCCGATGCGACGGCATTGGATCCGATAGCCACCGAGCTTTCGCCTATCGCCGTGTTAGTCGATCCAATAGCAATCGAGCTAGATCCAGAAGCGATGTTATTCAATCCAATTGCTGCGGAGTAAAGCCCATAAGTAGTGTTTGATACTCCACCGGCAATAGACTGCGTAGCTGAGGCATGTATGGTATTAGCAACTCCGTACGATAAAGATGCTGCCCCAGAAACTGTAACAGCATTACCTACAACAAGAGACGCAAATCCATAGTTTTTATTAGACGAGCCACCGACAAACCCACTATTCCCGTCGTTGAGATTATTTTGTCCAATAACGGTGCCAAAGTTGCCATAGTTCTGATTATTGTTTCCAAAAGTAGCGCTGTATACTGCTGTTACCTGATTGTTTCCACCAGCAACTATGTTGTACGGATTTCCTGTTGAGTTATTGTTTTGGCCAAATACTGCGCTCCATCCAGAACTTGAACTCGTTTCATTATTTTCACCAAAAACAACTGAATACGCGCCAAGTACCACATTGCTATAGCCGCCTGCAACAGAATATGCCGCCCCGCTGATAAGATTCTGATATCCAACAACAGCTGAATAGCTACTGCCAGTTATGGAGTTTTGGAACCCGGCCGCAAGGGAATTGGGTGCGCCTATAATTGAATTATTGTAGCCTACTGCGATCGATTGGGCGGAAGTTTGCGTTATGGTATTCAGATGTCCAGCCACCAATGAATCTACGGTGCTATCTGTGATTGTATTATTTCTTCCAAATATAGCAGAATTGATGCCGCCATTAGTAATCGTATTGTCTCTTCCAACGACTATTGACCCGTGAGATGAATTCGAAACTAAATTACCGGTTCCTCCAACTATTACATAGTGTGTTCCGTTGTTTACAATATTATTTAAACCACCAATGATTCCATGAGATGATGAATTGTATGCTTTATTACTTGCACCAACAACTAACATATGGTTGGCACCATCATAAACACCATTGCTCTCGCCAGCAATCAAGCTATGAGTTGCTGTATTTGTACCGCTATTGTATTGTCCCGCTATTAAATTAAATCCGCTTCCGCTAGCCTTGTTATCATATCCGAATATTGCCGTATATGCTTCACTTGAATGCAGGTTATAACCGACAGAAACAGAGTTTTGACCATTAGCCCAAGATATTTCACCACCCACCAGGGCCCTGTGGGCAGATGACCCGGCAGTATTATTAGATCCAAAAACAGCAGACGAAGAAGCATTTGAGGAGTTATCACTTCCAGCAACAAATGAGCTTGATCCATTGGCATAGTTGTTATACCCAAGAGCGGTAGCATTAGCCCCACTTGTTGTTACTACCGATCCGGCTGCAAGAGATGTGATCCCAATTGCTCTGGCATTGTAACCGATAGCTGTAGAAAAAAGTCCTGAACCATATGCTTGATATCCAATTGCAAAAGTGCTAGGGTTAGTGCTGGTGGCGGCGTCTTGTCCGGCCGCGATGCTATATTGCCCTCCGGCGAAAGCGTTGCTTCCAAGAGCCATGGAAGTAGCGACTGTTCCGGTGTTAGCAGATATAATTAAGGCCGCGCCTGCCAGAACAAGATCGCCAGTCATTTGATCGCCAGTTATATGAACAAAGCTGCCACCCGTGCCATTTGCAATAATAGAATTAACATATATATCTTTAAATGGTAATGCAGCTGAACCAATATCGTGGGTGCCAGAAGTCAGCGGGTATAGATTTGTTGGATCGCTTCCAAGATATAGACCATTTGAGGCGCTCAGCAATATGGTGTTACCGGTTGGATTGGAGTCTCCTCCGCCCGGTGCTATATTCACAGCATTGCTGAATCCACCATCATCAGTTGGACCAAGTACGATTGACATAGATCCATCGGCAGTGCCGCCAACTCCAAGGACTATAGAATCCTGTCCATTTGCTGTTGGCCCATTTCCAATAGCGACAGAGTTTAATCCACTAGCCACAGCTCCGTTTCCGATGGCTAAAGCATATTGCCCCAGAGTTAAACCGCCATTTAGCGCGGATGAACTATTTCCGGAAGCGATGGATAAGGATCCAACTGCAAACGATGCATCTCCATACGCCTCCGAAAAACTTCCTAGGGCTACTGAGTGGTATCCTAAAGCAATGCTTTCCATGCCAGCAGCAAAAGCACCTTCGCCAAGCGACTGGCTTCCACCGCCGAGGGCTACCGAATAGTCTCCTAAAGCCTTGCTGATTGAACTATTATTGTTACCAAAAGCAAAAGAACTATCGCCTTCGGCGTATCCAAAAAGAGCAATTGACTTTTCGCCAACGGCTACTCCAGGAACCCCGTCTCCAAAATCATTTCCACCACCAAAGGCAAACGATTTGTTGCCCAAAGCGCTTCCATTAATTCCGAATGCAATAGAATTAGTTCCAGTAGCAGTACCGCTGGTTCCGGCCACAACATTTCCAGACAAATATATTCTTCCACTCGTATAATTTTCTATAGTGTCAGTAATCAATGAACTTCCGCTCATAACTAGATCACCATACATAGAATCACCGGCTCTGAAAACAAAATCATTTCCAGAAGATGATGGATCTACGAAGTTTAGTGCGTATACTCTTTTTAACGGATTTGCAGCGGAGCCTATTTCGTTAATCCCGGAGACAGAGTTTAATATATTTACCCCAGAATCAAGAATGAGGTTTCCTAGTATCGTATCTCCCGTGACGTGCACAAATTCGTCGCCTAAACTATTTCCATTAATTATCAAGTTATTAGCGAATAAAGTATTAAATGGCAACGATGCAGATCCAACATTGCCAACTCCGGATACGGATGGAACTATATTTCCGCCGGAACCCATGCTTAGGTTGCCGGTCATAGTATCGCCGGTTATGCGAACAAAACCATCGCCTATTCCGCTGCCTATGATATTATTAGCGTAAACGGTATCAAAAGGTGCTGCAGCCGAGCCTAGATCACTAGTTCCGGAGATTTGTGCCAAAATATTTATTCCAGAGCCGAGAGTTACGTCCTCGCCCACTAATGGCTTTTTAATGTCAATGTTGTTTATTCTTGTTTGAGACATTTAATCTAACCTCTTATTAGAATATAGATCTTTCGTAATCTACCAGAATGTTGTCGCCGCTAGACGGGGCTGACACGAATGTTATAGTGTTGCCAGCTATGCTGTAGTCGATTCCGTAAGGAGTCATTCTTAAGCCAGCCCTATAAAGCCTCTCGGTACCAGAAACTGGAACAAATGCCGTGGCGAATACTGTATTTACGCCATCTACCGAACCCGACGGTATCTCGCTATAAATGGGATACGTGGCTTCGCGGCCATTTATATTTTCAACATATGCTCCGCTAAATGGCGCAGCTGCCGTTCCAAGCAAATACGATCCAGAGACAGCCGGTATGGCGTTTCCGCTCAATCTTATACGCCCAATAATGTCAAAGTAAGTACTTGGAGATGATGACATTATTAGGGTTGGATTCTGTGTTGTGGCAGAAGTATCAATTAAGAACGCGCCAAGTGATGTCAGGCTTATTCCACTTGCATTACTAGAATATAAATTGACAGGACCGCTTTGACCAGAAATCCAAACGCCACTAGCGCCACCAATTATGTTTGTGGAACCACCGCCGCCGCCAAGAATGGTCTGAGATCCATAGAATGTTGCTATGCCATTTGGCGATATAATATCCAAATCACCAAGAAATGCATTTATACTTAATCCGGTAAGAGCATTGAGGTTTACATCTCCAGAACCGAATATGGTAAACGGAGTAGATCCGGCAGTGATATTGGCACCGTTCATCCATAAATCGCCGGTCATTGTATCGCCGGAGGTATGAACAAATCCAGTACCGAATGGCGATCCGCTCAGATAAAAGTTATTAGCATAAACAGCATTCCATGGAGTAGAAGCAGAGCCTATGTCGTTGACTCCGGAGACTGCTGTGTAAATATTTGCCCCACTCTGCATAGTCAGAGCGCCAATCATGCTATCTCCGGCCTTTAGAACAAAGTTGCCTGTTCCGGAAATGCTTGTTGGGACTAAGAAATCCGCGTAAATGGCTCTAAATGGTAACGATGGAGTTCCTATATCATACGTTCCGCTGGCATTTGGGAATAAATCGTTAAAGAACTCAGTGCCGCTCTGAGTGATTGCCTGTTGAGCAATGCTATTCGATAGGAGTTGAATTTCTGTGTTTCCATCAAGAATGACAGGCCCCACCGTCGCGCTGATATTTACCTGTTCCGCTGTTTCTGCTATTTGATTTGCATAAATATTGACATTGGAAGCCCCGGATATAGTTAAGTTTCCGGTTGACAATACCTCTGATAGAGTCAATGGACCAGACATTGAGTCGCCAGTCACATTAACATACATATCATCAAGTCCAGACGATATGATGTTGTCGGCATAGATGGCATTGAATGGAACAGAGGCAGATCCGATGTCATTAACACCAGATCCGTTAGTCAACAAGTTCCCCTGGATCGTATCGCCGAACTTGCTTAGGAAAGCGCCAGTAGAACCAATGGTAACAATGTTGTCGACATAGAGAGTTCCAAATGGAGATCCGCTGCTTCCGATGTTGACTGTTCCAGAGTTTGCGGCAAGTATCGATGAGCCGGAATTCATAGTGATATTTCCGGTTATAGTTACATCTCCAAGGGTTGCACCGTCTATCGTGGTTCCGGTTATGCCAGAAGCATGTATATTTCTAGCATAAAGGTTGTTAACATAGAGTGACGGACTGCCAATGTCATACAGACTGTCTGTGGTCGGTATGATATCGGTGCTAAAATATATTTGGAATAATCCGAGCTCAAGAATCTGGTTACCGGATGGACCAAGATCAAAATGGACGTTATTAGTAGCCGTAACCGCCAACTCGCCAACATTGATATTCAAATCATTGTTTAATGACTGAATGTTCTCCGCATGAATCGATGGCTGAGTTCCCGTTGAAAGCGGATCTCCCATAACAAGATCGCCATACATAGAGTCGCCTGATTTTGCAACAAAATTACCAGAAAGGCTTAGACCTATGTAATTATTAGCATAGACATAATCAAATGGATTTGAAGCCGACCCCAAGTCATTCGTTCCGGAGTTGAAAGGAATAATATCAGTATTCGGAGCGATTACAGCATCAGATACGGTTAGTCCAGCAGAAATGGTAACTATCTGACCGACTCCGGGAGTTATATTAACGTTGGAATTGCTGTTAATGTTGGTGTCGCTATCCGATTGCAATACTATGCCAGCACCAGTTGATTGAATAGTTATGGTGGAGCTATAGTTTTGAATTAGGTCAGTGCGTATCTTTGCTGGCGGAATGATATTTAAATCGCCAGTCATGCTCCCGCCACTTGATTGAACAACTCCGCTCTGGAACAACGGAGCAACTATGTTATCGGCATAAATCGTTCCCCACGGCAGAGAAACCGAGCCGAGATCATTAGTTCCGCTAGAGGCTGGAACCATATCGCCATAGGAAGTTGTCGTTGGGGTAATAAGCTCAATCTGTCCGGTCAATGCTTTAAGACTTATATTGCTTGCTGAACTTTCAAGATGAATGCTGGATGACGTAGTTCCGGTAATAGAAGACGAACTTGTACTTATTGAGCCAGTAGTTGTAAGAGAAGTGTTGCCAGATACATCAATAGTTATACCATTTGATGATTCATCAGTAAACGAATTGGCAAACATTTGAGAAGCATGCATTTCATCAAAAGGAAATGCTGCAGTGCCTATGTCGTTTCCGCTTGCAACGCTAGGAACAATAGATGCGCCGTTTAGCGTTATCGTTCCCGAGACCGTTCCACCACTAGTCGGAAGATAGTTTTCTAGGCCTAGGCCGCTATTGATGTAATTTTCAATAGTCTCGACTGATTGCTGTAGATCGTTGAAATAAAAGGCGCGGGCGATATCCCCGAATGCCGTGTAGGATACATATAGTGGCCCATCGCCAGCATTAATTCCATTGAACGTCATCAGGCCAGCGTTTGTTCCGCTATAAGTTACTTGGTATTGGTTGGTTCCAGGGGTTCCGGTTACTTCAGTATAACCGGCAAGAGATACGGTTCCCGACTGAGGAACATAGGACAAATAAAATTCATATGCCGGTATGGCCGGAACGGTAAATGGACCATCTCCGGAAATAACAGTGCCACGGTCCACCTTAATTGAATAATTATCAACTCCGGTGGGGAATAGAAATACAGCTGGTTGTGCTCCTGAAGACATTTAATGCTCCTTTATTTGTCCTATCTATCTTTAATAATTTTTTATAAAAATTGTGGATTAATTAATTATTTACGGCGTTAAACGCTCATTCCGGAAATACCTATGAATCCAGGTAAATCAGCGGAGGTTCCAGATGTACTTCCCGGCAATATTATGATGTTATTATCGATATTTCCAGTTTCCCAGTTCGTGGAGTCATCATCAGCCTCAGGAACCTGGGAAGTAGTATCAAGACTCTGCTCCAACAAATAAACTGGAATAGCCAAAGCATAGGCTGGTTTTACTCTTTGGATGATATCGTTAACGATATAGATATAGTTCTCATCCAATCCTTTTATCGTAACCAAAAATTGGAAGTTAGCCACCGGTTCGAGCTTAAAGAATTTATTGTCGACAATAGACGATTGTTCCAGCATTGAGCCTTCCCATGTGTCTGACTGTAACTGTATCTGATACTTTTCTAATGTCATTGAATAATCGAAATATGACATTTCTATATTGTCAAAGAATCCAAATTCAGATGCCGGATTTTGTGAAGTCGAAGATAAGATTATGCCTGACGGATTATTTAAATAACCAGCAAAGCCTATTGATCCACTATAGAAGGTAGTCTCATCTACCAAGGCAGCCAAGCCGGAGAAGTCGGTTCCAAAATCGACCGTAAGACGATGCCACTTCTTTTGTCTACCCAAATCATCGAGATATGTCTTTGGCTGAGAATCAATTGTCCCAGGAACTGTGCTGATTTGATAAAAGTATGGAATTGGCACCGGTACTAGATTTGCCTCTGTGTTATTTAGAGTGTTAGTAAATGCATTGGATAGTTCGTTTAAATACGAATTCTTTTTTGACTGATTACCAAAGTAGGCATGATAAATAGATATACCGCTGCTGAATTCGATACTGAATGATCTATCGGACCCAATATCAACGTTATTGAAGTACGATTGGTAGTTGCCAGGCGTTTCCCATAGCGAGACTATATTTTTAGCAAATACGTAAGTAACCCCATTGATCTTTAAATACTGGTTTTTAACTATTTCAAATGTGTTGAGGCCACCAGCCAAATCCACACCAGTATCATATGTAGCCGAAATCGGGGCAAGAGAGCCAGAAATGACTTCGTGATCAGTAAACTGCAAATACAACCTATTATTTCCAGGGTTGGTGAAGAAAGAAAAGTCTCTCTGTGCAAAGAACGGAACCTGGACGATATTGCCGGTATGCGGGAGCGGCAAAGTGCTATTGAAGTACGTGACTGGGCCGCCGATTTTTGTGGACGCGGAATCCGGCATGAACGGAGTAGGAATGTATGTAAGATATGGAGCTGAATTTGTTACATTAACATCACCTATGCTGTGATAGAAGCTAAATCCAAATTTTACATAGTTTCCGGTTGGATTGAAATCGAACGCGGCCGTAAAGCTATCCATATCTTGGATTGAAGCGTTGTCAATATTCGGCACCAAGATGGTTGATGAGCCAGACGGAACCATGGCCATATCAGAATAATTTGAATACGGATTGCCGGAAGATAGGACGTATGGACCAACCTGATTCGTGGCATAATTGGTGGATCCGCTTGACGAGAAGTATGTTTCGACAAAACCGTATGGTTTTGAGTTATTAAATATATCGCTTCCCGATGCCAGCGTAAATCCAGTCCCGGAAGATATAGCTTCTACTCCGCTGACGTTTATAGCTAGTCCGGTTGGATATAGATATGTAAACAGATTTTTGTCTATACCAAATCTAAATTGATGGAAAGAGTTTGATGTGCCAGTACGGATTATATCTATATACGTCGATGTACCAGTATAGTTGGCGTCATAGAAGTCGACATTAATATGGTTTATCCCAGAAGGTGCATATAGAAGATCGGCATTTGGAATAACTGGAGAAACAGATGTGGTTGATCCTGTTCCAGACGATATCAACATGAGACAATTCTGCTTGCCACCTTTTTGATTTCCCGGAGACTCCGTTATCCTTGTGCCTTCAGAAAAATTACTTGTTAGCTTGCTTAGCGAGTTGCTTTCAAAATTTTCAGAGGTTAAGATGTTTTGATGGAGACTGAAATCCCTTTGCACAAAGCTTGAATTGTCTATAATGTATTTTCCATTATTATTAGTTACATTAGTCCATGCGTGTTTTGTTCCACTACCAAAAAGGTCGTTTTGATCAAAGTTGGCATTCTTTTCAAAAAAGTCCAATGGACCGAAATCGTCTGAAGGAAATTCTATGGATCCAAACTTTTTCGTATATTTCGGGAAAACCCCGGAGAATTGAGTGTTGACCGGAGCGGGGCCAGGATTATTCTGATTGTATCGGATGAAATAATTTTGATACTTGCCAGAAACCTCATCCTGATAGTTTATTGGTAAATCACTAAATGGCGTATCCGGGTTCGTGGGTGTTATCGGTCCCTGCAAGACATACGATGTCCCGGTCAAGTTATAGAAATCATAACTCTTTAATGTAAATGTATTAGTGTACGGATTTAAAAACCTCACAGTTCGCTGGGGCAGTCTCCAGACTAGGGAAGAATCGCTTTCGTCGATTTCAAATTCATTAACGACTACGCCCTCTCCATCTGCGTTATAATTATTCCACCAATAGCTGAATTCTGGATTATTGTAGGTATTAACGAGACCGCTCGAAAGATTCATTGGAGAGACATTCTGCACCGTTCGATTTGTTAAGTTCATCCAGTTGGTATCTATGTAGTTTGTATTGTCCCTGTTATAGATAAATTGGTATCTGGTCCCCGTGTTTACTGTACCGGTGAAGGACACAGTTCTGGTGGAATCGTCATAAGATGTCACTATTAGATCGGATGGATCAATTAATATATCACCAGCACCGGCTATGCCAGCCGTCACTCCGCTGACACACTGAACAGCGGGCCACGTAACCTGAACCGACGTAGCATCAAATGGTAGATATGAATAATTTACGACGCTGCTGCATCCCTGGGTAGAAGGATCGATTGTGAGGAGCGATAGAACCTCGTTCAAAGATGCTTCCATCGTAGCGACTGTGGCCCCGCTTAGGAAGTATTGGTACAGGGTTCCAAGAATGAATCGATAGATATTATCGCCGTTATCGACAGTGTTAAGCCTTGGGGGTTTTGGAAAATTTATTAGTGAACCAAAATTATCCTCAAGAGCGTCAGAGTCTGCACTGAAAATGTACGTATTATTCTGGGTTTGATTTATATTTCTTTGAACATCCTGAAATACTTCGGCGTAGGCATTGAATAGCACGTAAAGATTGGAATTGAGCATTCCATTATCTTTACTGTAAATTGAGCTCAGATTATTAAATAGATTATTTAATTTCTGCCTACTTGTTTCCATTAAACAGACCTCGCCACGATGTTATCAGATATAAAGTATTGGTTATCAAGCGCCTGATCATCTACGATGGCTTCTGTGGAAGTGTCAAAATAGATCGGTCTCTTCTTGGTAAGAGTTACGGAGTTTAGGATAATATTGTCAACTCCCTCAACATTATGAGCCGCCTGCACCAGATCAGATTCCTGAATCGTGTTGCCAAGTGATATGTTATTAATAGTCGTTGCGATGGCATTTCTCACATTGGCCAGAGTATTGTTTTCGGTAGCCGAAGTAATTTTGAATGGAGGAAGTAGCTGAACGCTCATCGAGCAATCAATAAGTATCTGCTGAGCTTCTTTAGCTAAAACGTCAGCCGTTAAGATCTTGTTATCAGGCGAATCTATGACGGTCTGGAGATCGTTTACTGCTTTATCATATGAGTAGTTGATATCAACTTGTAGACTATTGCCGGTGAACGGAGATCCTGATGGATTAAAAGTTCTTAAATATTCCATTTCATTTGCGTTCCAAAGAATATAGTCGTTTGCATAGATAGAATGTCCCGTATCAAGGTCATCAGCTTTAAAAATTGTATAGTGGTATCTCGATCCGCTTGGGTCAACATATGCCACGGTTGATGGAGCCGGATTTCTTGACTCATAAAGAATAACATTATTAATGTTTCCGGACGGTGCCGTGGTTCCAAATATTTGAACTGGAGAATTTGCATCTAATGGCTTGATGGGGAAATCAAAACGATATCCTTCGTTAAATTGCTGTCCATTATCCCACAAGAAAGAAAGCTCAGGATTTGACTCGGGGCCTATTTCTGTAAATCCAGATTCAGCCGGAACAATCCAGACATCTACCTTGCCGCCATAGCCGCCATCTCTGGTCATTAAAGCTTCTCCGGGACCAACAACTAAAGTATCCAGAACATTATCTTGAGTAAGAGCCATGCCGCGATAGCCATTTTCTGTTCCAGCATTGCTTCCCAAAATAATATTCAATGCTCGTATGGCAAAATCCTGATTGCTTTCCTGGTCAACACCGCCAGAAGTCGGATTATAATTCGTTACTTGAAATGGTATATTTACATTTCTCACCTTGGTAATGGTATACGCCCCAACATTGCTATCGGTTCCGCCGTCTTGCGCGGTTACATCAACAGTTATTTCCCAATTACCAGTGTCGCTATTGTAATACGAGGCCTCAACATCAGTATTAAATACAACGTCATACCTGGTTAAAAATACCACCTCTTTACCGGCGCTACCCAGATTGGTTCCAAGACTCGTATCTTTTGGTATCGTTACTGTTTGTGTCGGCTGAGTCGGAGTATAGAAGGTTACTTTTCCAATAGCTTTTGTAGCGCCGCGCCTCTTAATGCCAAAGTTTGACATCAAATTATTTAGTTCCTGTTCGGTCATGAAATTAGCATTAGAAACAGATTGGGCTACAGCTACCCTCTCTATTTGATTATAAAGATTCTCGATTTCGAGGGCTGGTGAGTTAACCGAAATATCGCGCAGAACCTGGCCCGGCATAACATCAGCCTTGCCCTCTTCCCTTAATATATTAGTTATCAAATCTACGATAACTTCATCTCTTGTTCTGATTGCCATTTTTTATCTCCTGACCGTAGAGCTTATCTGCTGTATGATTCCGGATTTAGACATAACCTCTATTGCTATAGAGATTTCAGTTGGCCCGGTAGCTCTTACGTCTATGCTATTAATTTGACCGATTTGTTCCGCAGAACCGACACCCTGCATGTCTTGTTGCAAGCTCTGTTTATTTCTTATAGTATATAAAAGATTTACAATTTCAGCTTTTACTAAATTGTCTAGCACAAGACCGTCTGCCTTGGCTATTCCAATTAAAGTAGGTAAAGAAGTTCCTTCATCAATATCGAAAACGCTGCTGCCCTTTACCGTAAGGAGGCGTTTGAAGAAATCCTGGATTAATTTTGAAAAATCGTATACTTGTTGTATCTTACCGTTTTCATCAAAAAAGATATCATTTAGCTCGCCTTTTCCAGAACATTTCTGGCAATATTGCTGGGGCGTGTGATATTTTAAAATAAGCTTGGTATTGGTGCTTAAAATGGCTCTTCCATAGATTTTTATTATTCCTTTTCCGCTTTGATCAAGGCCGACTATCTCATAATTCTTCGAGCTATCTTTATTCTTTTGTAATATCTGCTTTTTATCCGATAGATAGGTAAATACTATTTCTTCTCCAATATCGTCTTCGTCCGTGAACGTTATTTTTCCAAACAATTGAGACAAATTATACCGATCAAAATTAATTAATCGATAATCTGTCGAATTCACATAAATCTTTTGCTTGGCGGTTACTGAATTTGTTTTTGGAGGATAGATCAAATTAAACGGCTGCGTGATGTCCGTAGGTACTGTCGTTGTTTCTATTATTTGGTTATCAACGTCGGTATCGACATATTGAAAAACAACCAAACCACCGTCGTTAACCATCGGCAATGCAGTTTTTATCAAAGTTGAAGCATCTGGATTAATGAAGTTATTAAATGGGAAATTATTATATATAGTAGATGTTCCACTATATTGATTATGGTCTATTAAATCATCCATTGAAAAATCTTTAACCTGCTCGTTTCTTACGAGATGGTCGCATGGCGTATCTAATAATCTAAAATCAAAACTAGAAGGCGGAGTTTTTGCTGCCTTGAAATTGATCTTATCTAGAACTCCCATTTAATTAAACCGTAACCTTTCCCACTGAATTTGATGATGCATCTATAACCCTTTGCGCATCTGAGCTGGTTTTAACTACGCCATTAACTTTTTGCTTTGCTGTATCTACAACAGCTTGAACCTGGGCCGTCGTTGCGCTCTGGGCTTTTGCCGCGATGTTAGAAGCGCTTGCGGCTAAGGCTGTAGTGACCTGGCTGCTCAGCCTCTCTATATTCTTTAATTCATCTATTTGGGTTTTTATCTCTTCTAGCTTATCTTGATACTGGTTTAACGTCGAAGTAACAGATGCTTTCACCTTCTCTACGGACTCCTTTACTTCGTTCGCCCTGTCTATGACCTTCTTCATGTCATTCAATGATTGACAAAATGTCCTGTTTGACCCCATATTAGAATCACCATAAACATTTTTGAATATATCGCCAAATTTCATGTTCGAAGTTGGAATAGTAATATCACCAATACTTGGTTTCTTCACAAATGCCCTAAGATTCTTAAAGCCGTTTGCTACTTGCTTGCCGGTAAACTTGGCGGCTGCGGCTATTCCGGCTGCGGAGTTTTTAAGCTGTTCGGCAACATCTATAATTGGCAAATCAATACCATCAAAATTTGGGGGCCATAATTTTTTGAGCCCAGTCAAATCTGCGGAGAGTTTGAAATTTTTTGATGATTCGACTTTTTTAAGTTGTTGATAAAGTTTTACAAGCTTATTTTTGGCCTCTACTGCGCGATTCTTTAAATTATTAGCTAATTCTTTGAGCTGTCTGGGATCAAGCTTTTTTAGAGCCTCTTCGCAGGATAGTGCCGTGAACTCGCCAGATTTATCTGACTCTCTGACATTGATTTTTTCATCTACCTTTATCTGAACAAGCTCATCCCTAAGGATGTCCAGCATAGATAGGGCTTTGTCGTAGTCTTTATTTTCCCCCGGAAACGTATTTGTATTCTTGAACGGAACCCTAATTATCTGGTTTCCAGCCACAATGGCATCAGACTCTGCTTGTAATTGTGCAGAATCGGCATTAACAACGGTGCTAGATGCTTTTCCTTTATTTTTATCTGCAGTAGATGACTTTTTTATCTTGTCATCTTGTTTCTTCTTAACGGCATCAAGAACCCAGTGCTCCGCCAGGGCATCGAATATAGATCTCCAATTTTGGACGAAGATTCCAAAGTTGGTACCGGCAGAAACATTAGCGTCCACGCCGCCAGTAACCCATACCTTAGATATATCCTTTTTTAGATTTCTTGACAATGATTCAAGGATATCCTTTCTCTCTAATAAAGCCGACTTTAATACAGTCCAATCCTTATAATCGCTGGCAGTGCTAGGTTTTGTTTTTAGCACAAGATCAACAGTGGCAAGATCATCGCTAAGGTTGGCATCTGGCCTATCAATATCCATACCATCGATAGTACTCACCCGTGGATTAGCTTTACTAGACGGGGCTAGATATACGTCTATAGCGCTATCGAGGACAACCGGTGCCATTGAAGAAAGCAGTTCATTCAGATCGCTAAAAAATTCTTCTATGTATTCGTCCCTATTTTGAACAGTTACCTGTTTAAATTTTGTTGATGTCGGATCCTGAACATCCAGAAGGTTAACGATTTTCACAACGCTAGACAGGGCGACATCCGAGTCTTTCATAAAATCTATGCTGGCGCTCACGTTTCCACCCAATGTCGAGGTTGATGTGTTTTTAAAACTAATAGCACCGACATTGGCCGCAAAATTCATCGGAAACATTATTTTGTTATTAGCACTTGTCTCAATAGTAGTCAGGCTTGGTGTCGCTGTTGAGCTCAAGTTATCATAAGCTTCTATATTAAAATCCGCGATAGTTCCAAGGACATTAAATTCAAAATTTACATATTTGTAACCAACTCCGCGAGCGTCTTTTCTGCGCTCAACATTATTGATATCATTAAATGCCTGACCGTTCTTTTCGGCATTCATAGCGCCAGTCGTGTACACATAATACAGTATTCCACGCGCCTCGCTTCTTGTAGCAATATTTGGTCCTACGATCGCCATCGCTTATCCTATTTTTACAGTGTTGCTTCCACTGCTTATTTTCCCTGTCACGGTAGCCGGTGCAGGTATTGATGTATAGGCCCCAATAGCCTGCAGCCACGCAATGAATGCTGGATCCGATAATGCGCTAATTGTAACATCGTCCCCAACTCTTGCTGCCGCAGGAGAAGAACTGTCACCGTTTAGATTCACAGTGCTGGATTGAGCAACTATTTGTGATTGGGGAGTATTATTGCCAGCAGAAAGGGAGCCAGTGACAGTCAAAGCCGTTAATGTATCATATATAGCTTGGGCTATTGAATCTCTGGTTTTCTGAAGGTTTTGGGCATTAGAATATTCATTGCCGTTAACCGTGATAGATTGCTTCCATCCAGACTCTAGATCGCCACCGCCGAATCCGTTTTGCCTCATTGAGTTTTCGACAATGAGCTTTATGTTATTTAAATTAATTTGTGGCATTCTTTCCGTCCTTATAATTAATTTTTATAAAAGTGGTTAATTGATTTTGTTATACTCTTGCTGCTCTTTTTCTTTATCCAAACTGCCGATAAATACGCCATTTGCACCTTGCGTTATCTCTCCAACTAGGTTAATGTCTGGCTGTAGAGGTATGAATGTGCATGGTCCATACGGAGACATAAAGCACTGGGCAAGCTTTGAAAGTGCCGCTGTGTTCAGCACCAGTTTCGCGGTTAGCCCAGGATGATCCAAGTCCGGATTGGTAGCAAATGTGATTGGTATAGTTAGCCTATCACCTTCCCTAGCTGCCCTTTGCTGTGGAGTGGCTACATAAGCGTAATCTGAATCGCTGGCGCTTAGATCATCAGGAATAGGCGGAACCTCCGTTGGCTTAAGGGTGTTTGCCTGATTAAATACGATCAAACCCTTCTTATCAACTTGTATTTTTGCTCCAGATGAAAAATTGATATCACAAACAATTTCATTTCCGGCCTGATTAACAATTTTCGCACCGTCATCATCAACTAGTGTTCCAAGAGTTATCTCGGCGATAGTTTCGCTTTCATCACCACTAGAAAGGATAGTCTGATCGGAAAGTTCTTTTACTTTGATTTTTACTTCGTTCAGAGCATTTCCGCCGTCAACGCTCGTAAATTCTTTCCCATCGTCAGTAACAACCCGGATCTCACTGTCAATTCCACGCCGCACCTGCCCCATAAATAAGCTTCCGGCCTCATTTACAACACTTAGATCAACAGATTCAAGGAAAATTGTGCTAGTATTTGGATCGATAATAATAGAGTTGTAGTTTTTATCTCTCAACTCTATCTTATCGCTCATATATATCTCGGCATTTTTTGCGCTGTTTAAATGCAGTTCGCCTTCTGCAAGTTTTCTTATTCTAACCCTGTCGCCATTAGCATCTCTTTCACCGCGCAATAAGGAGTCGTAGTCGCTTGGCATTAAATACGATAAGGTTACAACTTTTTCACCGGCATAACCCATTACCAGAATAGAGCCAACCTCTGGAGCGAAACGTATACCACTTCGCAAACCAATATAAGGAGAGCCGATCTCGATGTTGTTTGCGGCTCCACGAAATGGCCAGAGCCACTCAACCGACATGGTGTTGTTGTCGTTATTGATTCCGGTAATTTTGGCAATACGCATGGAAAATCTTCTAGTCAACCCATCATTACTAGAAAGAGAATTTCTCTTATTACCAATATCTAATTCTGAATAGATGCTATCTTTCATTGGGAGGCTCCCGGTTGCTTGCCTTCATTAGTTGGTGGTTGTTGCACAGAATCAAAACTGTATTTCTTGAAATTAATTTCAAGGATTTTCTTTAACGCTTCCCCATTTGGATTATGGGTTCCAGACAGAGATCTTGCTGCTTGCTTGATAGCGTTTTCTTTGGTGGCATTATTCCTTGCACTCTCAAGAAGATTAGTATTCTCCACGGCGCTATTAACAGCAAAACTGGAATTTTGTATGTAAAGGCTAAGACCAAAGTTCTGATATGCCGGAAGCTCCCTGCCGGTCTGATCGGTTATTTGCTTATACGTTCCGTTATTATCTAAGTCGTTAATGATTCTATTAAATATAATAGAAGCATCCTGATATTGTATTTTTATTGCTTTGCTCAGGCCCCCATCTTCGGTGATAGCATCTTGCATTTCTTTTAAGAATGATCTAACAAATTCATCCTTTACCAAAACAGTGAACTTGGAGCCAGCATTATCTTTGGTGATATCACGCTCTGCAAGAAAGATGTCAAATGACTCGCCTATAATATCAATGGCCTTTTGTTTTTTCGTAGCAGATAGATCCAATACATTTGTCACCGGCGGAACACTCGTTACAGATAGGTTCTTTAAAAAATTATAATTAGCTATATTAATATCAGCAATAGCATTATTGCTCTGATCCTTTTCGGGTAGCACGATTAATCCTATCAACGCCTGGTTATAGTGGCTAGATATCTGATATGCATTTCTAAGAATAATAGACTGTTTTTCTTTCGTCGGACCACCACCAACTGCAGCCTGCGTATTTGCGGCCTGTTGCTGTTGTCCGTCCGGAATACCCTGAGCTATCTCGTTTTCAGCAATTGATTCGGCATTAAATCCGTCCGACAGAATATAGTGGGTTATTGTATATTTACCCACTTCTCTGTTGACTGTTCCAGAAGTTCTTTGCCCATTTTGAGTAAAAATATCTGTTCTAACCCTTTCAAACTTGGTTATTTCGCTTGTTGATGGGAATCCTTGTAATATTCTTCTTCCGCCGATTAGTGTCAGTGTTGTTTGGAATGTTCCGCCAACCGAGAATTCATGGGATATTTCTCTGATGTAATAAACTGTATCTCTTGGTTTTAGATAAACAACTGTACCTATTCTCATGCCAGGACGTCCGTTTATCGTCACAGAGGCGTTAAAGAGATTCATATTATTCCTGGCCATAAACGATTGCCCAAAATCTCTTGCGTCAGAATTATTATTAATGAAATATAGGTTGTTTATTTCTTTGGCGTGAAACCCGTAATCTCTTATGAGTCGCATGTCCTGGAAAATATTATAGATAATTGTCTTTTCTATGCCGGGTGACTCGCGATAATCTCCAGCTACACCAATCCTTGTAATAATGCCATCGACGGTGTCATTACAGCTGAAGGACACAACGTCATCATCATTTATTATATAAAGTGCATTCGTATCATCATAATCCAGATGGTACAAAGGCGGCTTAAGTACAAAATGTCCATTCGCATCAAAATAGAATTCATAGTTTAAATAATCCGCTATTTGTTGGCCAAGTGTTGCTTTTGAAACATAATCACCGTCTAAGGATGGCTGTGGTTCCTTAAACATATAATTGAATGGGTAGATATTATTTAAGAAGGAGTCATTGTCCATTACCTCTAGTATTAGCTGCGCAAATATCTTCTTCCAATGCTGAATGATTCCGAACTGTTTAAGGAAGTTTGTTCTGCCGCTAGTTGACAATGAAACCTGCATCTGATCTTGGATTTCTTTGCGCGTAACCTCTACTGCCTCAATCTGCTCTTTCACTCTGTCATTTTTACTCAATTTTTCGCGTAATTCGTCCCTTTTCTTCTCTAGGGAGTTTACATTTGATTGGATAGCGTTAAGATCTTTCTTATATTTCTTGTCAACATCAGAACTGGATTGTCCATTAGCCAGAGCCTGATCTATCTTTGTGTTTAAAGATACCAACTTATCAGCGGCTGTTTTTAGCGATGCAGCATTTTTATTGTATTCTATACTTAGCGCAAGCCAATCTTTATCTTTTAATGTTGTTTTTATATCCGGGGTCGCGGCATCAGACTGAAGAGCAAATCCCTTATAGACTCTTTCCAATTTATAGTTCAGCTCATTTATTTTTTGAGGATTTGTTGTGCTGCGCAACGTTATCTTGCGATCGGTTATCTCATCGCCGTTTTCATCTAAAAATCTTAGAGATCCCCCATAAAGATTCTTTAAGGTAGACCCCAGATTATTATCAGGATTATTCGGATCGGGCTCTCCTCTTAGTTGCAAGTATTCAGCGCTAGTCTGGAGAGTGTTTAAATTTAAATTAGTGGTGGCTGGTAAATCACCGGTACTAACGCTAAGCAACTCTCTAAAAATATCCAGAGCTTTTCTTTCCGCAAAACGATTAGCAAAAACACTTAAATTCAATCCCGTCACCGTTTGTTCATAGCCACCAGGATTCAAATTGATTACGGATGCTTCTAGCCAATAACCGACCCCTTTACCGTTTAGATTGACGGTTAAACCGCCAGCAGGAGCCACCGAGTTATTAACGTTAAGAACAACACCAAAAAATACCCTTTGATATAAATTGGGTGGTATTGGAACTTTTAAAGAAATCGACCTATCTGTATCTCCAAGCTCGGCATCCGGATCAGATGGCAACGGTATAGTTTTTTCTGCTACAATATTTTTTATGAAAAACACCGCCTCAGCCGGTGTTTTGACGCCAGTAGAGTAAAATGAAAGTTGAAAAGCATCTTCCGAATATATATCATTTATGCCCTTAGCCAATATCATAGTAAAGTTGCTATTGGAATCGGCTATTTTAGAAAATAGCAGCCTAGTGTCGAGCGGGGTTTCTGTTCTTGTAAGATCATAGCCTTGACGAAACATTCCTTGCTTGTCTATTCGCATGGCTAGCACCGGGGCTGTTCTCATGCTGTTCATGTCGCGTATCTGTCTTAATATATTATTTCTTTGATCCGGAGTTATTCCGCTACCATAAGTATCATCGATTACCTTGTTGAGGGTTTGTTTCTCTGAGCCACTCTTCTGTGGGATCATTATTGTCTGAGATCCGGCATTTGGATCTTTGGCGCTAGTGTCGTTCTGAAGAGGCTTTACAAATATTTCAATAGAGCTCATCTTCTTTATCTTGGAAAAGTTGAATCTATTAACTAAATGGTCATTCTTATTATCCAACGTAACCGTGAAACTTCCGGTAATACTATCAATTGAGTTATTAGTATTGAACGCAATCAAGTCTCCTGTAACGTCCTGCTCGAATTCCGTTCCACGATTTAATATAACCAAAGCATCCGGATCACTATGTTCTGAACTATAGAACATATGAACTCGGCCGTTATTTATTTTGTTAAATGTTGCATCTGCCATTATAGTTTTATTGAGCTAAACATCTTTGTTATATCAGATTGAACCTGATTAACACGAGATTGTGGAATAATTGCATTTAAAACGCTCGCATCGACAGAGGCGGATCTGGTTATGCCAGGAATATCCGCCAAATCCATGTATTGCAAGAATCTAAAGTTTAAACCATACCGTACAGTATGAGGAGTCTCTTCTGATTCCGTATATTCGAAGCTTTCAAAGTATCCGTCGTATCTAACTCTATCATATATACAAACTGCGGTTGGGGCAAATAAAGCCTGAAGCGATTGCCTGTTTGCATTATTAGATCCGGGAGGACTATATGGAACTCCATTTTGCTGGTAGACTGTTACCAATTTTTGAAACTGTCTCCATGCCGTGGAGTCCTTAAGATCTCTATTGAATCTTTCAAGCATATTACCAATAATTCCGTCTGCCCGTATAGAACCAATGTCCGGATACCAATGCTGCATTTTCCATCCGCCCAAAGTCCTTACTGGTACTATCGTTTTTGGCGGCAGTGTCACAGAAAAGTTGCTTGGGTTAACAAACATCTTGAAGAAGTATCCTGGTTGAAAGTTTTCATTATTACCAGCCGGAGTTGCCAGTGGAGCGCCATTTCGATCCAGAAGCATAAAGCTAACCTGTTTTTTATATGGAAATGCCGACTGCTGCTGGATTAGGCTTCCAGCTCCAGGAACAACCTGATTAGCCAGCCTCTGCAAATTGTTGACTATTGTGGATGAGCCTATTTGTCCAACAGGCAAAGCATTACCTACTGCCTGAGAAAGGGTTGGAGGCAATGATTGCGTTACATTCGATACTAGTGTAGATATTTTATTTACATCTACAGGTAAAAAGGAAGACATCTATTATCCCCCGAAATTAGCTTTCTGTTGCTTTCTGATCATAGCAACTGTTTTGCTTTCAGCTTCCTGAAATGCTTTATGAAGCGTATTTCCGTCCATATTCACATTAACATTGATATTAAAGCTACCCTGACCGCCGCGTCGAAGATCGGCCGTGGTTAAAGATCTGGTTTGCGCGGCAGGAACAACCATACCACCTCCAACAACCTCGTTAGCATGAACTCTTAACATTCCGCCGCTCTTTATATAGGCACCTCCGGCCGCTCCCTTATTAATGGCTTTGTCCATATCGCCAGCCATTTTTTTATCCGCAGCCGAACCCTTCCAGTTTGAAAGGATTCTATAGATCATGATGATCGGCTTGGCAATAAGTCCTGTTAAGATATTTCTTATAATGTCGAACATGCCCTTTGAGTCAAGATTGTACTTTTGAGCAGCCTCTCTAAGCTTCTCAATGCTTCCGGCAGCCTGCTCCTGAGATATTGCGCCCTCGGATAACTTTTGGAACACCTGCGTTGTTTCAGCATCCATTCCGAATTGAGATCCCATTCTTTCAATCATTAGACGCCTCGTGGCAGTATCGCCTATCCCGGCTGTTGGTTGCAATATTGCCGCTCGCGCCATGGCTATCATTTTTCCAACATCTTGTTTTCCGGCCTTGGTCAAGTCAAACCCAGCGCCACGCTGCTCGGCGGCAAATAACGACTGAGCATAGCCACCCTGAACGCCAGACATCTTGGCCATGAACACTTTCCAACCTTCGCCAGCCTTGGATATACCCATAATTCCCTGGGCAACCTTTTGAATATTTTCTGCAGGTCTGCCCATTTTTACCATTGTTGTAGATACGGTTGATAGAACCTTGTTTACATCCGTTACGTTTACACCAACATCTTTAAAAGCATCAGCAAGAGACATGACGCTCTGCATATACTTTGATGTGGTCATAATTCCTTTTTGACCAACAGCTTCAGCCGTCTTTAATATCTCAAAGTACTTGGCTTTTACGTCACTCTTGGCTATACCAAAATTACGGATAAAGTCGGCAAACCTACCAGCAACGGCATCATAGCCTTCACCGGTAGCCTTGGAGAATATATTAACGGCATCAGCCATCTCAGAAAGCTTCCCGACCGTTGGGCTGATTGCTCCGAGAGCATCTATGCCAGTAGCCTTTAAAGCCTTATACATATCGGCTACTTGCTCAACATCTAACCCTTGAGTAGCAAACTCCATTTGAGATTGCTTCAGGTTCATAGCGGCCTTGGATGCCTCACCCATACCCTTTACAAAATTTCCACTCGCAGCATCGGCGGCCTGTAATTCAGATCTTAGTTTTCTAATTCCGTCAATTGTATCAATGATGAACTTTATCAACATGCCCCACGGACCACCAAGATTTTCTAGTTGAGCCTGAGGGTTCTGGGCAGTCTCCATTACTTTTTGAGATGTGGATCCAGCCGAGAACTTTCCAGTCTCAGGATTTCTAAATCCTTGAGACCACTCTTTCATGTTGGCTCTGATATACTTGCCTTGTTCCCTCAAATTATCTATCTGTTGTTTGTTGATTGCAAGATTGGCCTTGTTTATATCAGATAGCTGTTTGGTTACGGAGACCATGCCTCTTTGACTCTCAAGCTGTCTCCTAACCGCTTCTAAATGAGCCTTGTCTGCTTTGGCTAAACCCTGACCGTAAGTCTGAATTTGACCTAATTGTTTTAGGTAATTAGTAGTTTCCCCGGCAAAATCCTCCATCTCATCGGCCATGGTACTCAATGCGCCGACGGCCTGCTTCATGTTGTTTGCAACTTGAGTAGACTGCTCTTTCATGGTTTGGAAAGAGTTCATTAATGCAGGATCTACATTTGGGATGTTCGGATCAGCCATTTGTTATTGTGCCATTTCACCAGAAGGTGCCTGCGGGATGGCTTCGGTTGTTTGCTGTCCCTGCTCGGCCTGCGGCCCCTGTTGCTGCGGTGCCGCTTGTTGCTTGCTATTGACTATCTGTACTAATTTTTCTAGTTTTGGATTATTAAACTCTTTATCTCTTGATTTGATATTATTATAAGCTTGGATTATCTTATCTTTAAACTTCTCGGCTCCAGCGGTGTTCTTGAAAAACCCAGTAGGTATTCCATTCCGCTGAAACTCCTCAGCTATTATTCTATCTTGAGCAATTGGAGTAATCTGCTTATACACTGTAACCATTTCTTTCGGAGGCTCAACCTTATCCGCCGTCAACTGTCTTAACATATCTCTGATCTTGTAATAATTATGAATGGCTCTTTCTTTATTTTGGAAAGTCTTGGGGTTCATTTGAAAATGTTCAAGAATAGCAGATGCAACATAGGCTGGATCGCCTAATTTTTTAGCGACATCTCTAAATTCGGCAGGTAGCTTCTCTAGCTGGTCCGCATCCTCATAATTCTTATAGGCCTGCAGGATCTTGTCTTTGTTTTTTACGGCCTCATATCCGCCAGCCAAAGCTTTAGTCGAAACATTTTTAGCCAAAGCCTTATTTTCTTTTAGATACCGGTCGAGGGCTTCCTGGAAATCTATATCTTCCCCCTCCGCCATAGCCTCTTGAACATAGTGTTGGGCACCGATAACCTCTTCTAGGCTAATATCATTCTCGTCAGCATGCCTAAAAAGATCATCCACGAACAAACCTAGCTTTTTAGCCCTTCTTACTATTTCTAAGAGCTCGTCGGGATCTTTGCCGTATTTTTTAGCAGCTTCTTCTAGGTCATCTTGGTCTAATCCCAGGCCTGACTTTTCTTTTTGGGACTTAGCCTCTTCTTTCTTTTCATCTTGCGCCGACTGCAAGTATTCCTCATATGACATACCCTGTTCGCCAGCTGCCCTAAGATCCTTTACGTATTGCTCAGGAGTTACTCCGTATTGCTCGGATCTTTCATACACGTTAGTACCAGGCTTGCTGTAATACCTATCGAATTCTTCCTTGGTAAAACCACCCTTAAAGAAACCCTTATTCTTGGCATCTTTAATATAGGCCACCAACTCCTCTGGCCTTAGACCATATTCTTCAGCATATCGATTCATTCTAGACGCGTCTTTATCGCTCATGCCCACTTCTTTTGCTAGTTCCTGAGCCACCATTTGATTTGAAAGATTTTTGGCTTTTTCTACAAAACCCTTCCAAACATTGATAGTGTATACCTGGTCACCATCAGAATCTTTTTCGATTCCACTAATTTGATAAAAATCAGGGTTAACCGTCTTTCTCTTAAATGAAAATACTTTTGGATTTAAGTTGTATTTCTGGATCTGCTTCAGTGTGTATTCCCTTAAAGCCTTAAGGTTTTTGGCATCTTTCTCTTCGAGCTTTCTTTCATCAATCTTGTTAAAATTCAGCTGAACAAGCTCGCCAGATTTGAAATCCCTGGTCTGGGCAAGCTTGATAAAAGACCCGTCAAGAGAAGCTACGTCTTTGCGGCTCCTTAGCTTTTGCTCAAGTCGATTGATATATTCTGGATATTCCTCAACGGCCTTTGCGGAATCCCCAGATGATTCAATTTGATATTCATAGGTGTGTTGGCGCTTCTGTAGTTCTTCTAAATCCTGGATAATGTGACGTTTGGTTTTTGAAAAATAAGCGGTTTCAACTTTACTATAGGCGCTAGGATTTTCCTCGCGCAAGGTCTTGTAGATTGACTTGGTAGGGACATTATTAATAATATCTGAGACAAGTCTGGACACTATCATATTGATCTGTTTTTCAGGAAGAGGATGCTTGGTGTCCTTAAGATATTCGTAAAAGACGCTTTGGATAGAATTAATAAGATCTGAGGATGGAAGGAATATGTCAATAACTGAAGATTGCATAAGAACACCAGCAAACTTATAGGTGGGTGCCGTACTGATATTCCCCATAACCTGCACAGTTATGGTTGCATCGCCCTCAATATGGGGAGCACTGTATTTTACAAAGAATAATCCATCAAAAACGGGGCGTGCGGACTGCTCTCCATATCCACGCCCCAAAGGAATTCCTTCTTGATAAAGGTTTTTTGAGATTTTAATATATATATTTTTCATTTGACATTAATTCCGCCTTATGGTATTATAAAGTCAAGGATTAGGAGGAAGCCATGACTTTAAACCTTATCTTTAAAAGCTTCAGGTGGATTCTTGACTTCTTTTTAGACTTCTGGATTCCCGTTGTTCTTGTGTTGGCTTTTTGCTTCTTCACAGGAATTCCCGTCTGGCATTTCGCAGCTGTTTCTTTTGGTGTTTTAGCGGAATGCACAAAGGACTGTGTTCAATTTTTAACAGATCCATCTAGTCTTGAAAAAGTCAGGGAATGGATGAGGTTCATGATCTTCTGATTATATCTCTATCCTATCAAATCCTTGCTCAGTTTTTTTCTGGGCAAGGATTTTTGCTTCCTCTTCTCTTGCTTTTTCAATAAATCTCAAATCCTCAAAATCCAGCTCATACATTTCAGTTGACGAAGCCTTGGCATCAACATCCTCGAATTCTTTCTGCAAATCAGCGATAGCTCCTTCACCGCCCACTTCCCTAATTGCATCAAGGAACGTGGTATTTCTGTGATCTTTCTTGAATAGCTTAAACTCATCAGACGCAGTTTCGATTTTGCCTTGTTTTATCTTTTCGCGCTCAGCTTTCTTTCTGCGCTCTTCGATGATTTGCGTGGCTTCTTTTGGATGCGGGGTGACTAGAATAGCAAGATATTCAACGAGATCCATCATGACCTCGGCCTCTTGCTCTTTGCGGTTTACATAATGCTGCTGCAGAATAGCCCATTGCTCTTCTGTTAAATTCGTAAACCGGGGTTCGTTGGGGACTCCGCCTAACTCAAAGATGATATTGAGTTTTGCGCTGAGAGCGAAGTCCTTACTTAGTTTTTTATATCTTCTGCTCCCTGGAACACGTTAGCCTTGTTGAAAATTTCCATAACAACGGCCTGCTCTTGGGACAAAAGGAATTCTTTCGCCTCTTCAACGCTATCAGGCTTGTTCCCATCGATGGCGACAAGAGTTCTTGCAAGAACTTTCACCGCACTGTCGACTGCCAGCTTAATGTTATTGGTATTGGCTTCATCAAGAAGCTTGTCAAAGTCGACTTCCAACTCCAAAGTATCCTTTGTTGTTAGACCTCTGACCTCGATTTCCTTGCCCTGAACCGTAAATTTCTTGGTTGGGTTGGTGTTGAATACTACATCTTTGAGCGACATGGCTCCTCCTAGTAATGAATTATTATAAAATTGAGTTTATTAATTAAAATTATATCAAAAAATGCCAAATAGCGGTCCATCTTTCGATGGACCGTTTTAATCTATTTGGATTTTGCTAAGGGGAAAAGGAGAAACTAAAGGAACTAAATTATTAGGAAGGGATATTATTGAGTTATTGAAAGACCAACATCATAATCAAACGGATTAGTTTCGCCGTTGTCTACCCAGGTTACATCGAAGTTGGCAGATTCAGTTATTATAATATCGCCTCCGCCGATTGCTCTTGGAGCGCCGTAGCTGGTCATATAGCATCCACGATAAACAGTCTGACGAATGGTTAGTGGTTCGCTATTTGGATCAGCAACTGGTAGCAGCAAGATCTCTTGGATGTCAATAGGGGAACGAAGCTGAGCCAACATTCTGAAACCGTCGTCATACCCAAACAAGTTCAACATCTGCTTTTTGAATAATGCCAACTTTTGAACGCTGAGCTTATACTCCGTTAAGCCCCAAATACGGTCAATCTGTCTGTCACCGATACCGATACCACGAACAGCCGTAGTACTTCTGTCCTGGCTTGGATCTAGTGATTGGACAACGCCGATGACATTTCCATTAACCAAGACCTTTACCGCTGTTGAGACGGCAATTCGGTCTTGGTTTTGTAAAAATGCATTTACTGTAGCCATTTATTATCTCCTCGTGTTTCTATTATAGCTGCGTACGAATTGTGAACGTAACTTTAATTCTATTCAATGGGAAGACTGGAACGTACTGAACAGTCGACAGAATCTGGGTCGGGTTGTTTGGATCGACCTGAACCGTGATTGCTCCAACCGCATTGATGATCGCGGCCTGAATCAACTGCTGCATCGTTGCCAAGATTGTCGACTTAACGGCCGGAACAACGATGGCGTTTATCAACTTCTTACCGATGAACTGCTCGGTGGTGTAACGAACAGCCTGCGAAACATAGTCTGTTGTCGTTACTACCGAGAATTCACCAACTGCAACATTGGTCTGATCAGTCGTCAGCTGATGTCTGACGAAGATTCTCGAACCGGTTCTGTCGATTACAAAGACACCAGCTGCAGCCAATATGTTCTTTTCTGACTCAAGATATTCTGAGTTTGGATGATCAGCTGTTCTTGCCGATATATTATCGAATCCGACGAACTGCTTATTGGTTAGCGGAGTTGCAACGTCGAAGTTTGGATTGCATGAAAGAGCAGAAGCGGCAACAGCCATGAATGCTCCGTCAACTTCGACCTGCTGGAACTCTCCGTTTGGATCTTGGATTTCCACTAAACACTTACCAGGAGCAACAAGAGCAATGCGCTTGTCGCTAAGAACCTCACTGGCAGTATAGACGTAGGTATTTTCGGTATCTACGTCCCCGATTTCAGCAACTCCAAGCGATCCAATCGATACGCGCTCCTTCTTATTCTGAGGGAGAGACATGGTCTGGCAGTGGATATCAACTGCGCTCAAGATGCTAGATTTTGTAGGTATGCTGATTTCGGTCAGACTTGCACCGCTTCCAACAGTTAGAGGAACAATGACGTCAATCGTCTTTGCTTGCAACTGATTCAAGGCATTCTGGAACTCACCAGTTGTTAGCCCATTACCAGACATCTGAGTTAGGCTGACGATCGAGGCTCCGTTTGCGAATGCTAATCTAGAAGCAAGAGTTAACGGATTCAGGCTGGCAAAATCATAAGAGCCAGCGTTGGTTCCCGTAGTAACAAGTGTCCACTCTGCATCAGGACCATATTCACTAACAACCTGGGTATAATCCGTGAAATTCTTTGGCTCATAATCAGTAGAGCTCTTATCGTATGTGTAATCGATATAGAAAACACCAGAGATTGGCACTACGGTTGACGGGGGATATCCATAGGCCGAAGGATTGACCGGATTCCATGCCAAAGACTGAGGTGCCGATGTTCCGGACAGATACCATCCGCTGTCGTCTATACCGTATCCAGAAGAATCGGTTCCAGACACGGTTCCGGAGGCAGGATAGGTCGTTGCTGATCCGGATACTGCTACAACTCCGCTTACAACAGTATCTCCTGAAGCAATTGCTCCAGTGAAGACGAAATCATTTTCGTAAGCAGAGGTTTGTGTAAATGTTTGTCCAAAAACAGTTCCAGTGTAAGTGAAGGCAACATAGTAGGTTGCTCCGCTTGCTGGAACGGTACCGACCCCAGACGAGGCTGCAAAATCAGTAGCAGATCCATTCGTCCAGATTAGTGATGATCCGGACTGGAACCATCCATCACCGCTTGCGGAAATTCCGGTAGCAGGGAATGATCCTGAGCTGGTGGAGTTTCCGCTATACACGTTTAGGATTGTTTCTACATTCGGTATTAGAAGCGATGATCCAGCAGCAGTTCCTGAAAGTGTTGGTGCGTATAGAACAGATCCAGCAGCAGCTGCATTAAATAATCCAGCACCGGTGAAGCTAATTCCAGTATAGACATAAGTTGCGAAATATGAATCGCCAATCTGCGGCGTGGTGGACGCAGGGTGCTCGTTGGCAGCAGAAGTCCAGGCGACCTGATTTCCACTCTGATACCAGCCGCTTCCATAAGCCCCGTTTCCAGAAGATGGATAAACAGTTAACGCGCCGCCTGAACCCGAGAAGTCATAAATGTTATCGATGCTTCTGACTGGTATGTTCGAGAGAGTGACCAGTCTGTTTGTTGCCTGAGTCTGAGTCTCTCCGGCGATGCTTAGATATTTTCTACCGGTTCCAATAAATGCCGGAATTCTCGTGCCACCAGGGAGCTGGACGATATTGTTAGCTATTTCAACTTCCGTATAAACGCCAGGAGGTGTGTATGCCATTGTTTTCTAACTCCTTATATTTCAGTTCTTGTAATTATTTTGTTTGTTTATCCATTTACGTTTTCACGTATCTACGTAAATAATTTTTTATAAAAGATTACATGCTATCACTTATATTATTTCACTTAAATAAAATACTATAAAATTACATAACTTTTAAATAATAATTAATTAATTAACTAATTAATTAATCTGGAATGTTTGTATGTTAGCGCCAGTTCCGGACCAGCCAACGTAGGAGCTAAAGTATGCATCCACTCCAGCCTGATCTAGGGCTGTTATGGTGTAAACTCCGGGAGCCACGTATGTCCCCGAGTAGATGCCATTTGGAATTGCTGTACCACTTGCCGACAGAATGGTGGTTACAGATCTGTATTCTTGCCATTCTTTAAATAACTCAATACTTACGCTAGTTTGGAACAAATGCTCGTTTGCGTATTCCCTCTCAGTTCCGCCACCCTGGGACTGAGAAGTTATAGAAGCCCCAGTTCTATCATAAAAATCTAGTTTTCTAGCGGTTAAAATATCCTCAATAATATCACCGAGCTCTTCTGCTTCTATAGTTGTACGGGCATAGCAATCAATAGAAATGCTCATATTGTAAATGCCGCCATAAATAGCATATGCCAATTCTTCATTTGGTGTTGTGTTAAGCTGGTATTGATCTCCGGCGAAAAGAATATCGGACATAAAAATTCTGGTTCCAGACAATCCAGATGCAATGCCACTTCCGTTTACAATCATTTGATTTGGTTCTACCGCCAAAGCAACAGTGCCAGTCATATCTGTTCCGGTTACATTTAAATAAAACTGATCATTCGTAACCGCCTGTGATAATGTTAGTGTATAGGTGTTGTTTCCAGTGATAAGGCTTGGAGACCCAACAGATTGACGGTTTTCATCAGCAAACATAATCGAGCTTGGATCAAATGTGCCAGACCCGGGAACTGTTATGATTATTCCAGTATCCACGCCAGAATTGAATACGTTTCCGGATGTGAATATGGTTTGTGTTATATCTGTACCGCTCGGATATCCGACGCTAACATCCCATGGCCATCTTGGATCATAGTCTAACGTTTCCGGCAGATTAACCTGGGCCATATTATTGCCGTAAAGGTTATCGTCAGCCTGAACAGGGACAAGAGTAACGCGACTATGGTAATCTTCCATAAAATCATCAAAGTGTATTCTTCTTTGATTATTAGTTACGGAGCGTATTACGACCATCGGAATTTGAACCTGCTCCAACGGGAATCTGTCAGAAATATCAACATGGCGATACAGGCGATTTCTTGAAAGATTTTGTTTTAGAAAATCTACCAAGACATCGATGATTCGTTTAGTGATTATTTTCTTATTTAATACGTAGGCCATAGTTATGCTATTACCTTGGATTTGAATTCATCATACTGGGCTCGGGTATTATTACCATAGCCGTATGTTTTATGAAAAGAGTCATGACACTCAGAGCACAAGCAAGCCCCATTATTTATATCAAACCTCAATTTTTTATTTGACATATATGATTCTATATGGTGAGCTATACGATTTATACCAATAAGACCAACTGATCCGCAGGCATCGCAGGTATTGTCAAATAACTTGTATATCCTAAAACGCCAGGATTTGCACTTGCTACGATTTCCCAATCTTTCCTGTTTGGTCAAATTTGGATTATAGTTTGGGTGATTATCGCCAGATCTTCTCTTCATATTTATCCAGCAACAATGAATTCCCTGACTGTTTGCCCTTACTATATTTATGAGCCGAGCCTGATGGACCTCGTTATGCCTCAAGCATCTAGTCGCATATTTTGAATCCAAATTTTTATACTTACTATCCAGCACCATGAATCCGCGCTTTTTAGCTATTAGTTTATATTTTCTGAACTTACTATCTAGATTACAGCATCTTAAAACTCTATCCTTGTGCAAAATATCTGCAAGGGATTTTGTATAAATTTCTCCATGTTTAATGCATTTAAATTTATGCTTGTGCGTTCTTCCGAGGTATTTTTTATCAATAAATTCTATATTAATAGAATCGCACTTATCCTTGACCTCTTTTAATGTATATTTTTTAAACTCATGAGTTGCACAGCATGGCAAATTGCAACCGCCAGCCTGAATCAAATTATTATAATTAGTTGCATATGTCTTTTTATGCTTTACACAGAAAAAGTTATGTCTGGCCCTGACGCCATTAAACACACTATCCATGAATTTAATATTTCTATTAATGCATTCATGTCTAACTTTGTTTACGTGTAATTTTTTTCTCATGTCATCCATTAAGAGAGCCAGTTCGGAAGCCCAAACTCCTGCTGCGAAATTCCTGGATCGAGTCTCTTTGCATCCCATTCCATATGCATTAGGAAATTATCTTGGGCCAATGAGTATGAGACGTTGGTCATTTCATATCTTCCGAGCTCGCGGATTGCGGTCTTTGTTTCTCTGTCGAATATAAATCTTATCATGATATCTCGCTCGTCAATGATATTAACATAATCACCATCGCAATTTCTGATCGGAACAGTCCAAAAATGCAATTGATGATTGATCTGTAGTCCAATATCATTTGACTGAAGCTTCTGCGCCGTCATTCCCTCATTGACAAAGAACATTGAATCGTCTCTTTCGGGATTTCTAAGCCACTGGAATCCGCCGACCCTGTTAATGTTTGGATCATTGGAAACAACTCCAAATCCATTGCAATAAGGACAGCTTGAACGGGCTTGTTTTCTAACAGGGTCCCAGCATATGCAGCGACGACTATCTATCGTTTTGTCAGGAACAATAAGCCTTCTATAAATAAGAACTAGCTCTCCCAGTGTTTCGAGAATCTGCTTTTCTCTATTTATTTGTTCATCAAAAACGGTTAAAGGCTGCCCCGTAACTGGATCATAACCAAGAGATGTCTGAAGGTAGCAGTTATTTAAAGAAGATTGCAAAGGATTACCGCCCCCAACGCAGTCAATATATGACCGATGGGTTCTGATTGGATTATCTCCAATTGGATTTCCGTTAGAGTCTGTGATTTTACAATTTTTTGGCGGCATTTCAGATAATACCTTCTTTTTTTAATCCATTATAAACAAGATTATTTAAAATCTTCTTTCAGTTATCATTTAGTTTATGGTAATGTATAAAGTATTTTACAATCAGGGCTGATATTTCGCGAGAGCTTAATGGAATAAGATTAGGGTTGTCTCGGAATTCGTCAGCTATGCCCTGAACGATCTGTCTGGCGTATGCTTGGACTTCATTTGGAGCATTAAAGTACATGTCCGGGTTCTTGTCAACGTCTGGGAGCCCAACTTCCCACGGATTTTTTGCAACTTGAGCCATGTGCGTGAGCTCATGTGCTAACGTGACTCTTAGATCGTTTATAAAATCCTGCTTACCACCTCCCAGAAGCATGGCCTTATTCGTCTTAATTTCTATCTCCAGCGTCGTTCCGATTATTTTTGTTGGATTTCCAACCACATGAAACCTAAAAGTTGAACCACCATGAACTGGAAATGGGATCTTAGGGTTATCCTTTACAAAATAAATCTTAGCAGACTTTATTGGAACCATATCGCCTATAACGTTTTTGGTTTCTCTTTGTGCTTGCCCAAATCCAAAGAAATTTAAGATTCTCTGCATAAGAGAGCGGTTTTTCGTCATGTCGTATTCAATGTACGGCTTCACGCCACGATCTATTTTCTCATTCACCCAGTCAAAGTCAATATTTTTTATTTGATCGTAAAGCTGATCACCCATTAACTTAGATAGATCATCAAAAAGCTTATTGTCAATGGGTATTAAATTTTTTGCTATCTTGTTACCAGCCCTATCAAGACCCATTTCGCTCATAGATAGGCTGGTCGCTCTTTGAACTCAGTCTGTGCAGTTTACATAGACTACTTCGTTATCGATATCCGCTATTTTTCCAGAATACGAATTGCCACCAAGCGTATTCCAGGAAAAACTATCCCCGATATTGACCCTGGACATCACGACCAGAGATGCTTCGCGTTTTCTTCTTCTGCGCATATAGCACTTAACCCTATTCTGCCATTCTGGGCCGCAAAGCTCGTTCGAGTAGTCATAGTTTTTACGTAATGGATTTGGAACATTGGATGCAGAAGCTTTTGGCACTAAATACGGCAAGATATCGTTGTCGCGCTCCATGGTCGTGTATTTGAAACCGCGCTTATCCAATTCGACCTCAAATTTGGATATCAGATCTTGAAAATCGATGATTCTTGAATGATTTTTTATGTCATCCCCAAACGTATCTTCAGCATACATAATAGCATTCTTCAGTTCGGATATTGAGTTTTTAATATCCTCATTACTATAATTAGCCATATCTTTTACTACGGATTGCTTAGACCTGTCTGCCATATAGCCATAGTATTTTTCCAATAATTTATTTATAAAATTCTTAAATCCGGCTTCCATGATCAAAGAAGCAGCTCTCTTTCTGCGCTTCTTCCTTAGCTGCCTCCAATACTTGCTGAAATCTTTATTCTTAGCCATGTCCCAATAGCGGATAGTATCTTCTACGGCATTTTTGGAGGCAACATGAACCATGGAATCATCGAAATGGTGGCCGATTATGTCGGATATGGTTACTGTCTTTACTTCGTCGCGTTTTAGCATGAAGATATCAATCTTTTCATTCCAATGTTTTGCCGGGATATGACTATGCAGAAATATTGCTAGATTGGGAAGTCCAGAATCGTCATACATTTCCACCAGATTTCCAGACACTCTGATCCATCCGTCTCTAACAAGTTCTTCCATAAACGCCGGGTAGTTGTCTTTAAATTTGTCAACATCCAACAACTCTTGCTCGCTTAAGATATGCGGTCTATGCTTGATCCAATCGCCATGTTCCAAATCCGAGCTTCCAACTAAAAAGTATTCGCCAAAATGATCAATCCAGTAACGACCCATGTTAAATCCACCACCAATTGGGGATAGTGTTTTTTTAGAACTGGCTTCTCTGCGCACTTTTTCCATCTCTTCTTCGCGCAACATTTTGGCACCGGGATCTTCTTCCAAATCTCTTTGGGCATGCCACTGTTCTGATTCTTGTTGTTCGGTATAGGCCTCATCTTCGATCACCGCTTTTTCAAGTGATTCTATGGTTTTTTCAAGGATTCGATAAAGTTGATTAATATTGCGACTAGATTCTGGGTTTAAAGTATTACCCTTCAGAGTCCTAAAATATTTACGCAGCAATCTATGCAATATCTCATATTGAAATGGATATGTAATTGGGGGAGCTGTATGTTTTAACTTACCCCAATCTTCCAAATCTTTTGGATCATAATATTGCTTCCAGTGCTGGTTTAGCAATTAAAATACTCGTCTTTCCCTTAAGTGTCTTAGTTTAGCAAATGCGGGAGAAGGAATAAGCACGCGAGCCGATCCAATTCCTAGAATAGATGGCTTCTCATTGGCTTTGACTTTTTCCTTCATTGTCTGATACTTTTGTTCCATCTGCTGCGAAACACTTACTAGGTGTCCCGGCATATCTGGCGGAGTATAGGTAATTCCCTGGTCGCTAACTACAAAGTTTCTGGCCTTCTCTCGAATGCTCTGAGAGTTCAGCGCCAATACATAGCCACCAAGAACCACCAGATAAAACCAGTCTCTTGGCATTGACTCAAAATCATAGTATGTTTTCATGGGATGTGAATTTACATCTTCCAGAGCCATATCTAGGTATGAAAATAGCTGTGAATCATCGAAAACCTGACACGCTGAATCGGAGTCATTTAATAATTTGCGTAGATTGTTAATTAGATGATTTTCCCTATCACTGTACAAATCATCAGAGAGTGGGTACAAAACTGTGGGCATTTTATTACCTCATTTGCATATTTATTTCTTAAGTCCGCTCTTAAGCGAGGAGTCTTTATATAGTCTAAGTAGATGATCTATCTTTTTCTGTATCTCTTCTTTTTCTTTTGCACTTATGGCCTCTTCCCTCTTTTTACCAAGATCAAGAAGTTCGTCTTCTAGCTGCTCTTTGTTTTTTGAACTCTCAAAATTCTCAATAGGTCCAAGCTCCGAGATTCCTTCTTCTTTTTCAATAGTTTTGCGCTTGCTAAGAGCCTCTTCTGCTGCCGCCGGGTCCGTGAGCATTTCATCCACGATCTTATATTCATTCATAACCGGATCAAGTATAGGATCGTCCGGTTCTATTTTTGCCTCTTGGGCCCTAGCCGATAGATATGTCAGAAGCTTTCTGAAATCCTTGATCTTTTTAATGTGCTCATCCTTAATCTGATCAACAAATTTGCTCAGCTTCTTTTTGTCTTTAATTGCTTTAGCTTTTTCAGAGTTTTCAAGAATGAACTGCTCAACGGCGGTTTTGAATTCCCCTATCTTAACAATTGCTTCTTGTATGAATTCTTCTTTTGATGCCATTTTAGACCCCTTATAGTTTTTGTACTTTTCTAAATTCGTGAAACTCTCTTCTGTCCGGATGCTTATACGTGAATACATAATCACCAGGCAGTAAGTTGACGCTCCATTTTCCCTCTGTGGTTGTTATGGCCGAAGCTATCTTTATATTGTTCGGAGACTTTGGGATAAATGAATTCTTTTCGAATATATTTACGTGGACCCCGGCTAATGGTTGCCCTATCTCGTTTGTTACCACATCTTCGGCCAGCAATCTCTCACCGGATCTTTGCATATATGCATTGGATGCCATTGGCTGAGAGACTGTAGGATTTAATATGGTTTGGTTGGCTTGCGACTGCAACGCCTCTTGTTGTTTGGCTAGAATATCTTCTTCATTTTTTGGACGAAGTGAAAGAGACTCGGCAACCTCGAAATGATCAGTAGCTTCTAGCAAGTTGCTTTTGCTTCCCGGCTGCTTTGCTTTTATTCGAACTATATAATTTCCGTGTTCGACGTTTGGCGGAATGATATATTCATAAAGATAAAATCCATCTCCAGCCTTTCGCATGGCTGTCTCGCTTAATATTTGCACTACCTTGTTTTCCGTAGAGCTGAAATGCTCTACGCTACAAACTGCGTTGTCAACATCCACCGGATTTCTTGCGCCATCCCTGAATACTGCCGGTATAGAGACCTTCATTCCTCTTGAAAACCTTCCTAGCATAGCCTACCTCTTAGATAAATTTATATTGAGATGTCCCTTCATATCTGAAACCTAGTGGGGTTCCGGAAGTAAAGGCATCACTTACCTCGATATCGTATGCCGTATCGAATACCGTATTATTGGGACCATTGCCCTCAATTCTAAGAACGTATTCACCATTGTTGGCCGTCATATTAAATGTGCCGCTTGCATCCGTTCTTGTTATGGCAAGAGCACTGGTCAAAACTGGCGATGTGACTTTGGCAAACAGGGATACCTTTAGATTGCCAAGGCCATACGTTAAGCCGTCATTAGGATCAACGTAAGTATACGTATCAGACATTGCAACAGCGCCGGTTCCGATGGAAGATAGCAATGTGATTGGTCCAAAATTATATGTCGTCATGCCGGTTGGGACAGTTTTTGCCACGCTATTTGATAGATAAGTTGAAGCGCCCGCAACCACGATGTAGTCGGCTGGATCTAGGTATACGTAATAGACGCCGCTCGCGTTGGTGGTTGTTGAGGTTATAATCTGAGAAGATGAAAAATCAGCAACTTGTACGTATGCATTTTGGATGCCGGTTCCGCTGATATCGACAATTGATCCCGATACGGTTACGCTACCAACAACAATTCCAGTTGTAGCTACAGCCTGGCTAACACCAAAAACATCAGTACTTTGTATGATATTTCCAGACATGAGAGCGTTATACTGGGCCGTATAATTGGTGACAGGGGCAGTGGCCGGTATTTGCCACATATAAAAGAACCTGTTTGGATAATCTACGTCCTGAGTCATTGTTCCAGAAGTCACATAAAAATTCTTAGAACCGCTAGATGTGTAGTAATAAACATCTACAGTGTTTCCAGAAATACCAGTATTGATTGGCGATGAGCCAGAATCCAGGTAATTAGCTGTTAGCGATATAGTCTCGCCTCTGAAATAGTCAGGCATTATTATCTTCCTTCATCTTTTTAATTCGTTCATTAAATATGGCTTCGTCTCTTTTATATAGCTCTTCGATATGAAAATCTCTGCACCCGCCGCGATCTGATTTCATATGCCACATGATAGCAGCTGGATTATAGTGTAACTTCCAACCCTTTAAAACCATTGGATATGTCGTTAATGTTTCTTCCCTGAACGCCACCTTGCTCAGGCCGCCAGCAAATCCGCCCACAGCATCCATTGCAGACGTCCTGTAGATAAAGGACGAGTAAAGATGTTCAACCTCAGTCTGCTTTAATTCTTTATCCCACATCCATTGGCGGTTATACCATAAGTTAGCCAGGGTTTGCGCAGGATAATCGATAGGCATGATCTTGTTTGTTAGCTTATCCGGTTCCAATATAGAACAACCCACGGCAGCTATTTTATCATCCTGTTGAATATCATCCATTAAAACTTCGATGGTGTTCGACTCAAGTATGCAGTCATCATCAACCTTGAACACAAACTCGCAGCCAACTTTCTTGGCAAGATCAAATATTTTCTGATGAGTATCGGGGCAATTTTGTTCATTGTTCTTCCAAACACAAGCAGTTTGCCCGGAATCATTAAACAGCTTCATCTGCTTCAAGAACGCATTGTTCTTTAATAAATCCTCGTTATCAGAATTATCAAAGATATAAATAGATATATTCTTGTAGGCCTGATTAAACAATGACGTAAGCAATGCCACGAGAGCGTCTGGTCTATTTCTTGTTGCTACGGACACCAAAACCTTTTTATATGGCTTTGACATCTTTTCAAAGGCGGATTCGAAATCATCCACAACTCTTTCTATCTTATATGCGTTGGCGTGCCGTTTTGCCACCAAGCCTTCTTTGGCTATTACGGATCCGCCATTTTTCCAATCGGCATAATAATCTGCCAGCAACTTGGCGGCATGAGCGATATCTACTTTGTTATATGAGACATGCACATTGGTATTGTATTCTTTACCAACTACATTAATGAAGGATCCAGCGCCACGGCCAACAACATCAAAAAGAGGAGCGCATCCTGTGCACAAAATTGGCTTGCCGCACGCCATGGCCTCTCCGATAGAAAGCCCAAAACCCTCAGAGCCGGTAGTTGATAAAAACACATCGGCACTTTCGTAGAGCCAGCGCATTTGAGGAGATGTAAGCTCATTCTCGACAAAAATAACGTTATCTTCAATTTCAAGTTTTTTAACTAATTCCCCGAGATCTATACTGCTCGCAACATCTTTTTTACGTGTTTTTGCAATTAAAATTGCATCCTTTATACAATCATTTTTTATAAAACTTTGAAAAGATTCCAGGGTATGTGGCCAGTTTTTGCGTTCCTGATTGCGGTCAACCCTCAAAACCACGAATTTATTAGTTAATTTATCCATATCAATGGATGGAATCGGGTCAGAGGCGTCGGTGATTCCTATTTGATGGTTTATTTGAAACAAACGCTGCTCAGGAAGTAGCCTTTTATATAAATTCATTCCGTACTTAGTCGTAAAGGCTATATTCTTTAATTTGCGCAACCCCTCTAATTCGCCAAGGCTATCAGTGTCTTCAATCGGCAGCCAAACTAGAGTTTTATCTAAGATATCTTCAGAAAGCTTCGAGAAGTACTTAATACGATAAAAATCATTATGGGCTATGACAATATCCGGATTTACTTCATTGTAATGCCTTAAAAATGTACCTGTATCAGGATACATCATCCCTTTGTTTGAAAGCACAATGATGCCATTATGAAGTATCGGCCCGTCTGTCTCGAACACAAAGTTTCCGCTTATGCTATAAACCTGGTGCCCTCTTTTCAATAGCTCGCCACCCACAGCTCTTAGAGTTGCAGCGAAACCCGTATTAATCCACGGCGCATCAAATCCAACCATTAAAATTTTCATATTAGTCTTTTTTGAATGTGATCAAATCAACTCTTTTGAATCCATGCTTTTGTTCTAAATATTGAGGTATTTGTTTCCAGAAGTCGGCGTACTGCACCAGATGCATTGGGTGCTTTTCCGATTCATCCGGAGGCAAGTTTTCAGGAACAGTCATAAAAATAAACCCGTCAGATTTTTCCACATATGCGTCTAGAAACTTATCTGGCTCATGCACATGTTCAATGACATCGAAAAGCATGATCGCATCACATTTGGGCAGTTCATCGCCCACGTATTTCACATTGACGTCTTTTATCCTGCGATAACCGAGGCGATCGATACCAAACCTGTAGTGTTCAGAGTCAAAATCAACCGTAGTCATTGAGATACCAGAATTTCGGAGCTTTATCGTATCACTGAGTATGCCAGCGCCTATGTCAAGAATAGATCTAACACTAAAATGTCGAGATGCATAAATTACGTGATCGACGAGTTCCTTTTTGTATGAACCAGCATTCCATGCGAGAAGATCCCCTATATAGCCACTAGATTCCTTATAAAATCTATCGACGGCTTCTTTGCTCTTTGGATCTTTTGATTTCCATGTTTCGGCCAAGAGCTTGCTGCTGCCTTCTATGCTCATGGATGGATTAAATCTGCGTAATTCTTCTATACCGGCATCTAGGCCAAATCTCTCATGAGCCAAATCGTGTATATACGCGGCATGCTTGTTGAGAAGCTTATTCCAGTTATTCCAAAATATTGGCTCGCCTCTGCCCGGCAACGAATGTCCAGTAACAGCCTCATGGTGCTGAACTACCGAATCCCCGCAAAATACCATTCTCCAGCCAGCCTTATATCCGCGAATGCATAGATCTGTTTCCTCATGGTAAACTGGAAAGAATTCAGAAGAAAATAAACCAACTGATTCCACAAACTCTTTCTTGATTAATACACAAGCGCCATTTAGATAAAACCTGTCCGAAGTTACTCCCCTAAGATCTGGAACAGTTTTACCAATATCTATGGGCCTTAAGAAGTTCTCAGAGGAAAGATCCAGATCTACGCCGCAGCTGATAGATCTTCCATCCTCGAATGAAACAAGATTTGATTGAACCATACCAATTTTTTGGTCCGAATCCGCGCATTGTTCTAGTGATTTAAGCCATCCATCCCTAACTTCTGTATCATTGTTAAGCAAGCACACTCTATCGTGATCAGTTTCTAATGCCAACCGTATACCCTGATTCATGGCGTTTCCAAATCCCAAATTTTTTGGATTTCTTAAAACCGTAATCTCTGGATGTGTTTTTTGAAGGTCGGTAAAATAAGTTAAAGTGCCATCGGATGAACCATTATCAATAAGTATAAGATCAAAAGACCCTATCGGAGTATTGTGGTATAACGCACCAAGGCACTTCTTGGTATATTCAAGCTTGTTCCATGCCAATAGTATTATTGCTGTTCGTGCCATTTGGACAATACCTTGTTAAGGATTAAATCGGAAGAAATTCCGTGCATGCATTCCATGGCGTATGGGCAAGCACTCTTATAACACGGAGAGCATTTCAAGTCATTCACGAAAACCTTATCGACAATGCCATAGGATTCGATTTCCACTTGAGCCGTAGGCCCAAAGATTGCCACGGTCGGTCTCTCAAGCGCTATGGCGGCATGCATTCCAAGAGAATCACCCGTCACGACGACTTTTGCGCCAGCTATCCAATCAAAGTATTCTTCTAGAGTATTAAATTTTCTTTGTTCTTGAAAGGGAATTCCTGAGGATGCGAGCTTTGTTTTTAGATCATCCCACGCCAACCATTTTTTTGTAGGCCACTTATCCCCGACTTCGGTATTTAATGCTACATAGTCATGATTTCGCTTTGGTGGATACCTCATCCCATACTTCTCACCATTCCAGGTTATGCCACACATTTCATATATGATCTGCGGATATGTTTTGGTATTTAATTTGAATTTTAATTTATCGCTCTTGGTTAGTTTATAGGCGTATTCGCTTAGTTCATTGACTGGGGCGTATTTATATTGGTGATTAGTAAAACCAAACTTATTAGTTGCATCGACATTATAAAGCAAGTCGCATGCGGTTAAATCTTCATCAAAGTTTATAGCCACATCAAATTTTTTCTTTTTTACGGATGTCGGCAGAAAACCCGTATCATAAATTTCATCAATAAGCGGACAAAAATTAAGGATGGGCGTATTCTTTTTATGTGTAATCCACGTAATATGTTTAGGGCTTGGATAGTGTTTATCCAAGCCCTCAAGTATCGATGTGGTTCTTAGCACATCGCCGCTAGCGTCTAATTTTATAATTAAAATATTAAACATATATTAATTATATCAAAATAGTTATTTGAATGGTTTAATTATATATCCGCAAGCAGAGGGTTTAGCGGTAAATGGTTTCAGCTCAACCCCCCAATTATGAAAAGCTATTGACGTTGACCATGTTCCGCTGGCGATATATAGGCCTGCGGTAGTTGTGGATAAATCATTGGCAACTCCGTGCGCGTTTGACGCCGCCGCACCGCCATCGGTGGCGAAATCTGCCCGTTTTGTATTTGGTGATGTGGCCGTAAACGTGATTCCTATATTTGTTCTTCCAGCCACATGATTATAAACATAGCTATTTGCGGTTGTTGTGGTTACGCTGACTGCAGCAGCCGTGGAGCTTGTTGACTGAGTGCCGCTAGCCCCCCACGGAGAACTGGTATCGACGCCATAATAGCTTGTACTTTCAACGGACGTCTTAGAAGATGAATTTAAAGAAACAGAAAGAGTATTTGATCCTGTTGGGGGCATCGCCAAATACCATATTTCGTTCCTGACATTTGTACTGTTCGTGACAGAATCAAGTCTAGTTAGTTGCTGACCACCATATGAAACACCCGTTCCAGATGACGTAGTCGTTCTTATCGTAACGCCAACAATAAGAAATTTATTTGGCTGATCAGCAACAATATGGGTATAAGATGCAGATGCGGCATTAAAGTTAGTTCCGCTCCCCGAGTCAAAAACAATAGCCATTATGCCGCCTCCAATCCAATAATTATAATAGACCAATCAGAAGATTCAGAAAGACTGTTGGGGACATTTATAAAGGCATTATCAAAAGATCCGAATGCAGCTATCGCCTCAGTGCTGATCAGATTATTAGATGCGACATTAAATATTCTAAATTGCGAGCCGTATAGTGTTGAGATATGGGCATTGGGGTTGGATACAGATCCGATTCCGATAGCTAGGCAATTTATCTTGGAGAAAGATTTAATTGGTATATGTGTGATGCTTTTGCCAACGCCAGACCTGGTTCTATAAACCGGGGCATCGGTATTTACGCCATTCAGAATTATATAATTTATAACACTGAATACTTGTCCATCAAAAACAACCTCAATATTACCGGATAAATTTTCTATATCTCTAACCATCCATATTGATATCCCTATGCTGGTATCTTGTTGGGCTATTTCTATAAATTCGGCATCAGCTCCGCCAAACTTAACGGATTGAATTTCTTGTGCGGTATTAGGAAGATATGAAACAGATATCAATAAAAAACTCGATCCGTCCGGCTTGTCAACAGCCAGCGAATTACTTAAAGAATTAGCGTACCCGGTTCCCGATGATACAATGTTAATAGACATTAGGTTAATTGAGCCCTTATAGATAGAGTTGCCCTTGTTGTGGTTGCCGGTGTTGCGTCTACGTGGAATAGAAGTAGGTCTCCAGCAGAAAGACCAGACCACGTAGTTAAAGTTGTATCCTGATTCTTTGATTGAGATGAAAGGGTCGGTTTCTCAGATCCGACTATAGAACTCGCGGCTGTTATATTTCCTTCAAGAATATAGTTGGAATAAGTTATTCTCCTAACATCAACAGACAGAGACCCCGATAGATTGCTTACCAATGTCCACGATAATGGAGTTGATGCATACGGGACCTCAAGAACGCCTTTGGATCCGGACGTTATAACCGAACCGGCACCATCTATAATAAATTCCATATAATATGTGGAGCCGCTTCCGCCAACGCCGCTAAATCCACTAAATCCAGAAGTACCTGTTGGTCCAGAATATCCAGAGAATCCGCTCACTCCTGTTGGGCCACTGTAACCTGAAAAACCACTTACTCCCGTAGGTCCAGAATAACCACTAAATCCACTTACTCCAGTAGGACCAGAGTAACCAGAGAATCCACTTACACCTGTTGGTCCAGAATAACCACTAAATCCAGAAGTACCAGTCTCCCCAGAGTATCCACTGAATCCAGAGGATCCGGTTGGCCCAGAAAATCCAGAGACTCCGGTTGGGCCACTGTAGCCAGAATATCCGCTAGATCCAGAAAATGCCAAACCAGAAGGTCCGCTATAACCACTAAATCCAGATACTCCTGTTGGTCCTGAGAATCCTGAGAATCCAGAAGTTCCAGTAGGACCAGAATAACCACTAAATCCAGAAGTACCTGTTGGTCCAGAATAACCACTAAATCCAGAAGTTCCAGTAGGACCAGAATAACCACTAAATCCAGATACTCCTGTTGGTCCTGAGAATCCTGAGAATCCAGAAGTTCCAGTAGGACCAGAATAACCACTAAATCCAGAAGTACCTGTTGGTCCAGAATAACCACTAAATCCAGAAGTACCTGTTGGTCCAGAATAACCACTAAATCCAGAAGTACCTGTTGGTCCAGAATATCCA